GAATATTTAGTTGTAGATTTTATTTTTTCTTTAACTTCTTCAGATACATCACTTAAAGACATGATTCTAGGTTTTAATTCGGTAAGCCTTTGCCAGCCAGGATTTGTTTCTACCATTTTATCTCCATACGAAAAATGGGCCGAAGCCCATTATTTAATAATTTAATGTTTATTTAGATAATTCTTTAATATCTTTATGATATCCTGCTTTAACTTCTCGTAATGCAGATAAACCACAAGAAGGTTCTCTACCAGAAATAACACAACTATTAATTTGGGCTTCAACCTGAAGTAATTTGCCAAATAAGTATTCACGTTCTACAGCACAGCCATATTTAGCTTTTCCAAATCTTCTTTCTATAGATTTCATTTAAGTGCTCCCACTAAGAATTAAGTATGAGAGTACTATACTATTAAAACTACAGTTTGTAAACTATCTAAATCGTTTTTTGAATGTTTCAGTAACATCTTCAAGAACAGTATAACCACATGTTCTCATTTTAGCATCATTATAGTCAACAGGAATAGAAACTACATCACGTGGATGAACCTTAACTGACACAATACGTCGATTACCGACAGCACCAATATATGATTCAGAACATACATGAAGACCAGAAGAACACGTTACATTGTCGTCTTCATCAACGGTATTTCTTGGAACTTCAACACGTTTTCCTGGTGAATTATCAAAAGTACCACTAAAACAATCTTTATAATCGTTACGGACATATTTCCATGCAATAAAATGACCATCTTCTGTGATTTCAATATCCGTTGCCATTAAGAAATCATATAAACGTGCTACCGCTTTACGACTAGGATTCAACATTAAATTTTCTAAGAATGGTAGCAAGAATTCGAAATCTTTACCTTCTTTCATCATCTCGATAATTTTACGAGTTAATCCAGAATCAACAACAAGGTCTTTGTAATATAATGTAGAGCCTTCAATTTTGATATGGCCTTTTGTGTATGATTTAATAGCACGGCGTGTATTAATTAAATCCAAAGCCTTTTTAACGTGAGTCTGTTCTTTTTGGACATCGCCTTCAGAAATAGCAGACATTGCTTTTGATAATTCATTTAAAGCCGTAGTAAAATTATCATGGTCTTTACCTGCATTATATGTTTTAGTCCCAACAGTAATAGAAATAAATTTACTATTAGCATTCCATACTAAATTTTCTAATTCAGGCTCTTGCTTAACAACTTCAGGCTTAGATTCAGGTTCTTGTTTAATAGGTTTAGCTCTAAGAGTTTTAACATGTGTAGTGATATCTGATCTTTGATTATCATGATTAGGTGCATAAACAATACGGCTTAATTCTAAATCTGCAACTTTTAAAATACCAGGAACAAATAAATCATTTTCTTCTGAGAAATTGTCTCGATTTTTAGGGTTATTGATACACAACGTGTGGCATTTTAATACAGGAGATTTTAATGCTGGGTCAATAAGAACATCATCAGCAAAAATCCAAGAATAAGTCTCATTTTTTGAAGGAACAAATTCTTGTTCTTTTAATACACGTGTAATTGTATCTGAAGAAACATTAAAGTGACGAGCAATCAAAGCTTTAGTTTTTCCTTCAGAAAACAGACGATAAACCGTCTGTTTTTGTTGTTCGTTTAAAATTTTAACAGCCATTATAGATCCTTTGGTTTTAAGTTATCATTTATAATTTTAACTTGTTCTGATGTTAATTCCGGTAAGTTAAAAATATAATAATACAATACGGGGTATTTATCGCGAATAGTATTTTCGTTAGATTCAAAAATAGATTCTGCTTGTAATTCTATTTTTTGTAATTCATCATATAATTCTGGGTCAGAATACATCGTAACACGTTTTAATTCATGATACTGACTTGGATTAATTTTGGGTTTATAATCTTTAATATTAGCAAGGTCTTTAATCCATGGTAATTTTTTAATTACATCACCATTTAAAAAATCAGTTGAGTAATTAACAGGGATAGAATACGCTGTTAATTTTGCTTTTTTAATCTTTTCAGATACCAAATCTATAGCATTTGTTTCTTCGCAATAACGATATGCGGCTGGACGTATTACATGGATTTCTTTTATATCTAGATATTCACAAATTTTAACAGCCAAACGTTCTGCAATATATTTTCTATTGTCAGGTGAACATATAATGCTATTATCAAATGAATACAACACCGGCCCTTTTATTTCTCTAACTTCAGAAGCTGTCATAAATTTATCACGTTTAGAAAAATATTTGTTCCATTTATCTTCTACTAATGACCATACTTGAACATTAGAAGCTTTAGGACGAGCTTCAGCAGGTTTTACTGATTTATACTTCTGTCTTAGTTCTGATAATTTATATAGTGTGACATCTTTACACATAAATTCATTAATTGAATCTATAGTGTATGTATCAGTATCTTTTACTACAACACATAATGAGTCAACACGAAAATCAGTTGTCATGCCTCTAATAGTAGAAATTTTATTTTTACCTTTAGCGTCATCAATGATAACTACTAAATTGTCTACAGAAAAATTAAGGACTGAACTTATATTCTTCTTATATTTTGTTGCTGTCTTGTATTGACCAATTCGTACTAATTTAGGAGCATTGCAAATATAATAACCTTGGAGTTCTAAGTTTGGAAAATCATTATACTTTTTAACTAAGCCTGCAATTCGTCCAAACTTTTCAGAAGAAAACCTTTGAGTAATATATGTGCTTAATGTATGTGGCTTATTATTAACGTATCTAAGTAAAGCACGTTCGTCGTCAAAAGAATCAATATCCTTTTTAATTTCAGCAAATAGTTTATCTGTAACTTCTTTTATACGAGTTTTAATATTATTAGTTGTTTCTTCATCATAAGAAATTTCTTCACGAGAAGGAGCAATATCAAGTTCGCCTAATTTAAAACGTACAAATAACTTTTTATCATAATCTCTTAAGACACGTATTCCAGAAAAATCGAAATGTTCACTTTTTAACGGATATCTAATTTTGCCCATAATAGCATAGACTTCAGTTTTATCATAGGCAATACCAGATTCACTAAAGAATGCTTCTTTATTAGGTAAATATTTAACATCTAATTGTTGACCAATAAAATTAGGCTTGATATCACAGAAAGTAGCAAATACGTAATGTGCTTCACCATACCATTTAGAAACATCTTTTTCTAAAACAGGAACAGTGACTTCTAATCCAGAAGGACTATCATCTTCAACATCAAATGTTGGAATTAATGAAGGTTCACCATTGTCTAAGCATGCTGTATATCCACGAGCTCGACCTTCAAAACGAGAAACAATAGAAAATGTTTCTGTATATCCAAATGGAGATTTAGAGCCAAGACCTAATGCTCCAATAAAATCGTTTGAATCAGATTTTGTTGATTCAAAATATGTTGTGTACATATGTGTAACATCTTCATCTGATAATCCAGGACCATAGTCTCGAATAATAAAACGTGGGTCAATAGCAGAAGGAAGTGTAATATCAAATGATTTAGTGTGCCCAGCTAAAAGATGAGCATCTGCAGCGTTACAACTCAATTCACGAATAATTGCTCTAATCTGATTTGAATATAAGTTTTGTGATAAAACTTTAAATGCTTTAGCAGACGTGGCAATTGTAAATTTAGTGGAGCCTTTTTGGCTCCCTAACATGGTTTCATTAGTATTATGTAACTTCATTATTCACCTTTAGTATAAACTTTTTTAGTATAAACTTTATTTAATTCCCAGACACATTTTTCTATACTATGCCCTTTAATATAATATTCTATGTCATTAATAGAAACTTCTAAAATATAGTATATTAAATCAGGATAAAAGCCAACAGAATAAACCGGAGTTAATTCACCTTTATAAACTTTCCCTTCAATATCAATTCCAATATCAGCCATAATTCTACCTTAATCAAAAAAGTCTTGACGTTTTTCTAGTAGTTTACGAGCACCAAATAACGCATCTTCGATAGTAGTACCAAATTCTACCACGCATTCTTTGTTATCATTATAGACTTTAACTTCATATCCAATTAATTCGACATAAAACGTCATCATTTCATAAATGGGAAGTACGGAGACTTCCCGTACTTTTCCTTTAAACCAAAAACCAACTTCACTTGTCATGATTTCATCCATTCTTTTCTAAGCTCTGCATTATCACCAAATAACATTTCAAAAAGTTCTTTATAATTATCAGGCAGCTCAACAACGTCGTATACCGGTTTTTTAAGAACACGTTCGTATTCTTCAGAAGTTAATGACGCAAGCCCTTTAATATATCTAGGAGAACTCCAACCTTTTAATTTCGGTTTTTCTTTTTCGTATTCTTCAGCATTATAATACCATTTTTGTTCTTTACCTTTTTGGATAATAATTAAAGGTGTTTTACAAAAACGAATTCTTTGTTCTTTATACAGTTCTGGCCATTTAGCAAAAAATGCTAATAATGAAGGATAAATTGAACCTTGGCCATCGACGTCGGCATCTGTCATGATAGCTATATTATCATACATTAAATTTTCAGGTTTTTCGCCAAGAACAAGTCCTGTAATAGCCATGATATCAAATGCTTCTTTACTAGCCATAATATCAACATCTTTCATACCCCAAGTATTTAAAAATTTACCACGTAATGGATAACCGCATTGTGTATCTTGGTCTCGAGATGTTAATAATTCATTTAAAGCAGAATCACCTTCTGTTAAAAACAAAGTAGTACCAGTTCCAGGTTTTCCGTATAAGTTAGCTTTAATATGTTTTGCAACTTTTGCTTTAGCTGCTTTTTTTGCCGCTTTTGTTGCTGCAGCTTGTTCAGCAGCAAGTTTACGGGCTAATACTGCTTCAATAATTGGCATTAAAACCGCTTCATTTCTCATTAACTGAGAAGCTAATTTTTTAACGTCAATATCGACATGGTTTTTAACTTCACCCCATGTATTTGATAATCGTTCTTTTGTTTGACTATCAAACTTAAGATTACTCATATCACGAACAAATAAAAGTAGTGTCAAACATTCTTTAATTCGAGCTTTTGTGATATCAATTTTAAACTTACGCTTAATCATAGGCATAAGTTCAGTACATAATTCGTCCATCAACCAATCAACATGAGAGCCACCTTTTTTAGTATGGATATTATTAACATAAGAGATATGTCTGAATCCATCAGGTGAGCGTCCAATGGCGATAGAACAATTATTTTGGTCTAAGACAATAGATTCTTCATCAAACTGTTTAGAATACTTCTTGAAGTTCCCTACAACTTTCTTACCATTAAATTTAAATTCAATAGACGGGAATACAACAGCTAATGTCATTAAACGGTCAAGTGTCACATTTTTATATACATCCGATAAACTTGTATCATCAAAATGTTCAAAATCTGGAACAAATTTTACTTCTGTCCGTGATAAGATGCTTTTTTAGTTTTCCATGAAATATTTTCTGCACCATCAGTACAATTAACTGTAATTTCTGTTTCGCCATTACAAGTCACACCTACAAACATCGTAGAGAAAATATTTGTTAATGCAGAACCAACACCGTTCATACCGCCTGTTTTACGTTCTGAGTCATCACCAAAATTACCACCAGCTCGAGGACGTGTCCATGCAGCAACAGGACCTGGGATTTCATCACCTTCAGGAGTTAAGACTAAAGCCTGTGGTAATCCGCGACCATTATCTTTAACAGTTACAGTGTCATTTTCGATAGAAACTTCAATTTTATTAGCGAATTTAAAATTAGTTCTAATAGCTTCATCTACTGAGTTATCAATAATTTCGTCTATAATCTTAACAATACCAGGAACATATTTTATAGTGGTATACTCACCAAACAAAAATTGTTCATTATTTTCTGATGATGAAGAACCAATATACATCCCAGAACGTTTAATGATATGTTCACGGTCACTTAAAATTTTAATTTCGTGTTTATTCATTATGTCTCCTTGATTTAAGACGGCATCTTATCAAAAATAAAAACATAAGCATTATGTTCTTCTACTGAAAATGGTTTAACAGAAACTTCTAAATATTTTAAGTCTTCTTCATACATATAAGCAGAAAAATCTTTTATATCTCTTAAAGAATGTTCTTGATGTTTAAGAAGATCTCCTATTAATTTAGGATTCTGGTCCCAAACTTTAACTGGTTTTCTATATACATGAGTGATTCTAAAAGGTCTGTTATCTAACATCCATTGGTATTTGTTGAAAAGCTTCCACTGTTCAGTATATTCTGGATTTAATCTATATAAACAATTTTGACTTAGTTCTTTTGCTGGTACCCACATATTGTCTCCATACTAAAAAGGACCCGAAGGTCCTTAATTCAGATTAGATTAGAAAAATGCTTCTAATAATTTACAAAGAGATTCTGCTTGTTCTTTTGTTTTAACTTCTAGATTCAATTTAATACTTTTACTAGAGACTTCAGTCACATCATCTTTTGGTTGTATTTCTAAATGAGAAGAATTATCTAAAGAAACACAGTATTTGTCTAAATCAAAATCAGATAGTACATAGGTGGGATATTCTTTTGAATCAAAAATATAACCGCCACCCCAATAAAATTTTTCACATGAAATGACTTGGTCATAATCACGAAGAAATGGTTTTTCTATAAGGTCATTATCAATTACATACTTTTTAAAATCTTTAGAAGCTTGATGATTTTTATTACTGGTAAAATCTAAAAATGCTGACATGGATTTAAATCTAAAAGTTTTAAACATTTTTAAGCCTTTTCAATATAATCTAAAAGTGTATTAATAAGTTCACGTGCTTCTTTAACTGATGTCACAGAAGATGATATTAATAATTCCTTTTTAGGTGTATCAGATTCTTTAAAATCACTTAGTTCTAAATATTCTAGAATACTCGAATCTAACTGAGACCCGATCATAGGAAAAACATAGCTTTCTTCGCCGAAATCGTCAAAAACTTGCCCATTAGAAAATACAAGTTTTAAACCCGGTAAAGGATCATCAACATTAGCTTGCTCTAATTCATAATCTTCAAAATGGAAAAGTTCAAATGGAGTGTCAAATAAATTATGATAATTAATAAACCGGATAAATCTTTGTCTAACTGGGATATCATGTCGCTCATAATGTCTAATCAACATATCAGAAGATTTAATTTTAAATTTACCTAAACTAGTCATAATTATTTCTCGATAAAATCTAAAAGTTTAATAATTAAAGCCTTTGCATCAGCTTTAGTAATAATAGGGCTGTCAACTACAATACCGTGACTTAAATTTAATTCAGCAGGACATATATAAGTGAGCATCACTGGATTTAAACGTGTGGCATTGTTTTCAAGATTAAAAATATAGTAATCTAAATCTGCATCAGTAAATACCATGCCGTTTTCAAAAACAACTTCAATATCATTCAAATAATAGTCTTTAGATTCTACAATTCTAATATTAAAAGCAGAATCTCTAAGATTGTTTGACACTAAAAACTCGGCAAATTTAAGTCTTGAGATATTAAAAGTTTCTGCTCCAACATAATCTTTAATACTTTTTTCTGATTTGAACTTAAAAGTTCCTAGGTCTTTAATTAATTTACTCATAGCACAGCCTTTGCCCATTTAGAAGTTTTTGATTTAATCTGTTGGTTCAGATCATCGATAACAACACACATTAAATCTTTGTCATTGACTAGTTCGTATTCTGGTTTACTACGATAATTCAGCCATAATGTATCGATTAAACAGTTAATAACATCAGCGGCTTCGCCAGTAGCGCATTCATCAACTTCATCTTGACGAAATGTAGCTTTAGAATATTCACCGACTTCTTCTACTAAATGCGCAAAGACAATTGCTAAATCACGCTCAGGTGCTTTAATACACATTTTAACAGTTGGACTAATGTCTAAAATGGGTTCACAATCGAAAGATTCAATTGTCATTTTATCTAGCTCTTTTTGGTCGTTGTATTGAACAATACTTAAATGTGTTAATTCAAAAAATTCTTTTTCGCGCTTATTGTATTGTTCTGTTCCAAAATCACCTAAATGAGCGAATGCCCAAAACATTTCTCCTTGATTGTCAAAATAATTGCCATTTATACTAATAGATGTAGGATGACCATCTTTATCTGCTTCCAAAATAGTTAAAGTGTTAATACCTATTTTTGAATATTTTGCATTTAAAATAGGGTACAATTGTTTTTGTTCACGTGTAATTTGTTGTGGAAGAGCTACAAAAGTATATGTACGTCCGGCCTGAAGTAATTTACGACGTGTGAATGCTTGTGCTAAACTAGATTTTGATAAAACAGCCCAGAATTGTTCTTTTTCATAGTCTTCTAATTCAACAATTTGATTATTGACAAGAATTTTAGACGCACCTTCAAAGTCAATACCGTTTTGATTTATAGAAACGGTTTCTAAAATTTGGACTTCCATATTGTCAAATAACTCAATTCCACGTTCTTCTAAAATGTGTGAAAACGAACCAGTTGAAGCAGAAGAAAGATTTAATGTATATAATGCACCGTTATTCATAATATTATCCTCTTAAATTTTCAAAAAAGAACTCAGTTTTAGCATCAGTTCCAGTTGAACTGATAACACGTGTATAAACTTCAACGACTTTATTGTTTTCAAACACATAAAGATTTGTTAAATGAATCATATGAGAAACACAAGATTCTTTTTGGGTCACAGACATTGTATTTGAATATAAAACATCTTCAAATTGGTCACGACTAATTTCGATTTTCATTATAAACTCCGTTGTATTTGTTTTGATGTTTGTATAGTACTAAATAAAAGAGGTCTTGTAAACCTCTTTTTTGAATTATTTTTTAATTGATACTGGGTCGATATCTTGTTCGTCTGGGACTTCTTCTAATCCAAGAGCATATCGTTCTGCAGTTTTAAGCATAATAATGTCTTTAGCACAGTCATGAATAGAGTCATGCAAAACAAACCCGTTTAAAACACCTTTACGAATAGGACACATTGTCATATCACGGTCTAATAAAAGCTTTCTAATAGAAGTTCTTGTGTCATTTTGGTTCCAGAAAACAATGAATTCTTTTTTAAATGTATCAATATCTTCGAGCTTAACACCAGAATCAAGTTCACGTTGTGTTATCATGTGTTTTAAAATTGGAAAGTCAAAAGACATACCACGAGAATATCCTTGGGACTTCCAGAAATCAATTCCTTGAGAGTCTAAATATTCTTTTAATATATCTAAACCTTCATTAATAGACACATCCTGTGGGGACCTGGCTAAATTCTTTTTAGCTTCTTGTGATTGTCCTTTCCACCATTCAACAGTAGATTTATAGAAAACTCTTTTTCCTTTTTGTGAAGCCAAATCAAATTTAATTCGGAGACCACGTTTAACTAAATCTTCAAACGATTCAACTATAGTTGGGTCTGAATTAAATGTTATAATAGAAAGGTCGATAACAGCCGAATCTGGCTGATTACCAAAAGTTTCTAAGTCAAATACAAAATCAATTGCCATTATATATACCACACATTTTTCTGAGCACGAGTTGTTCCAACATACAATAATTGTGAAGCAACATCAACTTCTGCATATTTTATAATACAAGGTGTATAAAGAAAACTATTTTTTACTGTAACACCTTGTGCCTTATGAATTGTACTACATGGAATTGGTTTAACTTTGGAAAATGCATCTTTGATTTCCCAGAAATCATCCCAATAAGCACGCCCATTTCCTGATTTATATTGTTGGGCAACTTTACCTAAAAACATCCAAAGTTGAGTCTGGTTTTCTTCACCATAAACAACGTTAATATAATTAGTTGTGCCTTCATCAATAGACTGAACCTTTAAAATAAAATATGGAAGATTTATTTTATAATCAACACCACGACATTCTAGTTTACGATTCATTTCTTTTATTTCTAGAATCTGTACTACTTCGCCGTTATTAAAGATGATTTCTTTCATCTTTTTGCCTTCAAACTTGATAGTTTGCATAAACGGCTCTTGCATTACTAAAGATTCACCTACAATAAACGGTGCTTCAGATTTATAGAAATTCTTACGGATAATTTGATTTAATTTGTCTACTGATTTATTAGTGTATGCAAAAAATCTATTATCAAAAAAATCTTCTTGACATTTAATTTGCTTAAAATAATCCAGCATCATATCACGTAAAGAAGCTGGATGGAAAATTCCTTCACCATTCTGGATATTTTCTCGAATCCATCCGCCATTTCTAATTTCTGTAGCAACTTCAATAATTGGCTGATTAGAACGTTTTACTTCTGTTAAATGCATTTGCTTAAAACGATGGTCTGTAAAGAATCTAGATACACCTGGGTCATCTTGAGGTTTTAACTGAGCCTTATCACCAATAGCAATAATAAGAGTCCAAGGCATAATATTATTCATTAATAACTCAAAAAGCTTAGTGTCATAAAATGAAGCTTCTTCACAAATAAGAACACGAATTTTATCTAATTCTGGAGCCTTGCGTTGTTCAAAAATACGGTGCTCTTCGTATGTGACTGGGTTTATTTTTAAGATACTATGAATTGTAGAAACTTCTCGGCCTGTAAAATCTGCAAGAACTTTTTTAGATGCGTGTGTTGGTGCAGCTAAAACAACCCCAGGAATACCTTCTTGTTCAATAAAGTCCATAATAAACTTCATTAACAAACTTTTACCTGTACCTGCAGGGCCATTAATAGTTAAATGCGATACTTTAGCTTTCCAATTTGATTCTTGTTCATAAGCTTGTGTTATTAAATCTGTCGCACATTCATACGCTTCCCTTTGACCTTTTGTCAAGTCGTCAAATTCAATCATACTATTTTCACCCTTTTAACATAAAGTGTATCTAACATTCTCTTATAGAGTGTCGTCAAATATTCTGGTTTGTTGATTATTGTTTTTTCCTCTCGTTTAAACCAAAGGAATCGATGATATTTTATATTGTATTTTGGTTTAAGCTCTTTAGAAAGATATTCTTTAAAACGTTTAAAGGCCTCATTAGAGAGACCTTTTGTTTTATATATCATTAGAACTTGAGTATCAGGATTTTGACACAGCACATCAAATCCTGAAGAGTCTTTGTAGACTATCGCATAATAATACATAAAGTTCTTTTCCTACTCTTTTATAAGAAGAATCTAATGAAATACCTAAATATAATTTTAATTTATCTAATTTAGATAGCTTATTAAATCTTTCTCCAGACTTAATAATAGTTTTTAATATAGTGATATCTTTATCTTTAGATTTAACACATTTTTTGTATTCTTTATTAAGACGTTTCATTTGTGCTTCTTTTAATTTAACAGATTCTGCTAATTGTCTATCATTTGGGCAACAAGCTAAACGCTTTTTAAGTTGGTTCAATTTTATTTGAGCTCTATCAAGTCCAGCTTTTGTTGTCTCTTTTGAGTTTTCACGTGATTTAATTATAGCTTTAAGACCTTCTGCATCTCTATCTCCTTTATATTGATTGTAAATTCCTTTGATAGGAATAACATTCCCTTTAACATATCCTTTGGAATTATCGAATCGTTCAAAAGTAAGAGCATTCGGGTCATTTCGTTTGGTAGTCAAAGAAATTGGTTCACCCGAATAAGCGCACTTTGTTTGCTCACAAATATTTTGAACGTATCGCTTGGATAAATTAAACTCTTTATTGCGGGCTTTAGCAGACTGTTTTAAGTGCTTGAATTTACTACTTAATTGTTTAGAATCCATTTTTTCCTCCTAGATTTGATGGAAAGAATAATATAACAATCTAGGAGGAATGTAAACTAATTAATGTAAACTATTTTTCCATTGATAGAGTATGTGATGGAAATTTCTTTTTTAAATCTATCTTTAATGCTTTCCGGGTAAATAGGAAGAATAGAATCGACAATTCTTAATTGGTCTTCTACACTCATAGAAGGACTAACAGGAAAGCCTTGTTTTTGAAGGATTCTAGACATTTGCATTAATGTTAGCATTAATAACCTCGGCTTTGACGATCAAAGTTCTCTGCATTTTTTAAATAATACAAAACAAAGATTTCTTCTGAAGACATACCAAGTCCAATAAGTTTATTCATAAAGAAATGCACTTGGTCAATCAATTCAAATTTTACTTCAAGTTGATCTGCTTCCGATAACTCATCAAAAGGTTTTTTAGACATTTCTTCATGGCGAGCTTTCCAAGGTTTCCATACTGCTGATGCTTCTTTATCGCCATTAGACATACCACCTAAAGATGTATATAATTCACGGGTTTCGTCGTTTAAATAGTCATCTTGACTACGCATCCATTTAAGGATATCACCACAAGTTTTTAATTCATCTGGTGACTGATTATTAAATGGTTTATTTTTTGCTAAAAACACTTGCAATGATTTTTGCATATCAAGCATAACTTGTAAAGGATCACGTCCTGTTGAAACAATATCAGAATATGCTTCACGTGCTTTTGATAAAGAGTCTTCATCTACTAAAGTTGAACATACATTAAAATGAGCCATAATTTTCCTTATTCATAACGGATTAAAGTTTTTTGTGGTTGAGTAACGTTAATAACAGAACAAATTTTATCACATGACGGGTCTAAAGCTGAAATCCAAAAACCTGAGTCGTTCCATAAAGGCTCTTCAGAATATGCATAGATATCACCGTTTCGGTTTGTAGCAATATAATTTTTATCCTTTTTTATAAAAAGGGTTTTGCCAAAATATTCAACTTGTTTATATATCTCTTCAACACAATGGTCCCAAATAATTGAAGGGTCTTCTTGTTTAATTAAAAAATCTTTTGCTTCTTGTTCGGTATCAAAATAAAGACCTTCTGGTTTATGTGAACCGACATAATAAAAAATTCTGTCTGGTGTATTTACTTGTTCTAAATCTTTTAATCTATATACATTAATAGCACCATTATCCCATTTAACACGAATACAATATCCATTAGTGCCTTGATATTCTTCAGTAATTGTCCCTTCGACATGTGGATTTTCACGTTCTGGATTGGTAGAGTACCATTCAGAAGTTTTAGAAATACGTACACGATTACCTGGATAAAGCTGGTTTTTCTCTAACATTATACTTTCCTTAAACTTTTAGTCCAATGCACATTAATAGAGCATTTATCAATATAAAATATATCACCAGGTGTAACCCAAATATATCCAGGATTTAAATACGGTCTTTTAGTGAATCCATATAAACGCCCATCAGATTCCATAGCAACATATTTTACATCATCATTAACAGATAACTGCAGACCTAAATAATCTACAGTTTTTGTATTAACCATATTCTACTAAAGATTTTTTAAAATCAAACGAAATACCATCAGGAAAAAATCCTAACCATTCACATAAAAGGCCATTTGGATCCATCCATTTGTTTTGATAATTAAGTTCTGGTTTTCTGTAATATGCATTAATATGTCCGTCAGAATCTGTTGCTATATAATGACATCCTTGTGGAAGTTCAAAATCTTTACCAAAGTAATTAACGGTCTTACTAGATTCATCTGAGCCTATAAAATTATCCCAGTCAAAATCCGAACTAGTCAATTCACGTAATTCATTAATTTTATCTAATGCTTCTTGTTCAGTATTAAATTCATACATACTTGTATTTTGTTTGACAGTATATACTAATTTAGGTATATTTGGATAGATTTTTACTAAATCTGTTTTTGCATAACTGTTTTGAATACCATTAGGCCAATTAACAAGTATTGGTAATTCTTTATTCCAATAAGAAGTGGATTCTATTGTCCCTTCACAAGTTGGATTAGTGATTCCATCATCATAATATTCTGATGTTTCTATAATTTTTACACGATCACCTGCTTGAAAATCCATATTAATCTCCTAAAATCCGTAATGCTAATTGAACGTCATAAAAAGATAATCCAATTAAACCATTTACTTGAATAAAATTACCACCTAAACCATATACATAATGCTGGATAGAATCATCTAATACAACATATTTTTCGACTTCATGGTCTAAAACATATCTTAATATACTTTCACCACGGGATCGTCCACCGCCAGTAAAATCTATTGTATCATGGATGTCTACGCCTAAAGCTTCAGAAATTTCTTTTTCTCTATCTTTATAATCATCATGCTTTGATGATTTGGCCCATGAAGAAATTAAGACAACCTTAGCATCAGTAGATGCTAGTAATTCTTTAAATCGATTTAATTCTTTGATGCCAATATATCCTAATTTAGTTCTAATAGCTAAATCATCATTAAAACAAGATACTTGGCTGTTTAATACACCATCAATATCAAGAAATATCACTTTTGATTTTGACTGAACTGGGTCTTTTGAAGAATGCATGAGTTTTATCATCCTTAGCTTGTTCAAATGTTGCTTTAAATTCAATTTCACCACGGTAATCTAATGGCACACATTTAGGTAGTGATCCGTATACTGTTGATTTATTTTCAAGCTCAACGGTCATTTTAGAAACTATCCCATAAAAATCTTCATATGTTTTAACTCTTAAAACTGTTCCTTTTATTACTTGTTTACCATCAGGGGCTTCACCTTTGTCTTTTTTGTGGTCATTATATATGTCATCAAACACTTTGTTTGAATATTCCTGAATAGCTACAAGAAATTTTCTATGGGTTTTAACTTCAGCCATACAAACAGGAACATCTCCAATATTCCACTTTTTATAAGGAAGACCAACTTCAATCCATGGTGTTTTTGCTAAAACATTATACATGTCTATAGTGAGTCTAAGCTTCCAGAACCTATTTCTAGTAATAGATATAGGTTTTTCTATATCATCCCATTCACCTATAACCGGTAAATATTGCCCACCACCATACTCTTCTATTTCCATTGTATACGGATTTTCCCATAAAAACCCATCAAATGGAGCATGTAGTCTACCATCAACCCCTTCAGTTGGTTCAACAGTTTTTATTCCTAAAGAATCGGATAAACGTCTATTAGATAACCAGCCTGAATTAAGTTCATTGGCCTTATCAATTATACGCTGACGGTGCTCTTTATATGATTTGGTATGAGATTCTAATAAACCATCAATAAATTCTTTAAACATATATCCTCCTGTTTTAATCACAGGTCTAATATACTACATTAGTAGACCTGTGTAAACTGTTTTATTCTGCCCATGGATCGGACTCAGTAGTATCATCACGGACAACATCTTCTTCAATCAACGTTCCATGGCATCCATATTTTTCTGCATCTTCTAAAGCTTCTTCGAGAGTTTCTGCTTCAACTTCGTAGACTCTTCGGCCACGAACGTATCCAGAAAAATTAATACCAATTTTAAATGTTGCCATTTTCTTCTCCGATCTTAATCAAAATTTTGGCCAAGGCTTCAACATATGTTTTTGAAGCCAAAATAAAAATACCATTGGTCCCTTCTGTTTTAGAGCTCCAGAACTGTTCCCACTTTACAATAGATATTTTATGCTTTTCGATAATATCAAAAATATTTTTAGGTGGTGTAGTAAAGAAATCAAATACATACCAATTATATCCATCACCCCATTCAATACCACCAGATGGGGTGAAATTACCTAAGTCTTCCCAGTTGTGAAAATAAGAAAGCAATTTACGATTCATTTCTTGTTTAGTCATAATTGGCCTTTACAATATTTTGCATGTCTAAGTTTAGCTTCTAATCCAGAACAAATATTGTCTTTCATATATTGTTCTATTTCTTCAGCCGTAGCACCTTCATTCACAATCATATCATTGACATCTTTAGATGTAAACTTTAATTTATCCCACATAACAACTTTTTCACCGGCCTCAATTAATTTTTCCAGACGTTTTGATGTATCTGGATGTCTAGGTTCATTATCTAATACCCACACACGAGTATGCGGGAATGGAACAAAATCAAGACTTAAAGTACCGCCTGTTATTGCACAGGAATTAGGAATAAACAAAGAATCTAACGGCCCTTCAAACATAAAAACAGTTTTATTTGGGTCAACTGTATCTTGTCCGTATATCTTAGTAGAACTCTCAGAAGCTTTTATTGTCACATATTTTGCATTAGATTTCTTTAAAGCCCTTCCTTGGAAACTTTCTATCTCACCATCTTTATTGAAAATAGGAATAACTAATCTATATTCTTGTTTTGGCGTGTCGTAAGTCCCAGGAACAACACTGTTACATAATCCTTGCCAATCTGTAGTAAACCATAACCTATTCCATTTGTCTTTAGGAATCTTCCTGGCTTTCACATATGACACAATAGGATGTGTTTCTGGAAGTTTATCTAATCTCTCTGAGAAATTTAGTTTTTCTATTATCTTTTTAGGTGCATGTTTAGGCACAAACTTTTCTACTGGTTTATAAAAAACGTTTTGTTCTTTTCTTCTTTCCATTAATAAAGAAGGCCAAAGTTCAGGATGATGGGTTTTAACAAATTCTGTAAATGGGCGACTATAATCACAGTTAAAGCATTTAACCCACAAACAATCCATTTCTTGAAGTTCTATAATCCAGAATCTAGCTTTAGTTTCAGAAACAGCAGAGTCATTACAGATTGGACAACGACAGTTAACTCTAAACGGAGAATTACTAGTCTTTTTATACATTGGTTCAAATCTGACAATATTGTCAGCAAAATCGTAGTCAGCTAAAAACATATATCCCTCTATACCAAAAAAGGAGCCATAGCTCCTTTATATCATAATTTAATTAGTAGCATCTTTTTTCTTTTTCTTGCCTAATTTATTAGGGCCTTTTGAAGTAATAGAACCGGTGGTTTTTCCTGATGCAATGTTTTCTATACTTCCACCAGAATCGCCAGCTACCATTTCTTCTATAATCGGATGTTCTAAAAATGATTCATCCAAATTATAGTCATCCATTATCTCATATACTTTTTTAACCCGTTCAGCATAAATTTTTGAACCTTGCTTTAACCACCTTACATCTTTGTGTAACCGGGTATAAGAAGGGTCATGCATAACAAATTTAATAACATCACCGTTTTCATTAATGATGCCTTTTTTAAAGGCATCCCATTCAGTAAAAGGCATTTCTAATAATTCAATTATACTCATAAAATTAATCCTTCTAAACTATCTGCTAATTTATCTATCTTATCACGAGTATTTAATTCAGCCTGGTTAATCATTTTACCTTGAACAACATTTAAATCTGGTTCTTCTTTAATCGTTGAATCAGTTTCCACCCATCGTTGGTTACCTTTTTTAACAATTAAATTAAATTTATTCCATTTATTTTTATCTCCGTATCGAGATTTAATTTGTTTAATTAATTGTTGTCCCATTTGGGCCAGTTCTTCAGTTTCAACAACACCTAGCATAAAGTCTGCTGTTGCCGGTAAACCTGCTGATTCTGCAACATCTGCCATTTCCATGTCTGAAGCAGACCATGCTTGTCGTCCTGTTTGTGCTGCTGTCCATAAAACGGTTTGGGTTTCAATAGCAAGTCCACGTAATTCTTCAGCAATTGCTTTAATTAAAGTATAGCTATTTTCTGTGAATTTTAAACGAGTACTACCACAAATGCCAAGATAGTCGATAATAATAACATCTGGAATAAACCCATCTTTTAATTTAAGTTCATTTAAAAGAGCTCGGAATGTATTAGCATTAGCGCCGCCAGTCGGATATTGTTTGAATTTTAATCTTCCTGGGGTTTTTCCACCAGAACCTTTTTTAAGGCGTTCCATTTTTGCCTTAAATTCCGCATAAGTAATATTATTATTATCAATGTCATCTAATGAGACATCCAGTAAATTGGCGTCAATACGTTTTGCACAGACATGCTCTGCCATTTCCATACTGATATATAAAACGTTATATCCAGTTTGTAAATAGTCTGCAGCTAAAGAACATAGACCAAGTGATTTACCAACGTTAACACCTGCCATTAAAATGTTAAGTGTACCTTTTTCAGCACCGCCTTTAGTTATTCTATTAAGAATAGATAGTTTAAAAGGAATCTTATTAGCTTTTGTTTGGTACAATAACCAGCGTTTTTCATAATCATCAAAATAATCATGACCAATATCAGAATCAAAGCAAATAGACAATGCTTCTTGAAGAATCTCAGGAATAATTCCTTTATCTGGGAGTCTTTTATCGCGTTTGGATTCTTCTAAAGTTGCATTAGTTTGAATTTCGATACTTTTAGACATAGCATTATAAAGAGCTATATCTTGGACATACTTTTCTGTAGATTTGACCAGCCAATCAAAATCTTCAGGAGTATTTTTCATTTTCCCTAAAAATTCTTTAGCGGCTTTAAATTGGGCTTCACCAAGAGAACTATTATCAATAGCAATATCTAATGCTGTCATTGATGGGACAGATTTAAATTCTTCTACGTGTTTTTTAATAGTGTCAAAAACCGTTTTAGAAGACCCGTCAAAATATTCTTGTTTTAAATATGGCCATACTTTAATGAAATAGTCTTTATTATAAATTAGCTGAGATAATATTACATTAACCATTAGTGTCCCTTAAAGATGTCAAAAATACTAAAACCTTTTTTAACTTCAGTATTTTCAATTTGTGTTTTAATACATTTTTCTATGTGAGGTTCTAAAATATCTTTAGGTAAATCAGAAAGCGTAGAATAATCATATTCTACTTTACCGTTTTTAATATCTATAGAATGGATATACACTAAGTGTGGAGTATTATTGATTAATACAATTATTTCTTGGATAACATTTTTCATAGATTCTTTAACAACTTCTAATGACTTTTCATATATCTCTTGGTCATTTCCGATGTCATCAAGAATCTTAAATTCTTGGTCAAAGTTTTGCATAGATATAGTTTCCACAGTCCCAAATTCGTCGAAGACCATTATTATAACAGTTTTCTACTTCAGTTAATTTAGGATTAAAATAGTTAAGTTTATCTTTTAATTTATGTTTCATAAAAGACGATCGATGATATAACTTATCCTTTACAACATAATAATAACATGGTTCTGTTGTTCCAATATAAGTAAGGGCTAGTTTATTATACACATTACCTTGAGACCATCGTCTATTGGCATAAGATATAAACGATAAACCATTAAGAAGTCTAGAAGCTCCGCCAACAACAGTATGTCCTATTTTAGAACATAATCTAAGAAGTTCTAGGTCATAATTATTATTATATCTAGTTTTACCTAAAACAGCCACTTGGACTAGTTCATTATTATAAAATAGGCCTTTGTATATCGAACCAGGGCATTTTCCTTGTAAATGATTCTGTTCAACGAACTCATTAGCAAGCTGCTTATCTATATCCTTTAATTCACACTTACGAGCATAAATTCTTTTAGATAACCCAAGTTTGTTTTTTATGACAGATTTCCATATTTCTTTTTTAATAGGGTCAATCCATTCGCTTTCAAAAATATGAAGAAGATGTATTCCTTTAGATTCACATAATTCGGTTTTATCTAAATGATACTTAGATAATCGTTTATCATCTTCTTTTGTTCCTGAAGAATGCCAATAAATGCCATTAAATTCTATTGCCAGGGAATGACCAGGAACATAAATATCTAATTCATATGGTAATATAACTTGTTTAGTGTTGTGTTCACAGGACACACCTAGAGAACACACGTAGTCATATACTTCTTGTTCTAATTGAGATTTTCCTGATAATGATTTAATAGGATACCCATGTTTTTCCATGAACTTAAAAGCAGAGGAATGAGAATTTAAAGATAGCCCAAAATGCTCAGCAACATAAGTCCAATGTTTATTTGATAAAGATTCCATTATCTCTTTATTTTTTATGTCATCCAGGTTTTTATATTCCAATTGTAGTGGATGTTCACCTAGATTATATTTCTTTCCTCCCCATTTTCGTTGTTTACCGTATTTAGAAACACACGTTGCTTTTGTTTTGTCTTGGACTTTTTTAGATTTAATAGAACATCTATTAGAACAGACTTCAAGAAGTTTATTTCTATATACAATAACTGGTTTACCACAATGACATTTAGGTATATCATTAGAACAATTTATTCCATTTTCAAGAAACACAACAACCTGGGGTAAAGACACCCCAGGAAAGTTTTTAGTTATTTCTTGAAATAAGTCTTTACGGTTCTTTTCTAGCCAGGCTAAATTTCTTTTAGAAACTAATCGCCCATTAGAATAGCATAAAGATTTTATTTCATTTATCATAGTTCGTCCATAGCATTAAGTTCTTCAATAGTAGAACGAATACCAGATGAACCAAAAACGTGTTCTTCCACTTTTAGATTCATTAAGTCTTCAACTTCTTGTTCTACTGATTCGTCATTAATCATCTGTCCTAATTTATAACGTGTTTCAATAGCTTCACGGAACGGGCCATGTTTTAATAATGGTCCCCAGAATGCTACGCATCTTGTATCTTTAGCACGCCAATTCTTTTCTTCAGGAACGATTTCACCCGTTTCTGTGTCTAAAAATGCTTGAGTATACCAGCCATTTTTAGGTTTAACAACAAATCCTAATTCCAGACCCATATCAAGTAAACCAGAATAAGGGTCAATACCGCCATCAAATGTGACATCAATAAAGAATTTAGATTTTTCTTTAACTGTACGTGATTTTTCGACGTTTAATACAAATTGATAACCTTGAAGATCGGTACCATCTTTAATTTGACGACGACCAATAATATACACGTTATCTGCAGAATACATTACGCCTGTACCACCCGTCATAACAGTTTTACTAAACATTTCCATGGTTTCAATTGTATGGTTAATACCTACACATGGAATATCTTTTAACGTAAAATACGGAGTAGCCATACGGAACAATGATTTTAACTGCTTGGCCCGTGTCATATCTGCAACAGATTTTTCATTTAATGCATCTTCAACTTCTTTCTTAGAAGCTAAGTTACCAATAGAGTCGATAAATACAATAACCTTTTCACCCCGTTCAATAGCTTCTAATTGATTAATCATATCAATTTTAAGTTCTTCAACGTTTTTAACTGGTGTATGAACAACACGGTCTGGGTCAACACCCATAGAACGAAGATAAGCACTTGTGATACCAAATTCTGAGTCATAAAATAAACAAATTGCATCTTTATATGCTTTCATATAAGCAGCAACTAATGTTAAACCCATATTTGATTTAAAGTGTTTACTTGGACCAGCTAAAATAGTAATACCAGATTGAAGGCCACCTGTGATATCACCGGACAATGCAATATTTAATGTTGGAATTTTAGTTCTTACAACAGACTTCTCATTAAAAAACTTTGATTCACTAAGTACAGAAGTCATTTTATTTGTTGAAGCTTTCATTAAACGTGTTTTTAAGTCTGACATTTTTTATCCTTTAAAAATGACAAACATAATATTTTACTCAAATCACAAATTAATTTAGATTTCCCAAATTGGGCCTTGAACTATAATATCTTCGTATTTAGGTAATGCATAAATGCATTGTACATTACATTTAAAATATATAAATTCTGCTAAACCTGGATGGAATACTTTTTCTGGGTTTTCTTCATATATGATAGTTGGTTTAGACTTCAATGCATGGTAATAATTAGGCTTATTTAATTTTAATAATTCACAATCAGGATATTTTTCTTTATCCCAAGAATCATTAGGGTCTGTTATAACCAATTTCAAATCATATCTTTTACATAGTTTATACACATAATCAAAATCATAACATTTATCTGATATCCTAAACGGAAAGAATACTGTATTCTTCCAATCAAAGTCTATACAAGATTGTTGCATAAACTTCTCAGGAACACCAGGACGAATTACTTCTTGTGTGACAAGTATTTTATCACTATACGCCCCATAACTAACTAGAACGTCTTTCTGGCACTTATTTAAGACTGTTGTATAGATACTTGAGTTAACAGATTCAACATCAGTATAAATGAACTCGTCTATATATGATCTTGGATTCAAAGGGTCTTTAGTAATATTAAAATTATAAAATACTGGAAAGGTTCCTTTATATCCTGTTATATCAGAAACTACTGCATCTAAATGATAAAATTCGGCAATAGAATCGATAATAAATGTATTATATTCCCAGAAATATTTTCGAGTTTTATATGCATTTTCTTGATAAACAACTTCTTCAAAAATCACGTTAGGAAAATATTCTTTAAGTTCAGTTATATCTTCGCATTGTAAACTATGAGGAATTACAATTACATCTCCATCTTGGTACCGATTTAAATGTAATTGAAGATTACCGTCTTTTAACAGGGAGTATTTCCCTGTTTTATAAGACCTCATAGAATAGATAGGCACAATTAAATTCATAATTATTCTCTTATAGAAATGAATTTACATATTCTATATCACGTTCAAAAATATGCGCAGAAACCATTGAATGTGTGTAATGGCCAATTTCTACGTTACATTCTGAAGCAATATATTCCATTAATTTACCTTGTAAGTAAATATCAAGTTGTAATACTATAGCACAATTTTGAGAACGCATATGAGTATGGGCATATAATTTATTATCACGAATATAATATGTGACAGAATCAGTACATGGATATTCCAATGTTTCGTCGTCAAGTGATAATAATGCTTGGTCTTGTTCTTGAAGAATTTGAAAAACAACACGTCTCGAACCAGGTTTTTCTTTAAGTTCTTTAAGTAAAACTGGAAGTTGAGCTACAATACGAGGACCATAGAATGTATTGAAGTTTTCTGGAAGGATATCGCTTTTAGGCTTATCAATAAATTTAGCAACATTAGGATATTCTTTAAATGCTTCAATAGCGTTGGTCCCACCAGAAATCATAAATTGCCAGAAATCTTCTGCGTACTTATAATCAATACGGTTTATTTTTTCGTCACTAAATTTATATGTAGAAGGGTCCATTACACGAAATGTTAATGACCCTATTTCTCTACATGGCCCAATACGAGAATCTACTTTAAATTCATATAGATCAATAACGGTTTCATTAACAGCTTTAAAAGCTTCTTCAAAAGTATTTCTGATAATCATAACATTTCCTGTAATTTTTTAGAGTAATTCATTAAAAACACTAATAATGGTTGTGCCTCTGGTGGTGTTTGTTGTAATTTTTTAGATTCAACGGCACCATTATACACTGGAAATCCTTTAGCCTTTTTGGTTTGACCTATTTTAATGGCTAATTTATTACGTGCATTAAACAATTCGATCATTTGTTTATCTATTTCTTGAATAGCTTTACGATCTTCGTCTAATGTGTCTTTAACATGCCCTTTTAATTGTTCTTTTAATTGTTCTTTGATTAATCTTTGATTACATTCTTTAATAAATCCTTTAGGAAACGGTGGTACTTCTATCCCAGGATAAATAGGCCAAACCGGTGCGCCATCTATATGATGCATTATTTCACCTCTATTGAAATGTTTATACGTTCTACAGGTCTAGGAAGTTCTAAATAAATATTATTTCCTTTAGACCTTACTTTATATCCTTGGGCTTTAAATGTATCTATAATGATTTGTTTACAGCTACTTGAATAAATCACACCATTTTTATTAGGAGTATCGGTCTCAATTAATTTTACCATTATTTACCTACTATTTTGCCAGTTTCTGGTCCTTCATACAAAGTGGACTTTACTATAAAGTCACTTAACCCTTTATTATATCTTTTAAACTTTGACACTTCAGAATCACATATTAATTGAGCTAGATTCTCTTGATACATCATTAAGCAGGGAATAACCCTGCTTAAAAAGGTTTTCTTTGTATTAATTTTCTGGATATCTTGATTCATCGTCAGCACCGTCTAAAACTTTAATTTCAATTTCGTCTGGACGACGATCATTTTTAGATAATTGACGTTTATAATATCGTTCACAATATTTACAAGTCGTTCCGCAGATTTCGTTAGCACAATCAAAATCAGGGTGTTTAAACCATCGTTTCTCTAAAAATCCATCTAACAATGATGTTTCTAAATAAACCTGGTGTTCATGGTCTAATTCTGATTTACCATTATAAATTGTTTCTAATGGTTTCCAAAGTTCAAGTAAATTACCTGTGAATTGTTCTGATGCATAGGCTTCTAGAACTTTAACAATATATTCTGTTGTGCCTGTACGTCCAGAAACTTTAAATTGAGAAATACCAATAGAACGATATAACTCTAAATCTTGTGGACGAACAAATCGAGTTCTAAGCCAGTTAAACGGGTCTGTATCACGGGCTTTAATACAATGTTGCATTGGATATCCACCTAAAGATTGAGCATCTTCAGCTGTTATATCTGTAGAATGGAAAATATAACAAGAATCTCTGTAAGAACAGTGTGTTGTATATCCTTTACCAGCATTAGAACAAAATTCATTAACTAAGACTTCAAAAATAATATTATTTTTATTACAGAACTCAGCTGCACGTTTTAAGAACGAAACACTTCGGTTTTTATGAATACCACAACAAACTTTTTTAATATTATATTGGTCATGAAGATATTTTATTTGTGTGACAGCATCAACGTGTAGAATAGTCGAAACTTCAAATTGAATATGTTTATTTACTTCACGGATGATTTCCATAATAATTGGATTGGCAACAGTCACACGATAAACACCAATACTCCATAAATATTGAACATAATCTTGGATGGCTTTCTTTTTCCAATCCTGTAGTTCACGTTTAGAGCCAGGGTTAATCGTGTTCAAAGTATAGTTGAAACATATTCCTAAATCATTACAACGTTGTACGTATATTTCTAGTTGTTCGTCTTTGACATCCGGTAATCTAAAATCTGGTCGTGCTGCAGCAAAAGCCATTGCACGTGTACTTCCATAAACTTCATTAATAACACTATTAGGATATTTTTCGTTTAATTCAACGATTTTATCAAGTAAAGCCAAATCAAAATTTGTTCCTACTTTAAATGTATTTTTCATTTTAGTCCTTATTACCAAAAAGGCCTTTCGGCCTTATATTATTTTTTCTTTAACTGTGTTGCTGCGTCTTCTAATTTAAGAGACATATCTTTAAAATTAACATCTTTGCCTTGAATACCAGAAACAATGCCAGAAACAAGAATCATAAATGCTAATAATACCGCAAACAATAATACAAAAACCGAACACGCTACACCAATAAGAATACCTAATACAAAATTTTTAAAATAGTTTAATACTTTCATAATTGTCCTAATTTCGTGTTAATATAATTTGTTACATCTGCATAAGAATAACCAGATAGAACATTATTATTTGAATCATGTTCTAATAACTTAAAATTTCTAATACCAAATTCTTCATAAAACATGTCATACACCGTAATGACATCATTGAACTGTTCTTTTGATAACTTAATTAAGTCATCTTCAAAATCAGAATTAATTTTATTTCTAGTTAATCCGATAACCAAACATTTGTTTTTTAAATTAATAAGGTCCATAACATAATTATTAAATGTTTCTTGAGTCTCTTTAATAACAAATGATTTACCATGGTGTTTACGATAGATATAATAAACCATATTACTTAAAAAGCAACGGTCTAATATATACTTTTTAGATGGGTCTAAATGATTTAGCATTGTATCAAAAATTGCTACTTCATTACGAGTAGCAATAGTAAATAATCCATCTGAAGTTTTCTTAGGGAACTCTAATAAAGTAAATCCTTCATTATTGATTAAGTGTTGTATTAGAGTTGTTTTACCAGTATTATCAGGTCCTTCAATAGCAACAATATTCATTTTATCTCCGGAGTATATGGTTTGGCCGATTCTAAAGTAGACATTCTAACATGGTTTTTAAATGTTTGTGGGTCCATTGCTTTGTCATCGATAATCCAGTCATAAGATGGTTTATGGGTCAAAAGCTCATGATATTTCAATCCAATTTTATTAAGATTAATAACGAGCCCAGGAACTATTTCTGATGCTATTTTACCAGGCCCAACAGAAGTCATACCACGAGAAGTATAAAGTGTGATATGATGGCCCTGGTCGTACAGGGCGTTAATCATAGCTACCATTTCTTCATCAGGTACAAAGTTCTCATAATCTCTATTATTATTCCATAATGTGATTGTATTATCAATGTCAAAAAACATTTTTAAAGGTTTCATTTAATTAAAATCCATTGTTTATGCAATTCTGATTGAATATGATTCATCATATAAACTTGTCCGGTTTCTCTATCATGGAGTTCCCATTTAGAAGGACATTTAGTAATAATAGAGGCTGACACAGGTTCTTTTGTTTCAGGAACTATTGCTCCATCTGTAAGGACACGTGGAAGCCCTTTAACAAATGAAGTTAATAAGTACATTCCATAAAAATATGCAGATACCGCTTTTAATGGATTATTTTTAAAATATCCACCTAATGCTATCCAGATAATTCCTAGCCATAATTTATGTTTTAGTGTAACAAAATCTTGGTCTAAATAATCTGTCATTAAAGGTTTAATATCAACTATTGCTGAATCTCCTTCAATAGATAGACCACCCCATAATGGGTCTGCATTAAACTCGTCATATCCACTTAAAGCATAGAGAATTTTAGCTTCGTCATAAGTTCGTGGACCATAAAGTTCAGTGTGTCCAAAATATCCTCGTGGGTCAATAAATTTTATTTCATTATCATCACTAAGCATAATATTACTAAAATTTAAGTCACCATGAATTAATTGATATTCTGTTTCTTTTAAATGAGGTAAAACTCTTTTTAAAAGACGGTTCAATGAGCCAATTTTAACCCCGTTAACATATTTGATTCCAAAAGAATCAATCATGTCTTGAATAGATGCACACCGGTCAATAACTTTTGTATAAGCTTCTTGTTTAATGTCGGCATCAATCTGATTCTTTTCAGGAATATATCTATCCCCAAATACACTTTCTTTGAGAATTCTTGGCAATAATTCTGGTGTAAACTTTTCATACATAGAAGAACCGTAGATTCTTTCCATTGTCATGATATTACATGTTTCTGTAGGTGTCATATAAATCATAGGAACATTACGGACACCTTTTAAATTAAGATACCAATTAAGTTCCTTTTTCTGAAGTTCTTCACCTTTAGGGTTTAAAGCTTTTTTAATAACATAACCATCTTTTAATGTAATTTCATTAAACTCTCGATTTAATTCTTTACTATCATGGGCTTGCCTTAATTTAGGAATATCGCCAATATCAATTAAATCAAATAAACTTTCTTCTTGAAAATCTGAAGCTTTTAAAAACTCTACAAAATCATGCCCTTTAGTTATATAATCAGGAATAGGTTCTAAAAAATCAAAATTTGTTTGATAGATACCAACGATGTTTCCACCTGTAGCACCAACGTTATCGATTTTTCCATCTTTAAAACTATATCGACATTTATCCCCGTAAGTATAAATTTTATTTTTACCCCATTCGAATTCACGTCGTCCGTAAAATTTAGGAATAACATCACACCAATTGTAAATGACATTATGTCCATCAACATCAGAATGGATTTTATTAATTGCATACATAGAACCGTATGCTTCATCAACACATCTAACAGTTATAGTTAAGCCCATAGTTTTTGCATAACCTTGAACAAGGTCTTTAAATTTACTATGGACTACAACAATAATTTCTTCTGCCCCAACATTAGTATACAAATCATATAAATGTTTTAAAACAGTATGTTGTTTATAATTGACTAAGACTTTTGGAATATGTGATGTAATAGGATAAAGTCTGGTCGCAAGACCAGAACCAAGAATAACAACTTTCTTCATTTCAAATCCTTATTAATTTAGTGTATAAGAATAGTATCATTAAATTCTTATAAGCTCTCACTTTTAAGGGCTTTACCTAATGACCCACCAGGATGAAATGTTAAAAAGTCTTTACGGGTAAAACCACGTTCTGCAGATAAATTAATAGCAAAGGTATCAATTAGTGCTAAAAGAACAGTTGTACTTGTAGTTGGTGCAAGATTGTTCTCATCAGATTCTATTACATTACCAGTACAAAAATCGTAATCAAAAATAGAACGAGTACCTTGGTATAGGTCTTCATTACAATGTAACAAGATTTGTTTAACATTTGGTCTAATCTGACGTAGATGTTGAGCAGCATATAAAAGTTCTTGTGTTTTACCAGAACGAGAAATATGAATAATAACATCATTAGGACCAATAAAACCTGCATCACCGTGAGAATAATGAGCTGTATTTAAATACATACTTGGAATTCCAAGTGAAGCAAATGTTTCTGAAGCCTTAGTGGCGATATTAGCATTTTTACCAATGCCTGTTATGATTACTCGACTTTCATAGTTAGATAAACCAGGCGCTCTTAGAACGTCTAATATTTGATTATACTTATCGGCATCCATTGTAATAGTAAGTCCAAGCGCATGTAAAGTTTTAGCTTGAATCATAATAGAACTACAAGCTCTTTTAATTGGATTCATTTATTTTTCTCGCAAAGTTTTTTTAATGTAGGAATATCATACTTAACAACCTGAGAATAATCACCAGTTGTCATTGCATTTTGTTGCATAACACGGTATGTGATAACAGCTCGTTGATAACAATTGAGCTCAACTTTTTTAGGTTGTTCCATTGGAGGAAGATTTCTATCTTTAGCTAATTGAGCGTCAACTCGTGCTGAAGCTTCTGCGATTTCAGCACGAACACGTAATCTGTCTGCTTCTCTTTTGGCATCAAGTTGACGTTCTAATTCAGCTCTAGATTGATATTGTGGATTTTTATTAAAATAAGCGATTCCATTAGATGTTGATGCTAACTGCCCAGATTGTTGCATTCTAGCTTCACGTTTAGCTTTATAAGCTTCGTATTCAGCTTGGCTCATACATCCAGTCATAGTTAAACAAATAAGGCCGATTAAAATGTGTTTCATAATATGTCTCCTCAATAAATTTAATCGGAACTATATCACTTATTTTGTGTCAGCATTAAAAATCAAACAAATCAGCTAAAGAAGATTTTTTCTCATAATCGATTTTAGCGGCTGATGTAAATGATGTTAAAGGTTTAACAAAAGTTTTATTAAACAATTCTTGATAGTCAAGATTCCGTTTAACAAATTCTTCAATTTCTTGTGGTAAATCAGATCCAGATGGCCAAGAAATACATTTTTCATTGAACGGATTGCCTTCTTTTAATGGAAGAACTTTAACTTTCTCACCTTCAAAAATAGGAGGAGCACCATCAACATGTTTTGTTGCTCGATTATATGCTAATACACCTTTAACATGATAAGGACATCCTTTAGTAGGAAATCCTTCTGCATCAGAATACTTCATAAGATTATTAGCACTTGATACAGAAGCTATTGAGCTATAATCGTTTTCTCTGAATTGTTTTTCAAATTCTTTATAATATTCTTGTAATGATTCTTCACCTTCTTGAAGCATTCTTCGAATACATTCTTTTAAAGCAACCTGACAACTTTTTGGTGTACTGGATTTTTGTGTTTCTAGTCCCATAATTTTTAATTCTGGGGTTTCGTATCTGGTACCTTCCATATCCCAGACATTTAATGCATATCGTTTCTTAGCAGTCCAGAATCCACCAAGACCTTTTGTTCCTAGAGGAGGACCAGCAATGGCTTCTCGGTCCATAAACATCAAATGTTCTCTGTTGTTCATGTATTCTTTTAATTCACGATACGCTGTATCAATTGCAGGTTCCATTTTCTTAGAAGCAAATTCTGATAAGAAATCTACTAATTTTTGTGTATCATTATTAAATTTGTGTTCAATTTTATCAACTAAATTATCAACACACACATAAACAGAATCCGTGTCACCTGCAATGACATAAGAATGATTTTCTGTTCCAAGTGTTGCATTTAAATATTCGTTAATTTTACGTTCAATCCATTGGATTGCTAGTTGTCCAAATAATGTAATAGCTGATGCATTTCGTAAATCATAGTAACGGAAGTAAATATTACCTAAAGCGCCATAACAAGAGTTAATCAATAATTTTCTGTTAATTTGGGCTGTATTAGATGTTACAATAACCCACTCGCAGTATTCTAATAATTTCTCTAAAGATTCTTTAGAAGCAGTATTTAATAAAGCTTTAAAGTCTTCATTAAAATCAAATCGGCCGTCAACTTCTGGTAATGTTAAGTTACCAAATTGATCTTTATGAATTGCAGCTTTTACTAATTCTGCATTACGTTTAGCTGCTAACATATATCCTTTATGTTCTTTACGCTGTAAGAATACTTTTTCTACTTCTTCAGGAATAACGCCTTTATATGTTTTATCATACATCCAACCATTAGGAGAACATGAATAAACATCACTTGGTCTTGGAGCAGTTTTATTAATATAATCCGACATTGGCGAAACAGGGAAGCTTCCTACTAATGTTTCTGGACTAATATTACCTTGTCTAATGATACTTGGGTACAGACTTGTAAGGTCAAAACTTAAGACCCAACGATACGCATTAGGAATAGGTTCTTTAACATAAGCACCTGGATAACTCTGTCTGATATGTTGTTTTAATTCAGGAATAACTTTCTTTTTATCTTTAAGTGAGTTAAAGATAATTGCATCCCAAGTTTTAATAGGACTAAACACTGATTGAATTTGCATTTTAGAATAATATCCAAGAGATAATGCAAGTTCAATAAACTGACGTTTCTTATCAATTGCCTGTACACGATTAACGTCTTCGATGTTATAACTAATATATCGGTTATGATTTAACATCCTTAATTTATTAATCGCCCCATCATATTTTAATTTACCTTTACCAGTTTCGTATTCAGCAATAAAATCTAAATTATAAGCTGGCTGATTAGTAAAACTAAATTTCTTATATAAGTCTAAATAATCAAGAATAGAAACACCCATGATATCAAAAATTTGTTTATCACCATAAATGTTTTGAATTACTTTAGAACGTATTTTACGACATGGAGACATTCTCTTTGCAACTCGTTCACCTAAAACATTAGTGATTCTATTAATGATATAAGGAATATCAAAACCTTCTACGTTCCAACCAGTAAAAATAACAGGAGGTTTTTCTTCCCATAATCGAACATATTCTAATAATAATTCTTCTTCTGTTTCGAAAGGAAGATAAACAACTTTATCAATAATTTCTTGAGATAATTCGTCACCACCTTGATTTTCTGGTAACGCAGCTAATTTAGAGTCCCATTTAGAGACACTACCAAAAGCAGAATTTAATAAGTCAAATACATAAAACTTATCATCAATCGAATCGTAATGGGTGATTGCATCTATTTCGTATAGAGCTAGTTCTGGTTTAGGAAAATCAGTACCAGTAACTTCGATATCACAGTTTGCAATACGAATGTATTTTCGATTATACATAACATCGTAAGCATAATTATCGCTGATGTACGCTAATTTAAAATCATCCATACCCATGACTTCTTGGCCTACATCTTTCATTCGTTTAGACCAATCACGTGCATCTTGGATAGACTTAAATTTTTTACGTGTACAATACTTTCCATAGATATCTTTATATTTTGTTTCAGTTCCTTCTACTGTGTGCCAAAATAATGATGGTTCATATTGTACCGTTCGACGACGTTCTTTACCATCTGAATCGATATATCGTTCAAAAATGTTATTACCAATTTGTTCTACATTTAAATAAAATGGTTTCATGTATTTTCCTAGTTTTAATTCCAAGTGATTAGAATATTAAAAGGGACGTTGTCCCTATATTTCGACTACTGTTCTTTCCCAGTTTGGAAATCTATCTGCGTTGTATGTAAAAACCGATATACATTTTATTTCTGGGTTAGTTCGAACAGCTTTAGATACTTGTGTTGCTATTTGTTGGGTCATTGATTGTGATTCGAAAAAAGAAGGGCCTCTAGAGGCCATCTTCCAAAATTCTTTATTATAATAATCCATATTAATTACCAATCCGATATTTGTGAATAAGTTTCCAATCTTCTTTTTGTTTAAAAGAAATAACACGGAAATTATGTTCTTCTGGAAGGTCTAAACTTTGTCCTTTAATAATATCACAAAGTTCCCAAGACTCTAATAAAGTTGCGATAGAATCTCGACGTTGAATGTCTTCTTTAGAAATATCAACTTTACGTCCGTCTAATTTTAATAATTCTTTAAAATGGACAATAAAGTATTTTCCTTGTTTTTGGAGAATATGACAGCTTTGATATAGTTCTTTTTTAGAATTATTCGCAATACCAATTCGAGTTAATGTTTCACGGATTTTTAGAAAATCTTCAGGAGTTTTTAATTTAATTTCAATCATAATTACCAAGCCTTTACAAGTTTATTGATTTTTGTTCTATCGGTTTTATTTTTAATAACTGTTTTTAAGAAATCTTCAGTTACCATAGCCTTAGTTTTCTTTAAAAAATTAGTTAAAGTTCCTTTGGCTTTCATTATTTTATAATATTCATCTGCATCTCTTGTATTAATTACAAAATAATTAGAGATTAATTGTAATATTACTTTATATTCGGAATCATCATTATATTTTGCCCATTTTCCATAGCGTTTTCCAGCTTGTATCGATGCACGATAATAATTATAATGGGCCTCATCTGATAATTCAGAACCATATAGATTCATATAATGAACTGGGATAATACAATCTACATGTTGACTCAAAGCATTGTCAACCCAATGCTTTGAGTATTGTTCAGATTGCTCAATTGTTAAATCATTTTTTGATACGGTTATCCCATTTAAAATAGAAAACATAACATTTTCGGAATCTTCTTTAAAGGAATCTGCTAGTTTCTTAACAGTGTCCCAATCTTGATTCATCCATGCTAATTCGTGTTCGTTTAAATCAGGTTCGTCTTCAAATAAATTATACATTCCATGTTAATCCCACAGCTAAGCTGACAAAAGTTGACATTAACAAAAGTTCTGTATTAGATGCTAGGCCAAAAAATTTATTAGCATCACCTACGGTCTCATACATATGAACAACACCTACTGGTTTTAATAATGGGTATAATTCATTAGCTAGTTGAAGTATAAAGGTTTTAAAGTCTGGGGCATATTTTATTGCAAGAACTCGTAAATCTTTTATATTTTTATTCTTTAATGCTGTTATCACATCATCAATTTGTGATTTTTTGTCTACAATACGACTTAAAATACCAGTATCAATTTTACCGTTTACAGAATAGATATCAAGTTCATTAACGGTTTTTCTTAAATCAGGAAAATTCTGTTTAACTAAATGAGCCAAGATCTTAATATCTTCTATTTCAATATTTTCGGCTTTACAAATTTCAGTACAACGTTTAATCATGTCCTTCATCATCGTGATTTTATCTTCATCTGATGGGTCAGTGAATTTAATAACACGAGCACGAGACTGAAGTGGTTTAATAATACCTTCTAAATTATTTGCCGTAATAATAATTGAGCAATTTTTAGAATAGGTTTCCATAAAAGACCGTAAATGACGTTGTGCATCACCTAATCCAGCTCTATCAAATTCATCAATAATGATAATTTTATTGCGTCCTTCTAAAGAACCAGATGAAGCAAAAGGTGTTAATTGTGTTCTAATAAAGTCAATCTTACAGTCTGCACCATTAACAAACATATATTCAGAATTAGTTTGTTTAGCCAGGATTAAAGCTGTTGTAGTTTTACCTGTTCCTGGGCTAGGTGATGTTAAAATTAAATGCGGAATACGGCCCTTATTAATAAGGGCATTAAACGTTTCTTTATCATGTTTAGGTAAAATACATTCATCAATAGTTTGAGGGCGATATTTCTGCTCAAACATAAACTCGTCTTTATTAATAGAAATCATAATATTAGTTTACCTTAAAATGTGTGAGATGATTCTTGTTCCAGTACAATAACGTATTTAAATGTAGGTGTTTCGAATTTAATTGCGCCTTTACTTGAAATCATAATTTTATAATCAGCCATCAGTAACTTCATGTTATTCATGTTGATAACAAATTTAAATGTTTCTGAAGATTCCCATTCACCTACTTCGATGGAAAATAAAACTTTTTCTAAACTAGAATCCACAGCTTTATTATAACCGTTAATCACAATTTTATTGTCTAATGATTCAATAGCAATAGTATCAGCACCAACAGCACGAGTCATTTTAGTGATTTGCTGGAGATCTTCAGCTTTTAATTCAAAAATAACGTCAGCAACAGGAAAACCAATCGGATTTTTCGGAACAACAATCGTACTTAAATCTGCTGTAGCAAAAAATACTTCAGTTCTATCATTTTTAATGACAGCCACACGTTCGCGTTCATTATGGGTAATTGTCGCATCTTCACCAACAAGACTCAAAATAGATAAAAATCCAGGTAAATCATAAATAGGCATTTCTGAATCGATTTCATCAGCAATAGTTGCATCAGCATAAATTGTCTTGTTAATAGCTCGGGTCATGATAAAATTGCCTGGTTTTAAAACAATACCAGGATTAATAGAACTAAAGTTTTTAAGAACAGTTAAAGTGTCTTTACTAAATTTCATTATATTACCTTATTTCAAATTTTTAATTACTATTGAGGCTGCTTTTAATAATACATCAGAAGTATCGATTTGATATTTCTCTTCAAGAATATCAGTTCCTGGAATTAACTTTGCGCCGTTAGCAATGGCTGTTGTTTTATAATCTTTTAACCATTGAACATATTCTTTAGATACTTTTGAATCAAGGTCTTTATATAAAGAAAACCGTTGTTCTTTTGGTAAAGAGAGGAATTTTGTTTTATGTTTTTCCGGTAATTGTGATACCCATGCTTGACGAATTGCATTTTTAAAATCTTTATCTTTGAGTTTAGTTTCTTTAATCATATACATCCTCAACAGTCCAGTAATTGTGTCTGTTATTCATAATTTTAGGAAGTTCGTCTCCGAACTTCTCTTCAAGTTGTTGTTTTGTAACCAGTATTATATCATCTGAGTATCTATTGCAAAGATAATATTTTTTTATTTCTGGATAAGTTTCTAAATCTGTAAATAATCTCATTGTTCTTCTTTAACTGTAAATCGGCCAACTTTATTCATTATAATATGTCTATCATAATCTTGTGGATTATGGTCACTATGAGAAATAATAAACACATTATGATCTTCCATTGAATTAAGAATTGACATGATTCCTTTAGAAGCCTCAGAATCCATACTACCATCAAAAACTTCATCTAAAAACAACGTTTTTATATTAACACCAGATATCATCGATGCAATATCATGCCATGTAAATAAAATTGCCGAATCAATTCTTGCCTTTTCACCTTCACTAAACGAAAAATAAGAAAATGTTTCTCGTCCACGAGAATTAATAGTTTCTACAAATTCTTCGTTTAAAGTGACTTGATAATCAGCACCTAATTTAGATAAATGTTTATTCAGTTGTTTATTAAACAAAGGAATATATTTAGAAATTATGGCGCCTTTAATACCAGAATCTTTTAACATCTCTGTTAAAATACCTCTATGATATTTTTCCATAACCATATCGGTTTTAAGTTTAACAATTTTATCAAGATCTTTTAGTAAAGCTTCGATTTTATCTGTGTTATCGATTTTTTCTTTTGATGCTTGCTCTATTGCTGAATTTAATTTATCAACATTGCTTGACGCCTTTAATATTGATTCTGTAATAGACCGGATTTCCATGTTCAGTTCAGAAACTTTTCGTTCTTGCTGTCTAAACATATCAAGTTTGTGTTCAACGTCTTTAGACATATCAGAAAGCTTATTTAAGGCATTATCACACTTAGTAATAGATTCTTTAATGACTGGGACTTTAGACGTTCCTTGAAGTTCCTGCATACATGTAGGACATGCACCACCTTTATCATATAATGATACAACTCGTGTGTAATTATCCTTTTCAGCCTTGACTTTAGAAATAGCTTGAACAATTTTAGTCATAGATAATTGTGGATTATCGCCTAAAACTATTTCTGATAATTGTTTTTGCAATTCTTCTATTTTAGCTTTACCTTCTTGTATTTCAGAAAGTTGTTTATCTTTTAATTCTTGGTACCGTTCAATATTAGCAGAAGACATTTTTTCTTGAGATTCTGCAAATTCTTTTTGGACCTTTAATTGGGCATCAATAGAATCTTTTTTAGTATCAACAATAGCAAGCTTTTGATTTAATTCTCTGATGTAAGTTTTATTAAGTTTATCCATCACCCCTAATGTGTTTACATTTAAAAGGTCTTCTACTAACCTACGTCTTTCCGGGGTCTTTTGTTGCATAAAAGGAATAAAGCCTGCAGTACCAAGGACAATTGTATTTTTAAACGTTTCCATATTCATTCCAATCATTTGTTCAAACTTTTCTTGGAAATCTTTTACAGAAGCATCTTCGTCTAAAGGTTGTCCATTAACTTGGATTTCAAATACAGTTGGCTTTTGTCCTCGTTTAACATAATATTCATCAGAGCCGTATTTAAACCACAAGTCAACTAATAATTCTTTTTTATTAAATGTGTTAACTAATAAACCCTTTTTAATAGGTCTAAATGGTTTTCCGAATAATGCAAAACATACTGCTTCTAGCATAGTACTTTTACCAGCACCATTTTTACCTGTAATAAGTGTTTTATGGTGCTGGTCTAATGAAATATCAATAGGAGATTGTCCTACTGATAATATATTTTTGTATTTTACTCTAATTAATTTAAATTCTTTCATTATGAGTTAACCGATTCAACATGTAGGCTTAAGGCATATTTAAATAATATTTCTTTTTCGTCTTCAGACAAGCCTTCTAATGCATTGATATATTCTCGAATGATAGTTTCTAAACTTTCAACAACAATATCATCAGAGTCATCAACTTCAGGTCCATCTGTAGCTACTTTAGAAACAACCTTTAATGAATGGACTACGGATTCTAATTTAGATTCAAATTCTGTAAATTTATCATCCATTTTATTAACAATAACACGAACAGCGATATCTTTATAATCTTCAGGGTTAATATCTGAAGGATATTGAACACGTTGGTGCCACATTGTTTTATTTTGAACAAACTCTACACTAGAATCTTTAGGGTTAAATATCCATACACCTCTAGGGTCATCCTCATCGCCAGCAGTAATTGAATATGGAGTTCCAATATATAATACATTACCAGCTTCAGAAATCGTATGGAAGTGGCCTGAATAGACTTTATCATATTTTTTAAGAAAGTCTGGTTCTAGTCCATGGGATTTCATTCCTTTATAAAAATAAAATCCGTTTAATTCCCAATGTCCAATACATATTTTAGCATTAGACTTTTTAATATGATCTAAAATCTCTTTAGTGTTTTCATCACACATCCAAGGAATTAAATCAATTAATGTTCCTTCTATTTCGACTGTTGTTGGTTTATCATAAATTGTTATATTATCATGTTTTGATAATAATTCCGAAACCGAGTTAGGATGGATTTTATTTTTGAAATGTAAATCATGATTACCAATAATAACATGCAAGTTAATACCAGCTTCTTTAAGTAAATCCACATTTTCTCTACTAAATTCCATTGTGACATGTGTAATGGCTTTACGTACATCAAACCAATCACCAAATTGAATAACTTCTGTGATTTTGTTTTGTTTACAAATTTCGATAATTTGTTTTATTGAATCTCTTTGGATATTTTGAATCCAAGGGTCGTCTTTAGCGACCCCATAATGTAAATCACCTACAAATAAAATCATCATAATATCCTTGTCAATTAAAATTGATACCACTTTTTAATTCGTGCATTATCAGCAATAACTTCTTCTTTACCAGAGAAATTATAAGGAACCTGTGTAGATATCATCTTTGCACTTTTTTTATTAAGCTTTACAAAATAATCATTGCCAAATTCAAATAAAGAATCAGGCTTAAGTTTTTTAAATGTCGTCTTTAGTATCATTTTTAGCATCTTCAATTATTTTAAATAAGGCTTTTCTTGATGTTTCATAACAATAGTCAAGAACTGCTTTATCTGTTGATTGTTTATAAATTTTACGAAGTTTACCTAAAGCATAAACAAATTGTTCTTTATTACCTTTAAGTAAAGAATCTTCATAAAGTCCTTTTAAACGTTTAATTTCTCGTCGTTCTTTACGAAGAATAACGTCGGCCCGTTTTTTAGCTTCTTCAAAAAGTTTTTCTTCATAGTCTTTAACTTCAGGGTCTAATTGAGATAAAGAATCAATTTTTATTTCTTGATTAGTCATTATATTTCCATTCAAAATCAAAATAAATATTAAAATCCTCTATAGTATAGAAATAAGAAAACTCTCCCTGTTCAACAGAGATTGTCTCATCATATACATTAGTCGGATCAATTAAAACTGGTATATTGTACTTCTCTTTTAATAGAAGCTTAATAAGATATGGTAATGAATTTATTTCTTCATATTCTTCAATCAAAGGAGAAAGATTGAGTGTCTTCTTCAGATAGTTCATAAAATGCATCCAATGTCGGTCCTGTATCATCAGCCTTTTTTGACCCGCTAGATTTAACAGAACTTTCATAAGAGTTTAATTTATCATATATGTCTTGTATAAACGTTTCGTCTGCAATTTGAGATAAATCTGTATCAAATTCATCATAAACGTTATGGACAAAGTAGCTATATTTTATTGCCATTTCTTTTCGTTCTTTTTTAATACGCTGAACAAATGCATTAAAACAAGCCATTGTGATATAAGCATGTGGGTTATTATATTTCTTTTCATCAAAGCCGTATAAACCTTTAATGGTTGCTTCGATTCCGTCCCAATACATTTCTTGTTTCCAAGTTGGTGTATATCCAGAAAAGTTATAACGATTAGAAAGGCCTTCAGCTATAAGCATAATAGCGCGTCCAATAGAATCAGGGATTTTTACCTGATAACCAGCATCATAACAGTCTTGTTTCCACTTACAAATTTCTTTATATAATTCTTTATTGTTAATATAATTATTCATCAAGAACCTCCAAGTTAATTATATACAAAAATAATATTTTGCATTTGCAATCAAGGAGCTTCGCTCCTTGAAATCTTTTATTTTATTAAATTTATTAAGTTCTTTATATATTATATATAACTATTAAGTAATAAATTAGTAACTCTAGTAAATTAATTTATTAAAAGTCTAGTATATTATATATAACTATTAAGTAATAAATTAATAACTATATGTTACTATTTTCTTGTATGTTCTATCCAATCCTTTACTATTTTTTGGTCTTCTATATTATCAGGGTCTAGTTTTCTACCTATTTTTCTTAGAAGATACATATACCTATACTTTTCTTTAGTAGACATTTCGTATTGTTTTTGAAATGATACCCGTTTTCTTGTTTGTTTGACTTTAGGGACTTCTAGCATATAATCAGTACAAATGGTCGCATTTTTAAAATACTTATCTTTTATATACTTTGCTAATCTCATATCAGGAACAAATAAATTAACTTTTTTATTGCTTTTATTGACCCGGATATTAGTTCTTGCACATAATTGAAAAGCAGGTTCAAGATATTTTGATACTATATAAGCGTTAACTAATTCATCTTCTTCTAACCCTGCTGATATAGCAAGTTCTTTTAGTATAGGAATTTGCCATGGTAATGGGTTAAAGCTAAACATGACTACAACGTTCCTATAATCCGTATAGGAGTTTAATCCATGTGGGTTATATGGAACTTCAAGTCCTTTATTAAAACGCGCCCTGTATGAATTCCTGGTGTATATAAATGGCTCATCTCCAATTAACCCATCAAGGATATTTTTAATCCTAGAATAATTGGTTAATCCATCAATTTCTTTATCTGCATTATGCTTTGACCAAGAGTTTTCAAACATAACATTTATTTGGATTCTTGAAGTATTAGAATATTCTTTAAATACGAGTTTATCTTCTAGAGGTGATTTAACAAAATCCCATTTGTTAAAATATTTTAGAATTTTACCAGTAAAAGTGTCTTCTATATTTGCTGCAGAAATAGTTACTTTATCAAAAACTTCCCAATCTTTACTAGACACGTCATTAATAAAATAACATGTTGCGCCAGATTCCGTTTTAGATATTTTTGTTGGAATACCTTGTAATAAAGCTTTGTATAAAGGGAGTAAACTCACACAGATATCATCTAATTGGTTAATACCCTGTAATGCAAGTTCTTCTATTTCTTCTTTATATTTTTCGTCTAAAATAAGGTCTGATAAACCATCACTTATCGGATGACAATATTTAAGGATTTCTTCTAAATTATGAGAAAACGTAAATTTATTAAATGACACTAATTCTGGGACTTCATCAATATATAGACTAAATCCTTTGAACTTACTAAAATCCGTAATTGATAACAATGCAGAATGAGTTATAAACAAAACATCTGCTTGTGTTTCTTCAATAGCTTTATTAACAGACTTTGAGCCAAGTTTATTGTCAGAATCAATTAATACCCCTTGTCCGCCCAACGAGCAAAAATAATCAAAGGATTGCTTAGACAAAAGCCTCGATATCGAGGCTATAATTGATTTTTCTTTTTTATTGACAATATTTTCTACAATGGCTTTAGTCTTTCCAGCAGCTGGAATTGCTTTTAAGACTTCAATTTTCATTATTTAAATCCATTTGCACGTAATTTTTTATATTTACGAATACCTTTTGTAGTAATTTCTGTAGGACCTTGGATATTAGGCTCGACACCAAATGCCTGAATACCAAAGTTATTTAGAATAGACTCTACCATAATTTCTCTAATACCTGTTTTAGAAATTTGGTGATGGTCTTTGTTAAGAGAGGAATGAAGCTTTTGTTCATGTATATCTAAAAATCTTGGAGTTACAATTTTATCTTCACTTAATAATTCTTCAGCGATAGGAAAAATATAATTTTTAATTTCATTGCGAAGTAACTTACTCATAATCATCTCCAATATATTTTTTTAATCCAGATAAACCACCAACTGATTTATCATTAATGAATATTTGTGGGTATATAATACTAAGGTTTTGTTTATTAAGCATTTTTGCTAGAGAAATAATTGTTTCTCTGTGATAATCAAATCCTTCTGGTGTATTATATAGAACCGGGATAAAAGTGTACTCTAATTTATGTTCTTCACATAATCTAACAGCTTCTTTACATGAATAACAACGACCAACTTCTTCAGGAATGCCATAAATTATTATCATAAAAATTTAGTAAGGCCAACATTCATATAAAATCTATGTTTGATATTAGGACCTTTAACTTCAATTGCCATTTTGTCATAAATTATCCAAATATACTGATAATCTACATCAGAAGGGAGATTGAACATATTATTGTCTTCTAATTTAGCATTTAAAAATTTAATGCTTAAAAAGCCTAATCCAAAGTCACATTCTTCCCAACTTCGGATTCCTAGTTGTTCTTCAATTGTCATATTATTCTCTTTCTAAAATAAATTTTTTAATATTGTAATCTATACCATCAGATTCTTCAACGTCTTTAACATTGAAGCCATCGCCATAATAAGTTATAGAATAATAATTAGGCAAATTTTCTGGTTTAGGAGGCAATCCAAATATGTTATTTTCTTTTAGGACAACACCACAAAAACATTCTTGTTCTCTATCAAACCAATCAGATTCCCAGCTTTCAATACCATAAGCATCATCTAAAATCATAATAACCCCTAGTTATAGTTAACCCATTTATTATTAATTTTTCTATACATTTTTTGATTATCTGAACCACGATAAGGCTTATCAGTTGGTTTAGTATAGTCATACTTTCCATCTATAATAACATCAACATACTCTAAAAGCTCTAAGGCTTCTTCTGGGATATCATTAAATTCATATCCGGTCCAAAGCCATACATCTTTCCCTGTTTGTTCTTTAACTTTTTTACAGATATCAATAACGGATTTAATGTTAGAACGATACAAAGGGTCGCCGCCTGTGATTGTTAAACCTTTAATATATGATTTATTAACCATAGAGATTAAATCGTCTAGAGTTGATTCTGTGAACTCCTGTCCATTACGCTGGTTCCAAGTAGACTTGTTATAGCATTGTTCACATTTATGAGAACATCCAGTAACAAAAAGGACCGTTCTAAATCCTTCGCCGTTTAAAGAATCACATGGGACAAGTGATGCATAATTCATTTTATTCTCCATACCAAAAAGGACCCGAAGGTCCTTAATTAACAATAAGCGTAGCATTCATTAGATTTTTTCTTATATACAGAATCACTATTTGTCCAGTCAACATCTTCGGGGTCAAAATAACATTCTGCATCTTCATATGAATGTTCTAAACTAAGAGCTTTATGGGCAATTAGACGTTTGTCAGAACGAGATATTTTAGCTTGAACATTTTTAACTTCGGACGAGATTCCTTTCCAACGTTTAGGTTTATCAGAGTGAAAAATATTATTTGATACTTCTGTTTGACACGTATTACCACGTGGTTTTCTTGAAGTAACATCATAATAACCATTATTTTTAACAGTTTTTCTTCTAATAGTTTTACCCATATTAATTCCTTATGCTAAATGTCTACTCAAATGCGAAAACCCATTATCTTCTAACTTTTTAATATTTCTTTCTAAAGAATCTTTGTCGTATACAAAATACCCATCATCGGCTTTTATAATAGTACTTTGGCCAGTTTCAGGGTCTCTTGCAATAGCCAAACCAATATGATGAAGGACGGTTGTATTAATAAAATACAAAAGACCTAAATCCGACATATCATTCCAGTCTAATTCTGGTTTTTCTGGAATAATATTAATTCCTCTTTGTTTCATATATTAATCCTTAAAACAATTGGATTCGTTCTTCTAAAATATTTTCATATTCTATCATAGTGTTTAATTGAACTGTTAATAAAGCTTGTTCTTTTTCACTTAAAGAGTTAAACATATCGGTCGTTCTAAAAGATGATAATTTATAAATTTTATCACTTAATTCGTTCTTTTCATCAATTACTCGTTGTTGATGTGGTTGCATATATTAATCCTTTATCAAATCCAGCGGCAGGATGCCATGGTAATTCTTCTAATTTATCATTTAATTCTGGTTTAGCAATGTGTTTTGTTCTATGGATAACTTCTTTTTGTTTACCTTCGTTAAACCCACGAGAAGCAGGATTTCCAAGATATCCACAGGTACGACGGACAACAGACATTTTCTTTACATCCATTTCACCACATTTTGGACATTTAAACCCATTTTCTGTAGGAATAAATTCTCCATGGAATTCACATGTAAAGCATTGGTCAACAGGAGTATTTGTTCCAAAATAATCTAGATTTTCTACAGCATAATCCCAGACCTGTTCTAATGCATCAAGATTATCCTTCATATTAGGGAGCTCAACATAAGAAATATGACCACCAGTTGCAATACGGTGATAATCCTTTTCAAATTCAATTTTCTCAAATGGATTAACTTTACGTTCAACATCAAGATGGAAACTATTTGTGTACCAACCTTTATCTGTAATTCCTTTAACAGAACCAAATTCTGCCTTATCTAATTTACAGAATCTGTGGCATAAACTTTCTGCAGGAGTCGAATAAAGACTAAACGCGTATCCTGTTTCTTCTTTCCACTTAGAAAGATAATAGTTTATTTCTTTAAGAATATGTTTACCAAATTCTTGGGCTTCTTTATTATCAAATGGTTCATCATCAAAAATTAATTTTAATGTTTCGTGTAAACCAATATAACCTAATGAAATAGAACTTCGTCCATTTTTAAATAATGATAATATTTCATCATTAGGGTTCATACGAACACCAAAAGCGCCGCCACAATATAAAATTGGAGCTACAGAAGCTTTTGCACCACGTAAAGAATCAATTCTAGTCATAAGAGCAGTATAACAGAGGCCAAGACGATCTCTCAATGATTGGATATATGATTCTTTAGATAAATTGTCACTACCTAATTCCAGGGCTATTCTAGGAAGATTTAATGTTACTACACCTAGATTATTACGCCCATCTAAAATTTCTTTGTCATTTTCTTTATAGACACTTAAAAAAGATCTACACCCCATAGGAGAAACTGGGACCGAACTACCGGTTATTTCTTTATTAATTTTAGACGAAATAATATCTGGGTACATTCTTTTAGCTGAACATTCTAATGCTAATTTTTTAATAAAATAATTAGGGTCTTCAGGTTTAAGATTAATTCCTTCTTCAATAAAGAAGACTAATTTAGGAAATATCGCAGTTACTTCATCTTTGCCTAAACCTTTAATTCTATTTTTAAGAATAGCTTCTTGGATAACTGTGCCGGCCCATGAAGTAGAAGTTCCAAAAGAAATAGTCACAAATGGCGTTTGTCCATTAGAGCTAAAAAGCGTATTAATTTCATATTCGTACGCTTGGAAAGCGTCATAAACATCTTTTTCTGTCTTCTTCATAGCATAATCTTCCCAATCAGGAATACGCCATTCAAAAGCTTCATTAAGATGTTTTTGGTATGTAGCTTCTACGTAAGGCTCAAGAACAACATCAACATTTGCAAATGTTGTTCCTCCATATTGATGAGAAGCAACTTGGGCTGTGACTTGAGCCATAATTGCACAAGCTACACCAATTGATTTAGGTGTTTCTATTTCCGCGTTACCAAGCTTAAATCCATTTTCAAACATGCCTTTTAAATCAACTAAACAACAATTTGTAAAAGGCAGTGATACACTATAATCTAAGTCATGATAATGAATAATACCTTTGTCATGTGCTTCTACGACATTAGAAGGCAATCTACTACGAGCCACGTACTTGGAAGCAATTCCGGCCAGTAAGTCACGTTGAGTAGGAAAGACACCATAGGGCTTGTTTGCATTTTCTGTAGAAAGTTCATTTGATTCACGATTACATACCTCATTAATTTGAGAAATTAAGTTCATTTTAAAGATTTCCTTAAAGCTTTTTTGTATCTTTTAGTTAACTCGGTTTTTGTATCTGTTTCTAGATATTCAAATCCGTGTAATACCATTTCTTCTATCATTTCTTCTTTAGACAACCGAGAAAACTCTTTAGATTTGTCTATTATATACTGTGGATGGATAGGATTTTCACTGCTGTCTTTTTTTAAGTAAAATAAAAGGTTCTCCATCCAATTAATATATTCTACTTTAGATTTTAGTCCAGATCTATTAAATTTATGTTTCATTTGTCCTTCTGCTGCATTACATAAAGGGCATAATAATCCACGAACTCTTCCAGCTTCAGGACCAGATAACGCATGGTCATGGTCCAAATGATTTTTTTGAACATCTTTATCTAATTCTAAACGACAAATACAACAAAGGCCCTTTTGGGCCTTATATAATTTTTCTTTTTCTTGTTTAAATGATTTTCCGGATAATAACATTATAACCCCTATAATTTATCATATAGAGGTATTTATTAATCACCAAACCAAATATTGTGGAGTCAGCTTTTTAGTATACTTAATAAGATTTCTTATTTGTTTTCTTGTAGGTTTAACATCAAAAACATTTAAAGCCACACGTTCATGTGGATATTCACCCACTTTAACTTTTAATGTCCATCCTAAAACTATATGTGGAGCCATTTTACAATAAGAAATTTGTACCTTTACCGGATTTTTAGCATCATTACTTGAATACTGTATAATTGATGGTGTATTAATTTCATAGCTCATAGTTCACCTGTCTCATACCAGTTTTTCTCTTGTTCTTCATTATCAAAGAACCCTTCAAGCCCGGTTGGTAAAGCACTTGAAATGTTACTTAGTAAATTATATAATTTAGCATTCTGGTCTTCTAAATAAGCAATACGATCTTTATCGTTCATTAATATATTCCTTAAATTTATCAAATCCACCAATAGATTTATCATCAATAAAAATCTGTGGCATTGTTAATCCAACTTCTGAGCGTCGGTTTAAACGTTGTACTAATTCATCAATAACTTGTTTATTAAGAACAGGTCCTTCAGATTCTGAAACAGGAATAAAAGTATATTCGAGTTTTTTAACATCTGCTAATCGTTTAGCGTTAATACATGGAACACATTTAAAGTGTTTAGGGTCAAATCCGTAAATTTCTATTTTCATTTAGATACTGCCATTCTTGTTAATACTGCAGGTAAAGTGAATAATGTAATACTTGGGTGGTCGACCCAATCGATTTCTTCTACTTCGCCATCATCATCAGTAATCGTTTCTTTAAAGAAATCGGCTTCACGAAAATATTGACCTGCAACAGAAGAAAATTGTTCGCGATTAAGGCCATATTTAGCTAGGGTTTCATCAGAAACTTCTTCATTAGTTAAAACATCAATAGAATGAAAATATTTAGATTTTGTTCTTGTTACTTGCATATAAATGACCTTATTTAATTAAAAAATTGACATAACGTTTACATACTGTATGGATAAAAATAAACACATTTGAAATGATAGTGAGAGTAAAAATTAATGGCCACAACAATAAAAGTATAACAAAAGCCTGTACAGGGCTCTCGATATCCATTGTTTTTAATCTAGAATCAAATTTAAAACAAGCAGAAGCTATAACGAAAGATACTACAATATAACTAATAATATACAATAGCATTTTATTTCCTCAATTAAAAAGTCATTTTGCAATGTCGACATTTATATTTTAAGTCTTTATATTGCCATGATACTAATTGCACCTGGTTTGTCCCACACCCCGGACAGTGCGGAATATTTTTAGAAGCATCTTCACGACGCTTCACCATTTCTTCTACTTTTTCCCAATTAATAATATCTTTATGAAGAACCATTATTATTCCTTAAAATTGTAGTAGCTTTTTACTTCTTGTAAATAAACATCATGGATAAACTTATTCCAAAATTCTGTATCAACCTGTTTAGGCATACCATTTTTAGCAGCAATTATTGCTTTCTTTTCAACATCATCTACAATTGCTTCTAAATTCTGTTGAACGAGTTTAAAATCGATTTTACCTTGTTTGATATCTAATATTTGTCCTGACATTTTTAATGGCATAACTAAATCGCCAGTATCATAGATTTCGGCTAATTGTACACCTGCTCTATATGCATGGCTTAAAGCTTTCCAATCAATACCTTCATTAGCTTCTGCTTTACGAGCTCGTTCGCCATAATTTTGTTCTAGTTTAACAAGAACTTTGTTGAATTCAGCATTAGTGAGTGTATCTTGGAATTTTCGGTCTAATAGGCTATAAAATGTTTGTTTACCCGTTTTTTCATTTTCTGTGCTTGTCCAGAATGCAACACTTGATTTAGGAAGAGCACCTTTCATATGTTCTAAACGAATTGGTGCTCCATTATCAAACACAGGACCCCAGTCATTTGAAACTTTTAACGCAGCTCTTAACGCAGCTAATCTTGAACCTTTTACACCGTATTTCGATGCCTGTTTACGAACATATCCTAAATAGGCCTTCATATTAGTTGTATAAAATCTCGAACGATTATCTCTAATAAACCGCCATACTTCTGGTAAATCAGAATGAATGACCATTTGGTCTGGTGCATGGATTAAATCAAGCGCTACGGTTTCACCAGATGCCGCTAGGTTTAAAAAGTATTTTAACGAATATAATTCATGATCAACATCATCTGAAGTGTTCTTAGATGACCCAGGATTGGTATTCATGTTAAAATGCTCTTTAACACGACATGAAATAATACTTTTGGCATCTGGAATATAAATTTCTTTATAATCTAAATCCGATTCTGGAGTACTAGTTCCATATAAATGAGAACCAAATAAAATTTTTGCTACAGATTTCATTATTATTCCTGTTCTTGTAAAGAATTAATAGTATCATTATAAATTCGTTTAGCTTTTTCTTTGTCCGAAACGTATCCAAAAAGATAATCTAAAGCTTCTTTCGAAATATCTTGATACTTCACTTTCCACTCTTTGTAGTATTCGGTCAATTGCTGGTCTTTTTTAAACAATTCATCTAATAAAGGAATGACTTTTTTATAATGGAAAATACAGGTTCCAATAACTTCCGAAATGTATTCATCTTTAACAGGAGTGCCAGACGTAATTAAATTATCTGTGATTTGTAAATTAAAGAACGCTGTTTTGCAATCTGATAACACTGGATTGTTAAAAGCATACAAGTCTTCACATAATTCAGTTATTCGTTTTTCTGCTTTCTTTTGTTTTGCTGACGGGTTAACAAGCCCACCGAATAATTGGATTGGAGGATATTTTGCAATATTAGAAATAAAAGTTCTTTGTAATTGTAAAGACATACTTTATCCTTATAATAAAACCCATTTGCCATTGTAGTTATTATCATCATTATCTGTAGACACAATAAGATGATCACCGTCAGTCCAAAGTTTAATTTTGTAAAGATCATCGCATATACGCCTAGCGTAGTAAATTCTGTTTTCTTCAATGCCATTAACTAAGTTATTATGGTCATCTTTATTACTAATACAGCCTAATTTAACTAATTGTGTCATTCTTTCATCCATCCATACACAGAATATTTAATTTTAAAATCCATTTCTTCAGAATATGTATATGACTGTGTCATTCTATTATACTCAACAACTATATCTTTAGCGTTTGGATTTGAAAAAATAGCTACAGGATTTAATCCCATAGCAGAATAAACAACATCACTTTTAAATTTATAATCTAAGCCATTAACTTTGTATACTTTATTTTCTTTTAACATTGTGGTTCCCATTTTAAATTAAAGGCGTCCATTGCTGTGTTATCGGAGCTGCGAATAAGAATTGGTTCTTTATCGTCTTCTTGTATTAATACAGTCTTATCTGTTAAATACAAAACTTTAAATTGTTTGCCTTTATTCGAAGTGATAACATCATCTTCTTTAAGTTGTACCCAAGAATAGCCTTTAGTTTCTTTTGACCAGGTCATATCGGATAAATTAACCGGATTATTATTTTTATAAACTGTCAAAATCATATTTGCAGGAATTATAATAGACCCTGAAGAAATAAACTCATATAAATTGACACCTTTAAAAGATGACATGATGTTCCCAAGAACAGCGCCAGAGCTAAATTGTTTAGAAATCACGCTTATTGTATCTCTTAAAGGACTTACATAAATTACTTTGGCCTTAAGACGAAATGGAAGAGCAGTGTTTTGATATAAAGGGGCCCACATATCTATAGGGTCTTTAATTGGCTTTTCTGATAAAATAATTTCAATTTGATCATCTTCTTTTAAATGAACCGCTGTTTTAGTTGTAGTTCCGTATTTACTTTGTAAAATAGCCATTATGCACCTTGATATACTTGTTCAATAATTAATTTAAGTTTTAATGCATCTTCTTTAGATAAAACAACAAGGTCATCATCTTGTTCAATAATAAAATTATCGGTTTTATCTGAAATGCCTGCTTTAAAATCATCACTAATAAATTTATTTCCAATCCACATAATTTCTCCAAAAAAGGCCTTTCGGCCTTGTATTATTTAAATTCGATAAAGTTACAATGTTTGCCTTTAAAAGATTCATGGATTTCTTCAGTTAAAGATTTCTCACGTAATTCAATATCTTTTTTGATATTAGTATGTTCTAAACGAGCTTTAAGTTTTCTTTGTGCAATCTTTTTAGGGATATAATCACAGAATAGCCAAACACCGCCAACAATAATGACAAACACAAGACAACATACAACTGCAAATAGAATAGCACCTAGAATATAAGCACCGATTGTTAATCCAGTTCCAAGAGTAATACCATAATAAGTAAGAATATTAATTAATGCTGTTCCACCTAAAGAACCAAAAGCACCACATAAAGCAGCAATAAGGAATGTAAAGAACAAACTTCGACCTAATAAATTCCAGAAATACCCACAGATGCTTTTTGGCATACTAGCTTTAGGTGTAATTAATTTAGTTAATTTATAGTGCCAAGTATCTTTTTTAATTTCAATTTTCGGTGCAACAGAAGATAATCTGATGTCAACAATATCATTACCCCAGATATGATACTCATTATCAATAACTTTAAAATCTGTATTAACAATATAGCCATTTGAAAATACAAAGATATCGTGTTTATTAGATTTAGCGAGTTCAATTAAATTATTTGCAATTATAGATGCTTCTTCTTTAGTGGCCCATTCAGAATTAATACGGTGCCATTTAGGAGTTTCGGTATTAATTAAAAGTTCAATAGTATACATTATATTTCCTTAAAAGAGTTTAGTAAAGCTTTAAATCTACGAAGTTCATCAATATCTGCACCAGAAGTTATAACACCACTAAATTCAAAAGCATAGTCAAATTCGTCTTTATATTTGTGTTGAATTAAAACTGTTTGACGACGATTTAATGGTCCATAATTAATAATGCGTTTTGTTCTAACAGGAACACCTTCGGTAATTTCAGTTTTTATTTCCATCTCGGTTCTCTAGCTCTGTCTCTGGTAAACAAGAAATGCCAGAAGAAGCGTTTTGATATGAGGCCATGACCCAACATGTCACTTTATACTCAGAATCTTTAATTTTAAAAATAGTTGGCTCATACTCAAACTTGTACCAGCCGGATTTAGATTTAAGGCTGATTGATGTTGTCTTTACATCTAAGACATCTAATGTTTTTTGTTTATCTTCGGCATAAGCACTAACAGATAAAGCAACTAACAAAGCAATTAAGTACTTCATTTAAAGCCCTTTATTCTTAATAAAATGAGTATTCCATGTATTTGAATTGAATGCCCAGATTAAAATAGCAAGCCATCCAAAAACAGTCCATCCAAAAACAAAGTTAGCAATAAAAATAGAAGTCTTTGCACAATGATCTCTGTACCATGCCACAAAGAATGGTAAAAAATAAACAACAACTAAAGCTATCAGAGTTAAAAGTTCCATTACTGTTCCTTTTTAATTAAACGAGATGCATAAGGAATTTCGTCATTAAATTTAATAAAACGTTCTTTTTCAATGAGAAGTCCAAGACCATAAACAACTATACCAGTTAAACCAGTATACATAACAATATACTCCATAGATTCAACAATAATTGTATCACCTATGTTAATAAGACCTAATTCTGATAGCTTCATTTTAACCTCTATCTTTTAAAGATTGACGACGTTGGTCGTATTGATATTCTTGAACAAGACGTTCTATTTGTGACTGTGACAGAACTACACAATCATGACCTTGGTCTAGCATATACGAACCAGATTCGGTAGATGTTACTCTTACATCTAAGTTTCTGTTTTTATTATCAACCAAATAAAAATGCATTAATCCTCCAGAAACTGCTTTTTATGTTTTTGTTTACGATTTGAATCTTGTTCACATTTCTTTTTATCTTTGTGAACTGAAGCACGATTAAAGTCGTGTTTAGCTACAAAATTATTTTGTTTCATATTACCTCAACTGTGAGTCTTTAGAACCACGTCTGTTGTAATAAGATGTGGTTATAATATCATGACTTTCTTGACAAGTACAACAATAATTACAATTTTTTATTATTTGTCTACGACGTTCAGGGATCTCTTCACCACAATCAAGACAGTATATATCATTATTTGAAGAAGAATTGAGCAGGCTTAACCTGGCCCACTCAATAGCATCTTTTATGATAGCTTCTTTAGTTGCAAAACTATCATCTGAAGGACCCCATCCGTTCATTTAAGCACCTATAAAAACCATCATTGCAGCAATAAGAACATTTTCATGAGAAGCCGATAAATCAAAAGTAAATGTAGTAGGGCCTACATGTTTAAGATTTTTATACGCAGCTGGGTTAAGATGTTCTTCAAAATTAATAGAAATATTGTGTTTGCTCATAATAGGTAAAGCTTGTTCAACGTTAAAACACGGATTAAAAATAATCCAAGAATCACGAAGACGGATTTCAAAATTGTGCTTAAAGCAAACCACTTCCAGGCCTAATTTTTCTGCTACTTTTTTATTAAGATAAAATACATTTTCTGCACTAATCATTTCTGCACCATAAAATTGTAAATAAATCGATAAACATCATCAGGGTTTTTCTGTTCCCAGATATCTAATTTTGGCTCATGGGAGACAATCTTCTGATAATGATTGTGCACATTTAAATGATTTTGATGAAGCCAATTAACAAATGCTTGGCCAATTCGCTGAGTACCCTTATCAGCTTCTTTATCCCAATACATGTACCAATCATGCATGTCACAGTAATTTAAAAGTTTAGGGATGTCTTTTTGAAGAGAATCAATAAATTTTTGTTTTTCATGCGCAGATAATGCTTCGTAATCATCAAGAGTCATTGTGGGCTCACATTTTGTATTGCTGAATTTTAAAGCATCTACATACATATTAAAGGCTTTAACATTTTTATTTCCATTAAAACCTAAATCATCAATGCAGACGGTTTTGACTTGTAGGTTATTAGTCAGAACAGAAATACTTCTGTTAGATGGATTCCAATGACTAACAACTTCATATTCAATAACATTTTTATTTTGGCCTGAAACACCAATATAAAACTTTTTACCGATATTTAAATCAGTCAGTTTAATACTAGACATAAATCACCGTTTAAAGTTTTTAGAATGATAAGATTTATCTTGAGCAACTGGTAAGTCAAGAACGTCAGAAATACCAATTTTAGCTGGGCGAGCTGTCAGCCTATCTTGGACATCAACTTTCTTTTCAAACTGGCCAGCTAACAGGTAATATAAACGATCATTAGACATAATTCTCTCCATTTGTTTTAATGAGGCTATACTATTACAAAATATAGCCTTTGTACACTTATTTTTTAGATTTTTTCAAAACCTGATTCGTCGCAATCATTTTCATCATAAAACACAGTGTACCCAAGTTTTATCATAGCTTGTAGAGTAGCATTCATGATATCAATATTTTCTTCAGAATGGTTCATATTTAAATAAACATAAGCAGAATCACCTGTATGCTCTTTATACTCGTCTTCATTAATTGTCACAACAAAAATAGATTTTGGTGATTTGTTTCGTGTAAAATACAGTCGAAAGCACTCTAAATTGTAAGCAATAAGTTCACAAATGGAATTAGTTTTATTTCTCACATTTAAAGATTCAAATGAATCTTCAAAAATAGATGAATTTAATTCTTTAGATTCTAAATTGATGCAATCAATAATATCGTTTACTGCTTTGATTTTATCATCACAAAGAATCAAAGCTCTAGAACACATTCCCATTTTATTGTCCCTCTACTTTTTTAGTCATGGAATCAAAAACTAAACCAACACTTTCATTCAAAACAGATTTTAAAGAATTAAACATCTGTCCATCATTCATATGACTCAACCGATCATAAGCGACCCAACCTGCATCATTAGTAAATGTACCCCATTCAGATTCAAAAAATGCACGAACTTTCTCGATTTCTTCTTTAGTTGGCACTTTTAATCCAACAAAAGTGTCTTCTAATTTTTGTTCTAAGTTACGAGACGTTTCTCTGTATACTGCTTCTAAAGAACCAATAAGAATTGACGGATCACGAGTATACGCTAAAGCTTCTTCATAAGTATAAAATGAAAAGTGATTATTGTAACGAGAACGATCAGGATTAGGCATAATGATGTTCATATCTTGTAAAGAACGCTTAACAATTTGGTCTGGGTCATAAGGCGATTTACAATCTACCCACCAGGCCCATGCCTCAGTATATCTGAATTTTTCATTGTATGGCAAAGAAACAACGGTCAATTTAACTGCATTATTAATATTAGAACCACTAATAGTTTGACCATACCCAACATAAAAAGTAAATCCAGGAACAAGGTCTTCAAACTTAACATTCTTAATCATGATAATTCTCCTTTGATTTGATAAAGCTTATAATATCATAGACCAAGGCAAAGTAAACAATTATTTTCATTTAAAACCAAAAAAGGAACCTTTCGGTTCCTTATGATAACGATAACAAATACTTAGTCTTTTTACAAAGTGTCATAATTTCATCTAATGCAGATTGTCCTGCACTACAAGTCGAGTCGTAGATTTCTTCTCCTAAAGAAATTATTTTATCTAATATTTCTGTAGATGATTCTATTTTTGTTGGGAAATTTCTAGTGTAAGAACCACCACTCCCTAGATATATCTCAACAAATGTGTCTATTAATTCTGGCATATCTTCATAGAAATCTTCATATACTTTATGATGCGCATAGCTTTTTGTTTCGAAGTGATATGAGTGCATGTAAGAAGAACTTATTAAACATAATCCAATAAATTCACTATGCCTTGTAGACTTGGGTTTTACAAACGTAGAAAAATCATTCATCGTGTACTAATTCCTTTTTAAGATTGTATACGTATTCTTGTGCTGCTGTTTTGCCATCTTCACTACATTTGTTATTTTGACAGTTTGTTTCTTCCCATTTGGTTCTAATGAAAGCATAAAACTGCTCAGATTCTTCTTTAGAAGGTTCTTTCAATTTACTGTACACAGACATGGCACCTTCAGCGTATACATTAAAATATTTATCGTCTGATGCATACGCGCTAGAAAACCCAATGCATAGTGTTAAAACACATGCAATTATGCCAGGTGAAAAGTAATTTTTGAACTCGGCCATAAGGCCTCCATTATTCTAGTAAATCATTTAATGACTTATAATCTTAAATTTATAAATCATCTTGACTTCAGAGAAATAGTTGAGTAGCTTTTTATATTGCAAATAATCAGCATGGCTTTGTGTTTTGTCAAATTCAAGTTCGGCCATTTTTAATCTAGGCTTAAATTCTCTTATATGAATACCTAATTCTACAGCTGACATATTTCTTAAAGTTTTTTTAGAAAGCATATCAATAGTCATAAAATCTCCAGTCAGTTTATATTATTTATTAAATTCAAAATAATGCTTACGACAAAATGATTTGTACTTATCATCACCTCCTATTTCAATTGTGTCTCCTTCTTTAACTGCTTTTCCTGAAGGGCTACACTTTGCTGTATGGGTTGCTTTTCTTCCACACCAACAAACTGCTTTTAGTTCTTCTAATTTATCAGCCCAGGCTAATAAAGCAGCTGAGCCTTCAAACAATTCACCTTTAAAATCAGTTTTTAACCCAAAGCACATAACTGGGATCTGATGATTGTCGACAATTTTTGTCAATTGAAGAACCTGTGCTTTTGTTAAAAATTGGCATTCATCAATAAGAATAGCTTCTTTTCTTGGGCCAAGATTTAAATAAAGCGAATATAAATCAGTTTCTTTAGAAAATAAAATACATGGCTCTTGTATTCCAACCCTACTAGAAATAACACCTTTATCACGAGTATCAATATCGGGTTTAAGAAGTAAACAACTCATTTTTTGCTCTTTATAATTATTATTAACGGATAACAATTTTAAAGATTTACCAGCTGCCATAGAACCATATACAAAATACAATTGAGCCATATTATTCCTTAATCCATTTAACCCAAAGAACACATTCTGCTTCTTTAGGTTTACCTGTTTTTGTTTTATAAGTATATACTACTTTGTGTTCTAAAAATTTAATAGGGTCTGTTAAGCCTACCCATGTCTTAGTTTCTCTAATAGATTCATGATGACTCAGAGAAATAAGGCGTCCTTCTTTTTCCATTTTAAATGGATGCGGTAAATGTGTCATTCAAATGTACCTCTAAAAGCAAAAAATATACAAATAGCCAAAACTGGAAAAAGAATAACAGAAACTAAGGTATTAATAAACAATTCGCTAAGTAAAAATTCCATATTTGTTCCAAATTATTTTAATTCTTTAAATCTCATTTTATCATGACCATCTATTCGATAAGTCCCGTATTGTCCAACATTATCCACTATATTAACAACAATTTCACCATTGCAAACTCTAAATAGTCTAGCAAGTTTAGTCACTTCATACTTATTGATAATAAACTGGGGACCAAGAATGTCCCCATGAACTGCTCGATTACACCCAGAAACAAAAAATTTACCATTAGGAATAGATATAGAATCAGAATGGTCAATTAAAGAATAAAATGTTGCTCCAAAGACACGTTTTTTAGGTTGCCAAACAATTTCTATATTTGACTTTTTGAGACCTGCATTTTCTATCAAAGACCCAGATATTCCGTATAATTTAGGATTTACATATCCTGGGACTTCATACCATGAGAAAGTGCAAGAACTAAAAAATATAAGACATGCTAATAAGTATTTCATTGATTTATCCCTGCAATGTATTTGTCCATTAATGCTCCTCTATATGTTTCACATATTTCGCTATTAGGCGCCTTTTCGCATAAAGAAGATAGTGAATTTGCTTTATTTTTTAAAGCAGATATTTTGTACTCCGCATCTTTTTTTGATTGTAAAAATCCTTCATGAAAAGAAGTGCTCAATTCAACAGATAAAATATTGATACATTCTATATCATCACCACAAAAGTATTTTGCTACATCTATAGATTCTGACATATTATTAGATGCAATCACCGGAAATGTTACTAAAAATAACAATAAAAGTTTTTTCATAACTTACTCCATTGTGTTTCCTACAATAGAATTAGATTTAAGATATTCTGCAATTGTTCGAACTTCATAAGAATATGTTTGTCCAGGTTTATATTTCCAATTATAGCCGGCATTGTAGCTTGCCAAAGCTTTATTGATATCTCCTTTATGGACTTTTAACCAACTTTTAAGTTCTACATGGCTCCAATATGCAGAATTTCCTCTATCTAATAGTTCTTTAATTATATCAGAATCTGGCTTAGGAGTTCCGGCTAATTTAAGACGGTTCCTAACAGTTTTAATATAATTTTGGAACATACCATAAGCATGGTGGTTTTTCCGGTAAACTACCAAATTTGGGTTCTCGTACCCAGAACTTTCTTTAAATGCTATAGCAGCAAATATATACCCAAGATGCTCTTCATCTTTTTCAAAGTCTCTTGGTTCTCCGTTTTTGTTAAATTGTTGTCCAAAATGGTATGCATAATTTAGATTATCATATTGTTCGTATGATAAATTATTAGGCAAATAAACTGCACTACAAGAAACCGAGACAAATAATAAAGCGATTAATAAATATTTCAAAATTTAATTACCTTTGTTGAAATTTTAGATGATAAACGTGTTGGATTAACTATAGCCATACGACATGTTAATCCATATGTTCCCTGTGTTCCTTCAGATGAAGTGAATCCAATCCATAGTTTCCCATCTGTAATTTCTAACCTAGTAGGTCTATATTCGATATTAGGGTCTGGATTTTCTATAGGCATATCAGGCAATTTACAGTAGTCTAAAATAGATTCCTTTGCCTGATATAATTTATTTAATAGACTAAAAATATCACTTAACGGAATTCCACGTTCTAAAGTCCTGTCAATAATATGACTTTGGAATTTAATATGGAACCCAGCGTTTTCTTGATTTAATTTTGAGTTAATTTCTGAGAAAGCATCAGCGAACTTCCTACGTGCTTTGGCTCGTTCTACATGAATGTTCATTAAATAGTCTCCAATTTTTTACCATAAAACTTATACCAATCAGGTTTTTGAGCGATTTTTTCATCTAATCTTGATTTAGATAAAGATATATCGTCTTCGGACGGTGTATAATCATTATACCATTCTTTAGGAAAAATGAAATCAATTTTTTCAAAAGAAATGTTAAAGCCACGTTTTTTACATTCTTGGACTATCTGTTGTTGGCGAATTTCTAAAAATTTGAGTTTGTTATAAAAGAATTTGACATGGCCTGTACCAAGGACGTAGTTGGCAGGAATTTTGACTGGTTTACCAAAAGCTTTTAAAGCCAAAGTAAACACACGTGGAAGTTCGCGATATTCAGCGATGAGATGTTGATCGGTAAGAAGTGCTGGGTCTAAAAGATTAATACGTGTCATATATCCTCCATTAATTTAAGAATATACTAACACGTATTTTTATTAAAGTAAACTAAATTGTATCAGTAAATGTTCTGTTAATTACATCTTCTTTCTGTTCATCAGTTAAAGAATTAAATCTAACAGCGTATCCAGAAACTCGGATAGTTAACTGTGGGTATTTTTCTGGATTTTCTCTTGCGTCTAATAACATTTCTTTGTTCAATACATTAACATTTAGATGCTGGCCACCTTCGATTCGTGGAGCAAATTCTAAAGCTAGATCTTTTTGAGTAGAATTACCAAATGAAGTCATTGGAACAACTTCATCTTCTTTAAAATATTTTGATGCTAAAATTCTACAATTATTTGTTTCTGTATCTACTAAAAAGATAGTGCCATAAAAAGGACCCGAAACAAGTTGTCTTGCTTGAATTGTCATTATTTTACCTCGTACATGTATGGATTAGTATCGTTAATATCTTTAACAAATCCATAGAATTTTTTATTGACATATAATGCAATAGCATTTTTATGTTGGACCCATGCTAAATTATATAACTTATCAGAATTACCAAACGCACCTTTAGCTTCATTTAAAATCATAATCAACACCCAATAAAATATATAATAGGATAATAGCCAGTAAAAGCTATTGTACTTGTTAAAGCATCAATAAAATCAAAAGTGTTAAGTCCCATAGGTTCTTCAATAATAAAAATTGGAGAATTTAAACAACGTCCTCTAAAACGATTATGCCAACTTGGATTGGATAATGCTCTTCTAGAAGCTTTAATAAACTCTACACTTTTAATAGGTTTAATGCCGATCTTTTCAACATGGCCATTATATTTTAGTTTTGTGTCTAAAGCAGTATGACCGATAATAAAAATATCTCTATGTGGATTTCTTAGTTTTTGTTCTAAAGCAAATTCTGATATTTGAGTAGATTTATAAGTCTGTCTTCCAAAATCTAATTTACATTGTCTATATTCGTAGACTATACTAAATAATGAACGTGTTACAGTCCTCATTTTATTAGTATCATTTGCTTCACATTTATCTAAAAATTGTGTCATTAAATCATAATAGTTCATTTGTTTCTCCTAATGGCCTTACTAGATGAAATAGTAAGGCGTAGTGATAATTTAAGTTAAAATAGCCTTTTCTAATATTTCTGCTTTGGTCCAAGTAATGCCAAAACATTCCATTGGCGTTTTATCGTTAGTAAATAAATTGTTTACTAGTTGTTTGCACTCAGTTTCTATGAGTTTTAAATCGGTTTCTGTCATAGATTTACTTCTTTAATTACAATTTTTTCTTTATACCCAGGATAATCACATGTAATATAACCAGCTTGGCTTAATTTGCTTTCAAACATCCAGTCTTCTAATTGCTGTTCACCAGAACATGACATAAAATCCATAAATGCTTTAGCCAAGTGATCATCTATCTCTATAGTAATTTGCATATTATCTCTTTAATTGGAAATGAGGACCATCTTTAAATGTTTTCCAATCACCACCCCATTCTATAGTAATACCAAGTTCATTTGCTGCTTGTTTCATTGCTTTGGCAACGAGTTCAAATTTAGACCAATCTTGCCATGGGATAGCTTTATTAACTAATGGTCCTAAGTCTACGGCTTCACCTGTCAAATGATAAGAATTCATAGTTTTAGAAACGCCTTTTCGGACATTTTCTTTTTGCTGTTCTACCGAACGTAGGCCTTCAATAACCATAAAATCTATCTCGGTTATTTGAATTGCTCGCTCTACAACTTTAACAAGCTCAGGTTTAACGCCTTTTAATCTATCTTTTGATCTTTGTGATAATACGTACATAAGTTTCTCCTTTGTTTGCTTATGTACGTATTTATTAAATTAGAAATCCTTATATCCTGGTGATAATTCACTAAGCATGTCTAAAAAGTGTTTAGAATCTGCAGCTAGCTCATCTTTGTTAACTGCTAACAGAATAGGTTCATTAAGTAGATTATACTTTTTAACCATTGCTTTAAAATATGCTAAAAGATGATTATCAGTTTTTACTGATACATGGATATCGTCATCATAAGAATCAAACCCGTCATCATAAGTAGTATATCCATAAATGGTAAATACAACATTTTTTAATTCTTCTAAAGGATTTTCTACATCAGGGAAATGCTTAGTTAATAAAGGTTTTAGACTTTCGCCATAAGAAGCAAGCACTTTATCTGTTAGTTCTAAAGTAATCTCACACTCAACCATATCATGTTTAATTCGTCCACCTTCTTCAAAATCGCCTACTTCAGCAATTAAATCAAATAGTTCTTTATCGTTAATAATCATTTTGTTTCCTTAAAATAGATGTACCATAATTAATATAATAAACATTATCTTTATCTAAGCAACATGCCCCAATGAAAATTTTATGGGTACAAGATTGTAATGATGATAATGCTTCTTTAAATGTTATTGCATTAACTACAGCAAGTTCATTTGTTAAGATGCTATGATTGCCTACATAAGCAAAATCATATTCACTATTATTAATGACCCTAATAATAGTTGTTGGATGTATTTCGGTCATTGAATTTTATCCTTAAACCGTTCTTGTGTCCATTCGTCAAGTCGTATAATAAAGTCGTTATCAGTAGGGCCTATATATTTTTCTACTGCTAAAATATGAAGTTCTACTACAGAAGACGTATCATTATAAACAGCTTGGGCCAATTCTTCTAGAGACCCTTTAAATGCTCTAGAATAACATTGACCTAAAACACCTGAACTAATAAAACTGGCTCAGTTTGTCGTTTTACAGATAAATTAGGATAAAAATATTTTACAAGATTAATAAACTCTTCAGTTAAGTCTGTCATAAATCTAGTACCTTAATTAACAATTTAGCCTGGGATTTTGAGCAATATTTAGAGATATCATTCAAATCAACCCATTTAAATTGGTCGTTTTCTGGGAATGTTTTACCATATTTAGTATACATACTAGTACATACACAGGTCTCAGCATCAGGAAAGTGTTCACTATCATATAAAAACAAATGCATGTTTTTGCCTTTATAATAAAAGTGTTCGCCCAAATCAATTAGTTCTTCAGGGTCTTTAACATCAAAATTTGTTTCTTCTTTAACTTCTCTTAAAGCAGCTTCTAATGCTGTTTCGCCTTCATCAATATGGCCTTTAGGAATACCCCAATAAGGAGTATTGGTTGCATGACATAAAAGAATTTGTTCGTTTTTTATAAAAATAATTCCAGATGAGATTTCCATTTTTATCCTTAATAGTCAGCGTCATATAATCGAGACATAAGGCCTCTTAACATTTTTGCTTCTTCATTAGATAGACTTAATGATTCGCGATAATTAATGTCACTTGGGATATCTGAATTATTTTTTAAAGTGTCAAATAAAACATCCATGCCATGTTCTGTAAATTCTACATCCTCACAGAACAAATAATGATCACTAGATTCGCTAGTGATATGAAAAGCTATATACATTTTATATCCTCTATAATTGAAAGAGTGTAATTAAGACTATATTTAAATTGTGTGGATTCACTCCATGAGACATCTCCTCGATATCCATACATAGTATCATAAACTATAAGAACACGGTCAGCACCATTATCTAATAAAAAGCCATAATAAATTGTAAATTGACGGTCTTTAACACTATTATAGATATAGCAGTCTTTATATCCTAAAGTGGTTTTTATTTTTAAGGCGCTTCCAATTTCAATTACTAAATTAGGGTTCATTTTCTTTTAGTCTCTATATAATTGTTTATATTTTCTATGCGTTTTAATTCTTTTTCTTTTTTAATAGACCTGTAATTAACCGCATACTTTAGGCCTTCATAAATGAAAACCATAATAGGTATAACAACCATAACAGAACTACATAATAAAAATACTTGACCTTTAGTAAAATCTTCTGAAGAAGTTTCATCAATTAAGCCAGATATTAAAACTGCTATGCAGGACCACAACAGCCAGAATACTAAAATTGTATCAATCATTATAACTGTCCTCGCTTAGAATTAATATATGACTCGACTTCTCTTCTTGTACGAGCAAATGCTTCTTTTTGTTCGTATGCTTCTCGAGTTTTATTGTGTTTCTTAGTATCATTGATTTCTTTATAATTTGCAGCATATATGTAAATATAAAAAATCCAGACCATAGGACAAATTATAGATGTGACTTTAGTATAAAGCGGCTTGTTTACAATAGGATATAAGCACCAAAAGAAGAACGTAAATATAATATAATTAACCCAAATCATTTTGTAGTTCCTTTAATTTCGTCAAGAAGACCAAAGTAAGCGTTAGGATAAAACAATAGAATAAATGGTGTCATTGCTAGCCCAATAGAATACAGTATCGTACTCAATAAATCTGTAGAATAATATATAAAGAAAGGCCAAACTATTAAAATATACATCATTATCATAAAAATAGTGTTCATCATATAAATATTGGACAATTTATGCGGTACACTGTAATATCCACTGTTATATCTATTGTCATTATTACTTAATGAAATTACAACATCACCTATTGTCTCTTTGTCGAAACCTAAATTTACTGTTTCAAACATGACAAAGAATCCTAAAACTATACAACTTATTAAAAATAATAATGAATATACAAATCCTGCTCCTGTGTTTGCCCACATATCAAATGGAAATATATCGTTTCCAGCAATCACAAGTAAAAATATAAAGACAACTTTGTTGATTTGAGATAGTAAGTAGTTCATAATTTTTTCCTACATTGCATAATATATTCTTCAAGAAAAGTTAATTTATTTTCTGGGATATCTAAATATTCTTTTTCAAAATTAAAAATAAATTCAATAAGATCAACATTAGTGTTAAAGCATTTTCTATAAGATTCAAAGGATGAAAAATAATGTGCGTTGTCTACACCAACAAAAAAAGTAATAGTTATACCATCCTTTTTAAAACCAAATAGAACATTTGTTGATTTTAATGTATCTTCAATTTGATCAAATGATATAATGGTTTTATTTTTGTCGTCTTTATAAGAAGTAGAATAACACCATATGGATTTAAATGGGTACACTATATCATTTAAAGAACAGTGATTCAACAAGATATTTTTTATAGCATTAGCTTTAGCTTCAGGCATATTAAATAGTGGAATCACATAAGAAGTATCGCTTAGTTTTGAATATTTAGAAATAGGGTCTACTAATCTTAGTACTTCATTAAGCCATTGTTGCATTATAACCTCCTAGTAAAATGGGCCTTTCGGCCCATTAATCAGTTTACTGATTATTTGTTAAAAGTATCAACATATAATTCGAGTTCAGACATATTAACCGAAACATTAGAGCTTTCTGTAAATGTGTCAACTTCTGTAATAATAGTATCAACATCTACTAATACATGGTCTGTAGAAGCCATTACATCTTCAGGTAATTTGATACCTAATGCATCAGTTTCTTTGTTCAATTTAATAACTTCTAAATTAGCTTTAATTTCTTCTAATTTATCAGCAAGTTCAACAACTTTTTCTGCAATCGTAATAATAGATTTTTTACGATTTTCAACTTCGGTTTCTAAAGCTTCACCCAATTTTTTATATTGCAAAGCAGCGATAAAATATGCTTTTGGTACGGCTTGTTCTTTGCTTTTTAAGAGACGAATATGGTCTTCTTTTAGTTTACTGTTTTTAAAGTGGTCTTGAGCCTTGGCTTTTAAGTGCTCAATGCTTTGAGTTGCAGTAATTTCAGCATGACGTAAACTATCAATTTTATTGATGATTAACGTCGCAGCTTGGGTATAACGTTCTTCAGCAGATAAATTGCTTTTGAAGAAAGAAGTTAATTTAGTAGATACGAAGTTTTTAGCAGTTTTTAATAAGCTCATTTTATTTCCTTACATGTATTAGTTTCAAAATCAACAATAATATTTTTACGTTCGATGCCAAGATTAATTAATTTAGAAATACATTGACCTTGGATTTTTTGGTCTTCTAAACCTTTAGAAATACTTTTAGATAATGCACTCCATGAAAAACAAATAACTATTAAAACAACACAACCAATTAAATATTTCATGATAGACTCCATTTGTTTTGATGTGTCTATAGTATTATAGATTTTTTGTGTTGTAAACATTTATTTTTAATTTTTTGAAATTAATTTTCGACATTGGTTTATGTATGCTTTGCGCTGGTTGTCCTCTAATTTTTCTAGATACGTGGCTTTTTGATCTTTAAAATTAACTAATCTTTCACTTATCTTATTAAATGTATCAGATTTAAGATAAAATACAGATCTTTTAGATTTAAATTCAAAATAAGCTATAACAGTTCTTGACACATTTTCTCCCGGCTTCACTTGTGTCCTAGTACTTAATGGAAAATTCAAGTACATTGCAGATGTGTATTCAGCCAAGAAGAAAGTCACTTTATCGACGTTATATAAGAGCCAGGACAATATATCATCTTCATTGATATATCTAAATTCAGATTCGGTTTCAATTAAAAGCCCGCATCGAAGATCTGAGACTTGACATTTGCCAGCTTCATAAGAAGGCTCAAAGCTTTCTGTTATGACAGAAAGTTCATCTAAATTATAATTCATTTAGAGATTCCTTTATTTTATTTCTACATGATTCAACATAAGCCAAGCGTTCGGAAGATTTTATGTCTTCAATAAATTTAGCTCTTTTATTTTTAAAATCATCAAACTCGAAATACACACTATTGAAAAAATCATCATCTAAATATACTGCATATTTTTTGTCGCCAAGCATAAATTCAGATATAACCATACTAGTATGTTTTGGTGCTTTTGAACCAAGACATATTTTAGTTAATCCTTTTAATGGAAAATTCCCATATGTAGCATAGTCGTAGTCAGCACAATAAAATCTAACAGAACTTACATTATGGTACATCCAATTGACAAAATACTTAGTATACTGTTTATTTTTTCTACGTAAATCGGCAACTAGATACCCACCTTCTTCGTCATCGAATAATGTAATAAAATCAAAATTATTTTTCATAGATGTGTCCTTTAATTTTACGTCTGCACTTTTCGATATAAAATTCTAATTCGCTTGTGTACTTAGTGGTTTCAAAATTTTTCTTATTTTTACTAAAACCAAAAATACCTTTTAAAACACCTCTTGCTTGATTATTATCAATAAACAATACATGTTCTTTATCGTTATACATAAACCTCAAAGCAAAAGTATCTTTATATATGTGACCATTTTTAACAATAATATTACTAGGCTTATCAAGCGGTAAATTACATGCAAGAGCACAATTATACTCACACTCATATAATGTAACATAATTTGTATTAGTATACAAAAAATCTAGAATCTCATCAGAGGTCCAAGCTTTCTCAATATCATTTCCTAGAACACGTAGTTTCCAAAAAGTGGATTGACGTATATCAGCCCAGATAACATTAGTATCTTTGCCTGCTTCAGGTCCTTTAAAAATATCAATCATTATATCCTCTCACAAAAAGCCCAATTAGCATGATAAACTGAAGCGCCTTTAGTATCATTCATGCACACTAAGTCTACAGGAGACACCACTCTATATAAAACAGGTTCTCCACCTAATGAACGCACAGCTCTTCCGGCATAAATTTTAGCCAAACCTAAATCTTCAGTAAAGAAAACTCGGTCTAAATTTTTCTTACGACCTTTTTCAGAAATAGTCTCAGTTGTTTCTGGTGGAAGTAACATATGTTCAATACCACATACAGAAGAAGAACCATGATAAAAAGTTTTCATTATAGACTCCGTTTTTAAATTATGTCGCTATTATACACACAATTTTTAATTTGTACATACTATAAACGAAAAAAGGAACCTTTTGGTTCCTTTAATTTTAGATACATCCACCACAAGAACTATGTCGCCAATCTTCTTCGTTAATATGTGGATAAAGAGCATATAAGATTTTTTCGATATCTTTAAATCCATGTCTTTTTAAAGACGAAACTAATGAGTTAGTATCGTGTTTCAACATTAATTGGACCCAACTTTCTGGACTTAACCCTGCTGTATAAGAATCCCATTCTTCAGACCAATCGTCATCAAAATGCCAGGTGTCATAAGATTTACGTGTATCAAATTCTTCATTACCTAAACCAGTTAGGCTAATTCCATCGATACTAATATTCCATTGTCCAAAGCATAGCGTTGGATAAGACCCAGTCCACTCTACAAAAATTTTCATGTAATTCCTTATAAACATACCACAATTGCAGTTAAAAATATAAAAACCATAACAGGAACATACCAAATGGTTTTTATAGCATCATTAGGTTTTTCTGAGTCAAACATGATAATCTCGATTAATAATAAATAGTATTCCCAACATAAATTTTGTTTGGATTTGTAATATTATTTAAAATTTGTAAATATTCAACAGACACGCCAAGGTTCATAGCAATTTCGCTCAGTGTGTCATTAAATCGTACTGTATATGAAAATAAATTTGAATCACGATTAATTGACGCAGTTAAAAAATCAACAGAATTCAGAACTTCAAAAGTCATCACTTTGTCGTTGCCACTATTAAAGCCAATACCACGATTAAGAATAGAAACGATAGTTGTACCTTCACCTGTTTCAGAAGCACCGATGATGTTACGTGTATCAACCATAAAACGTGATAAATCATCTGCAGAAGTTAAAATAATTTTCATAGTATTTCCTTACCAAGAATAAGCAAAACCTGCACCAAGAGTAGAATTAGATTTGTTATCAAATGCACCAGACATTTTTAATGTTACATTTGTGTTTTCTGGATGAGCACCAAAAGCGACAGCTACAGCTGAACCAGATTTATAACCACCAACACCTAAGCCTAAAGAAATGGTTTTAGAAAAATCTAATGGAACATTATTCATAGCAGAAGCAGAAGCAAATCCAGCTTTTACTTGGTCCATTTTTCCGTCAACATCTTTAATATATCTATTCCAGGATTCATTTACAGTTCCTTCGTGAAAAGTATGATTAAGATTTGGACTAATCCAATTATTATCTGATGCAATTGAACCAGAACTCAAAACTAATAATGAAGCCATAAAAATAAATTTTAAATTCATAATTTTTTCCTTGTTTGTTTAAGTAGGATAATAATAACATATATTTTGTAAAAGCTAAAACACTTTTATTTAAAAACAAAAAAGGTCCAACATTTCTGTGGACCTTAAAAGCAACTTCTTTTATTATTTATTTTAAATTTGGTACACCTACGGGAATTCGAATCCCGGTTACACGCTCGAAAGGCGTGGGTCCTAGACCACTAGACGATAGGTGCATTAAAATGGAGGAGAGTATGGGATTCGAACCCATGGAACAGCGTAACTGTCCAACGGTTTTCAAGACCGTCTCAATAATCCATCTCTGACAACTCTCCAATATAATTAAAACAGTAGACTATAAACAGTACCTTTACAATCTATAGGTTGTGTTTTTGAATATTCTTTAAATAGATTTAAATAACCAATTTCTTCAGGTTCCCATTGTCCTTCTAAACCATAACATGAACAATGTGAGCCGTTAACTTCCCAAAATATATCATTACTATCTTTGAAGATTACAGTAGCATACCCAGAATAATCTTCATAGTCATAATAGGCTAGAACGATTTCTTTATCATCTAAAACATCCGTAGGGATTTGGAATTCATGACAGATGTCTTCTTTTGAAGTAAACAGTTCCATAAACACATTAGTTTTCATATCAATATCCTCAAAATTAATTTTGGCGGTCTTACCGAGAATCGAACTCGGTGCTGTTCCGTGACAGGGAACTATGTTAACCAAAGTACACCATAAGACCAGTTTGGAGCGACCTAGGAGAATTGAACTCCTATCTTCTGGGTGGAAGCCAGATATAATACCCGCTATACCAAGGCCGCTTAAATTTGTTCTACATCTGTAATTTGACCTAAATAGAATGAAATTCTATATTCTATAAATTTGCTGCTATGATAAGAAATTAAATCTAAGTCACCACTATATTCTAAAATATTATTTTTAAAATGTAAGTGATTTTTATCAATAGTGAATGTATTAAAATTTGGTTCTAAATCTTTTGTCTGAAATTCTAAACCATTATGTTCTTGGTTAAAATTTTTGTGTTTAATTGATTTAATAGTAATCGTATCATACACACCCATAATATTATCCTCATGTTTATCAAATGAATATCCACTCACAAGGTATCGATGATACATTCTAAATGAATATTGATTTGGTCTGTACGGAAGGATTCGAACCTTCGACATCTTCTATCCAAAAGAAGTAGCCTACCAGACTGGCCTACGTACAGTTATCTTTTAGTACTCCATTCTTTATTAGTTGCTTTATTAACAGCAGTAGAATAAGAATTTTTAATATCTTCTGTAACAGAATAGCCAGTTAACATAGTAGAAATTAAAATAACATATCCAAGCATTAATAAAATACAAGATAAAAATCCTGCAATAATAAGAATTGTACCTAAAGTAGTCATATTGTTCTCACAAATTATTTGGTGACCCACCATGGAATCGAACCATGCTCCAACGCTTATGAGGCGTTCGCTTTCAACCAGTAAGCTAGAGGGCCAAATTTGGTGGTACCGGGTAGACTCGAACTACCGAAGGCCGAAGCCTGGAGATTTACAGTCTCCTGTCATTGCCGCTAGACTACGATACCAATAAAATGGTACACACTACAGGATTCGAACCTGTGACCTAGGGCTTAGAAGGTCCTTGCTCTATCCAACTGAGCTAAGTGTGCATTATTAATAAATTCTAGTTTAAAACTTATTAATAATGGCAGGATATTCTGCCTAAACTTAAACTCTGTACTTATTTATAATATCTAAAACAGTGGATTCGTTTTCCTTCAATTCCAAGTAAATGTTATCTCTAACTTCAGTATCACTGATATGCCACTTCATAGCATCTATCAATAAATCTCTTGGGATCATATTAAACAATTCATTTAATAAAGCAACATTATTTTCTAATTCTATATCAAATAATTCAAAAATAGAATCATGCACAGAATTATAAAAATCAGTATACTCTATATCATACTTTGATAAGTTTTCAATAAAATTAATCATATTATACCCCAACCCGATTCTAAACCCAAGAAAATGAAAATAAGGTTTATTTACATAATTCAGGATATGACCGTTTAAACTTGCTGTTAGAAAGCAAAGCCTTTACCAATTTGTCACCAAATCTTTTCTTGACACTTTCCCCAGATTCTTCATAATCTAGTTTAATGTTTTTCAATATTCTTTCACCACCCGTAAAGGTCATTTTAGCTTCATACCCCTTCTTGGAATCATAGTTTATGAAATCTAATGTCACTTTGACACTGAGTCCTTTATTCGCGTCATGGTTAATAAAAATTTGTTTTCTGTTATCATCCAGAACTGGAAACAAAATCACATATTGGTTGCGTGAATATGTTTTTTCTATTTTATATTCTGGTAAAGCAGATTCTGTGAGAACACTTTCAGTGATAAATTCTTTAAATGACTTCATTTCTCATCCTATTATTTTGATAAATCGTTACCAACGTATCTTTCCAGCCCGACCTTCAGCAAGACGAACTCACGTAAAACAGATTAATGGTCTGCCGCTTAAACCACTCAGCCAACTACCCAATATATTTGGCATTCTTTTGATAAGATTCTATTGAACCCAATTCAGAAGTATGCATTGAAATAGTTTTACCATTTGTGAACTCTATAACTATATTTATAGCATAAATAGAGGTGGTATTTTCGTCAGAATTAATAATATTCTTCACTTGTTGGTAGAAGAATATATTATCACATATATTATGAAAGCATATCACCGAACTTCTAAATCAGGAATAACCACTGTAGGTTTAAAAATAACTTTATAATGATAAGGGCTGGCTTTGGCACTGTCGACTTGTTCAATAAAGAAAGTTACATTATCAGAAAGTCCAAGCATATGTTTCTTGTATTCATTAGGTCCAGTTTGACAGACAATACCAAGAACACGATCTGTACTTGTATTATCACGGGTGCACTTACCTTCTATTTGAAGCATATAATCATTAGTGATACCATTATAAAATACAATACGGCGTTCAATTTTAAAATTATCAGAATCTTTACTCAGATTACGTGATACAACATCTGAATCATTTGGGCACCCAGTTAATAAAAATACAGCACCTAATACTACACATGATAATAGTTTTTTCATTGATAAACCCTTTTTGTTTTTCTTACTAAAATAACTTGGTGAGGAGTATTCATAATATAAGCAAATACATCTTTATCATAATCACGTGGGTGGTAATACTCATAGACCGCTACACGAAATCCTTCTTTAGTAAATCCTAAGATGACACCAACGCTAATGCCTTTCCAGGGTCCTGTAGATGAGAACGAGACAATATCTCCTACAGATATTAAATTACCTATCATGTCTTCTTTAGGAGTTCCCTGCATTAATTTAGGGTGAATTTCTAATTCTGGGTCTGTCTTTAAAATTTCAGAAAAACCTAATTGGTTCTCTGCCTTAAACAGAGAAAAAGCTTCTTGAATTGTCATCACCAGCCCTCGTCTTCGCGTTCTTGATAATTATAATAAGTATCACGTTCTTCGCCGTTAGATTCTTTTTTGGATTGATTTTCAAAAAAACGTTGTAGTTCTCTTGCTTCTCGGATTTCTTTTTCTGTCATAGTATATCCTTACTCTATCTCTTTATTATCGCCCACTTTATATTTTTCTAAAGCTTCATCTTTAGATTTAGCTTCAATTTCGTATAAAATAGGAGTGTACCATTCGCCACAAAAAACCGAATCGTTTGAGTCTATTAAATCAGCATGTTTATCAATATACTCTTTGATATCGTCTGGGCTATCTAAAAATTCTAGACACTCTTCTTCGTATCCAACCAATTCAATAAAATGTTCTAATACTGCAATATAGTATTTTTTATTAAGGTGACTAGTATTTAATCTAAATACTCTTCCTGTTGGAGGAACCACCGTTTGCATTCCTATAAGACCTTTATCAATCATTTCTTTAATGATTGGAAGATCTTGGATTTCTGGCCGTTGCATAATATTCCTTAAATTTAATCACGAAATTGTTTTTACAAAATTCGGAAAAAGATTTTTAATAATAAAAATGTGGATTATTGCAGAAATACCTGCACCCATAATTAGCACTACAAATCCTAAAATAAGTCCAGCCATCATAGCATATTGCATATCTTCAGGAACACTCATAGCCCGTTCGTATTCAGAAAAGAATTTCTTTTGAACCAGCCAATCATAAATGTACCAAAAATATAACCCACAAGAACTTGCAACTAAAGTTAGCCAATAAATAAACCCAACAAAATTTTTAGTGCTCTCATTTTTCATAATCTATTTCTCACAATTTTTGTTAACGAAACTTAATAACCAAGTTCTTCAATAAAACCATCTAAGGACCAATTGTATTTCATTTCTGATTTACTGTAAACAAATATTTTAGATTTTTCTATTTTGTCATAATCTTCTGGATTAACTTGGTTTGCTAAAGGGCACACTAATTTTAGCCCTTCAATATTAGGTGCAAATCCAACAAATAAAAAATCTAGGTCTTTTAAAGCGTAGATTTTAATCATTTAGCTAATCTGCTTCAAAGGTTGTGTGATAATAGGTTTTTCTACAAAATATACTTTCATTTCGTCGAAAACACGAATAAATTCATACTCATATTGTATAGGTTGGCCAAGAATAGTTTGTAAAGCTTTTAATAAATTATTACTTGGAAAATATTTGTCTACAAATTCTTGAGAAATTTTTGATTCTGAAAGTAATTTATCTAAATTTGTTCTAATACCATCTTCAATGTCATAAAAATCTTCATTACAAAGATCTTCGCCACCATGATAACTTGGCTTAAAGATCATAAGAACATTTGAGAACATAGTCACTTCTTCTAGAGTGAGGCCATCAAAATACTGGGTAGAAAAATCATCTGCGTCATTTTCCCAAGTAGTAACAGAAATTAAATATCCTGATTTAACATTTAAGCCATTAATTAATTCTTTCATTTTATATACCGTGTTGTTTAAAAGAATTTAATCATATACAAGAATATTTTTATGCGATTAAAAACCAAAAAAGAGACCGAAGTCTCTTTTAATGTTAAAAATTTATAAAGTTGTTTTTAAAGCTTTTTCTATGTCTTTTAAATTAAGATTAACTTCTGTTTTGGCCACTATAGCTTTAGAAATATTAAATTTCTTAAATTTTGAAGAATTTAAAATAGTTTTTAAATCTTTAGCTTCTATGACATCTACAACGTCATTTTCGTTTTTACTTCCAATAATTACAGCACGATAGCCTTCAATTTCATCATATTTAGAAAATCTATATTGGAATTCTACACTAAAATCTTTAGATTCATTCAAAAATTCATCAAATGTTTTCATTTTTAATCTCTGGTGTTTAAATTTATAAGTATTATATCACAATTTTTATGATTGTAAACTGTTATTTTAAATATTGGACCATTTTATCTACCATATCATCATCTCTGACATTAAACAAATAATCTACTTCTTTGCTATTTTTCAGTATTTGCCATTCACCTGCACGATGTCGAACAAAAGTATATGCTCCTGATTTGAATGAATCACTACTAATTTTTTTGACATGCTTTATCTTAAGGCCTTCAACCTCGGCCCATGCCACAATTTGTTGGGCCGAGGTTAATCCATAATTTTTACGCTTAACTTCTGTTATGAATTCATTAAATGTTTTCATTTTTCAATTATTCCTCTTTGGTGGTTTAAACATACTATCTTCTTAAATTACGTATGTAAACTATAATTTGTCTGTCCAATCCAAATCAAGTGGTTCAACATATTCGTAATCTAGTATAATTGGGACTTCGTATTCGCCAGAGATTTTAAGTTCCCCAATATCATAACTTAATGTTATATGAGGAGTATATTCTGGATAATCATGGGTCCCACCTATAATCATACCATAATCATGTCTTTGTTGTAAATACTCAGACTCGTATTTAAGAACTAAACATCTCTTCCCTGATTGCGATACAAAAGTGTCTAATTTACCTTGGTTTGATAATTTAAAACTACCAGAATTCGGAATGTAATCTACTGGTTTTCTTGAATACAGGATAGTACTATGCAATTTTTCTCTAGGAACCGGAAACGGGACCTTTAAGTCCCGTTGTAATTGTTCAATTGCATCTAGTGTCACACCAGAAAACTTAGCACCGACATATGTCCCAGTGTTAGTCAGCACCAATAGTTCCTTCGTCTTCTGTTACTTCTTGAGGTTTTAGATTCTCGATAGCGTCATAGATATCTTGGATTTTAACTTGTTCTTGTTCTTGGTCAAGACCTAACAACGCAATAACGTTAGCTAAAATGCCTTGAAGCTTTTCTTGTTCTTGGGATAAAGAACGTACTTTATCTTCAGCATCAAATGTACGAATTTTAAGAACGTTAACTTGGACTTGTAAATTTTCTAATTCAGAGTTTTGAGTATTCATATTTTACCTTTTTATAAAAATCTTGTAAAGAACTATTATTTTCAATAACAATATCACCTTCTAAAATAGGGAGGTCTTGTTCAGTGATATGGCTATCATTTGTAAGTGTATTTTTTTTAATGTGAATAATTTGGCCATTATTGTTTCTTACAGTATCAATTTCGTGTAATTGACGACAATCTGTAATAATCACAACATGAGATCTAGGAATTAGTTTATCAATGTAATTGAAAACCATATTAACCCAATACATTTTATCCATGCTTACAACAATATCTGTTCCAAGGGTCTGTAGGAACTTTCGAATTGTAAATTCATTATTATTTATAACAGGGATTTCTGGCATATTACCTTTAAGACCATGGTTTTTTAAATATCGAATACATCTAGTCATATAATCTTCGAATTGTTCTTGCGACATATCTAATTTATATTCACGGTCAATACCAGTTCCGTCAAAGTCATCATATGTCAATTCAAACCCATTATAGTTTTGCCAATTTATACTCAAAGTAAATTTTAGATAATCAGCAAAAGCCATAGTATGTGTAGTAATATTATTTTCTTCACATATGTCTTCAATAAATTTAGCACAAGTATTTTTACCAGAACGTTTTTTGCCAGTCAAACCAATAATCATAATTACCTCATAGAAGGGTGTAAGTTTCTACCTATTGAAATAGCCGAATCTTGGATAGATGGACGAGTCACTATAATTTTATTATTTTTTTCTATTTCGAAATATTTAAAGTTAAAAGTAACTGTCATATATACTGCTGGATCGCCTTCATTATCATACCCATATTCTATATCTGATATAGAAGAAGGCCATGCGCCATAATAGTTGAATGATACTAAAGATTCTTTTTTATCATTATCTAATATATGTAATATGATACCTTCAGGTTGTCCTGATGGGTCCCAGGCACTATTATTATGAGTGATATAGTTATTAATTGATAACATCCATTTGTATATCTCGATATAAGAGAGGAGCTCCTCGTCTAATAAAACTTTAGCTACTAATTCACCATGTTCAAGTGTCGAACCAGGTAAATTTGATCTACCAAGACCTTTTGTTCCTAAAGGAACTTCAGTAATAGGTATTCTAACATCAGGTAGTGTAAAGCTTTGGACATTTAATGTAAATGCTTCTGTTAATTTACTATCTGGTATATCAATTCTAAAATTTGTAGAATTTGTTTGATTAAAAAAACTCATATTAGTTTCCTTGATTTATTAATTTATTAAAAGTATAGTATATTCTATATAACTATTAAGTAATAAATTAATAACTATATGTTACTATTTCTAAAGAAATCTGGAGCTGCGCTCCAGAATTTTTATTATTTTATTAAGTTCTTTATATATTATATATAACTATTAAGTAATAAATTAATAACTTTACGTTATTATCTTTTCCAGACTTTAGAAGCTGCAAATCTTGAACCTTGAGACATAAATTGCTGAGTAGGCATAAAAATAATATTAGACCAATCTTGTGGTTTAACTTCTATTATAGGGCCTTTAATATGTCCAGGTAAATAAGCTTTTATCATCTGATCAGAACCATGCATTCCTCTAACACTACTCCAATTAATTTTTAATTTAGTTTTAGAAGAAATGTTACTTGTAGAAGAAAACCTTTTTAATAGTTCTTCTAAAAATGCTTGTCTGGCTTTAGGTGGTATATAATGAAGGTTTAATCCATATAATAATTGATTTCCGTTTCCAGCAGTTTTTGCACCTAAGAAAATGATCAATGGAAACTTATCCCAATACGGGAGAGTATCTTTATTTTTGGCATCATAAACATAAGTATAAATTTTACCGATTTCTGGTACTTTAGTTGTTTTTGTTCTTACACCAGTTTTTATAGTTTCTTTAAACCATTTTATAGATTTATTATTAACAGCTGCGCCTTCATTTCTTATTTTTTTCTTTAAAGTACTTCTAAAGTCATTTACAATTGCAAGTTCACGTTCTCTACGTGATAATTTATGTTTAGATTTACCTTTAATAGCTTCGACTTCTAATGCTTCTTTTATTTTATCAGAATACCGACTCATTGCTGATGTGAATGTGCTATATTTTATTCCTTTATATTCAGCAAACTTTTTAGAAGACACAGTTCTTCTAACTTTAGCAAATTCAACACCTAGTTTAATCCAATCTTGAGCGGACTTTGGTAAAGCTATCTCTTCTTCAATTTCAAATATCATCCTTTCCACCCCATGGTCTTTAAAGACCTTTCTGTTACTATCTTAAATTTGATATTCATTTTATCTGCTAATTTTTGAGCTGCTTTCCATTTATCACTATTAACCTGGAATGTGTATATTTCTTCCATAAATCTTTTTTTAGCCTTAACAGTAATATTAGCAGGTGGTCTAGGTTGTTGGGTTTCTTTAAATGGTTTTACTTCAAATAGAAATTCTTGTCCACTTTTGAATTTAGCCCAAAAATCCATAAAGTATCTTCTTTTCTTACCATCTGCATTACTAAAGTATGGAATTACGACTTCTTCAGAATTCCACCTAATACAATCTGGGTTATTATCAAGCCACTTCATAAAAAAGTGTTCCCAAGACGATCTATATGTAATTTTTCTCCAATCACCCTTATATTTGTCTTTATGAATTGGCAAGTATTTTCCTTTGTAAGCCATAAGTTCACTCCTTTATAAATACTTATAATAATATTTATAATAGGGGGTTCTATGATTTTTTCTTTTTTCGATCCAATCGAATATAGAGGCAAACCAACAACTAACATATTCAGAAATTATAAAGTTTATATAAAAAGAGTACTATCAAATTATAAACTAAAAACATACTATATTTCTGGCTCACCGAGACCAGAAGAACTTGCAAATGCTTTATATGGTAACCCACAACTATATTGGGTACTGTTAATGATTAATGATAATTATGACCCATTCCATGGCTGGATTAAAGGACAAGAAGCCTCATATCAGAGCGCTATACAACGCTATGAGAACGCAGGAGGACAACAAGTACTATACCATATAGATAATAATGGTGAACGTTATTATAACCTAGTAGAAGATCCTGATAACCCAGGCCTTTGGTACGATAAAGGCGATAAAGATATGGAACACTTGCAATATAATGGGCCTTTAGCTGCTATAGATATTCTTGAAGATTCAATTCTTAAAAACGAAGAACGACGAGAAATAAAAATAATTGACCCTAAAGAAATTCAATCTTTTATTAGTGCAATTATTAGAGAGATGGAAAAAACACTATGAATATCCAAAATTCTTATATCCAACCATTTTTTGGTGTTGTTGAAGATCGAATGGACCCTAAGAAATTAGGACGTGTCAGAGTTCGTATATATGGAGACCACCCTTTTTCTAAAACTAAAGGTGACGTGGCTGGTTTAGAAACTGAAGATTTATTATGGTTCCAAGTATTATTACCAGCAACATCTGCTACTGAATCCGGTGTTGGTAATTCTCCAACTGGTATATTAGAAGGCTCTTCAGTTTTTGGCCTATATTTAGACAAATATAAAACTTCAGGAATTGTTTTAGGGACTTGGGCTGGGATAAGAACAGAAATGCCTAACTACACAGAAGGTTTTTCCGACCCAAATCAACAGTACCCTACTAAACTTGGGAATGATTTAAATGATTTATCTCTAGGTGGAAGAATAGGTAAAGAATCTATTGTTAACGTAATTCAAAATGATAATAGAGAAACTGCACCGAACCCATCAAATATACCTGCAGGCGAAGAACCTGAAAATAACAGCCCAGAATTGACAATAGAAAAAATGTTACAACGTGACGAAGGCTTACGTTTACGTTGGTACCCAGATAATGGATATGCAAGTATAGGTATAGGGCATTTAATTAAAGCACAAAAAACATCAGACCCAGATTTAATTAATAAATGGATTTCAGAACTTGTCGGAAGAAAAGTAACAAACGGAACCATAACAATGGATGAATGTATGTCCATTTTTAAATCTGATATTAAAAAAGTTAAAGATGGAATAGTTAAGCACCCTACTATTGGTCCGATCTACAAAAAATGTAATGCTTCCAGGAAAATGGCTTTAGAGAACATGGCCTATCAAATGGGATTAGGTGGTCTTGCTAAATTTAGAAAAACTCTAAAATTCATGGAAGAAGAGAAATGGGAAGATGCTTATATAAATCTACAACAATCACTTTGGTTTAGACAAACAAAAGGACGAGCGTCAAGGGTTTCTTTGATTATTCGTAATGGTAATTTAGAATCATACGGCGAAAAGACCCCTAGTGCCGCTAGGGCGTTCTCTTTACAAAAGAATATAAACATAGAACCTGAAGATCCTTTTGTCCCTAGCGACACTAGAGTGATGTTTGAAGAACCAAAAACAGATTACAATAGTCAATACCCATATAATAAAACCTTTGGGACTGAATCTGGTATGATTCAAGAATTTGACGATACACCTGGTGCCGAACGTTATAGACTAACACATACTTCAGGAACATACCAAGAAATTTCTCCAGATGGAAGAAATGTACAAAAAATAATTGGGGACAATTATAAAATAGTCCAACAAGACGACCATATATTAGTCCAAGGCGATGTTAAACTTGTTATTGGCGGTAATTCTAATGTTTACATTATGGGGTCATTAAACCAAACAATTGATGGAAGTATAAATCAAACTGTTAGAGGAAATGTTGTTCAACATGTAGAAGGTAATGTTAAAGCGACAATAGACCAAACGGCCGATATTCTTGTAAAAGAAGAAGCCATGGTTACAGTAGAAAAAGATGTAACAGTTAACGCTAATCAAAATGCAGAAATAAATGTCAAGGAACAAGCAACTGTTAATGCAGAAAATATTTCTGTTAATGCAGAAAAGAAAATGAACTTTAAAGCAGAAGATGTAGATTTTAGTGCAGTTAAAACATTTTCTGTTGATTCTGGTGTTCTTACTAAAATTACAGGTGCTAACGTACAGGTGGGATAATGAATTATTACGATAAAATAGACGAAGTTGTCTCAAACTTCACCCATCCATGTGAAGGTGAAGTGCCAGATGGGTTCTATAGACGTGTTAAGTGGGAACTGTATAATCCATCAAAAGAAAATAAAGGCCCAGGAAATGGCGAAGAGTGGGACACAGAGATAATTAAAATAGGGACTAGATTATACGATCAAAACCCTTTTGGGCATAAATCTGAAGAATTTCCAGAACCACCTGTAGAAGGAGAAGGAGAAAAATGTAAATTCTGGTCCAAGAAAATAGGGGTTTGTTTCACATCACAAAAAGAATTATCAGATTACGTGGAATCTATTGGGTCCAAGCTTTTACCGGGCAATAATTGGTATGGTGCCGATTTATCAAAATCACATTTATTTAAAACAGCCAATGAATATAATATGTACCGTATAGAAAATGCTGGCGGGACCTGGACAAAACTAGGACCTTCTATAGATAAACGAACAATGTTAATGGTTGATAAAGATTATAATATTTTAATTAACTATGATGGGGTTGAAGGATCTAGATCTGCTTACTTAAAACATTATGAAGACAAGCCTTGTGCTTATGTTGGTATTCGTTTAAATCTTGATGTTGATTTAAGTGTACCAGGTATACCGGAATCAGAACCACCTACAATAGGAAGTTTACCACCAGAATTACCAGCATTGATATTTGCTGCTAGAAGTTTACCAGCAATAGGTTGTATTCCATTTAAAGCTAAATTTCCTTATAACGGGTTATCACAAGCAATAGTTGAAGCATGGAATGAATCCAGACGTTCATTTAAATTGATGTGGGCTGATATTCCAGGTTTACCTGAAGGCGAAGGTTCAATTTGGAGTACGATGTATTCTGGTGTATCTATTGCTATGGAAGAACTTGGCAATGCTGCTCTAGGGATGTGTCAATACGTGCAACAAATGGCATGGAACGCATTTAAAGAAATAATTTCTCAAGCACTGAATATAGTTGGGGCCGGATGGGATTTATTAAAATCATTTATTCCTAAAGTGACTATTCTTGGGATAACTTTTGATATTGAAGATATTTGTACTTCTGGCGATGGATTACAGAAATTAAAAGATGCTTTTTCTAAATTTGACACAGAAAAAATAATAGAAAGTATATATGCATTTATTGGAAGTGCCTACGAATATTCTGTAGAATATGTAAAAGTATTTTCTCGTGATTTAATAGATGCGTTAACAGATTTATATGATTATTTGTGGTATGTGTTGATGACAGCAGGTGTTGCTTTATGTAAGACCCTTGTTAATTTAGCAGAAATCTGGTCTATCCCACCATGGATTCCAAACCCTTTATGGAATGTAGTTATTGCTGTAAAAGAGTTAATGAAACAAATCGAACCATTAGATATGATTCTTAAAGGTGGATTTCCTGGTTTTACGGCATCAGATTTATATTATATGGTCGAACGAGAAGTTAAAAAAGTTATAGACGAAACTTATGCTAAAATTGAATCATTTAAAAACCAAGCCATAGCTTTATGGGAACAAGTAAAAGAAGCTAAAGATAATTGGCAGCGAGAATCAATAGGATTTAAACAATATCTTAAAGGCATGTATGGTGCTGTAACTGAAGAGCTCACAAAACAAAAAGAAGCCTTAGTTAAACAGGCTAAAGATATATACGAATCATTATTGGCAAAATATGAAGCATTAAATATAAATATAGATACACTCAAAGCTTCTGTTTCTAATGTCTTAGAACTTGCATTAAATGAATTAAGACAGCTTCCTTTAGTCGCTCAGATAGAACAACTTCTTTCACTAATAGGCACATCATTCGATGAAATGATAACGACTATTAAAAACGGTATAACTGGTGCGCAATCACTATATAAAAATTTTACTGATGGAAGCAGATCATTAAAAGATATATGTAAGTACATATTCAGCCAAATATCTACATTATCATTGAGTAAAGTAACACAATGGATTAATAAATTATTGAGCATATTTGGATTAGAAATAAAGTTTCCTGAACTAGAATTGTGTATACCATACGTAAAATACGAGGAATAAAATGGATTTAATTAAGAAACAAATAAACAGTATTCCTGAAGTATACACTTCAGCTACTTTTGACGAAATAAAAAATGATTGGATTAACTGGTTAAGAGGGCAAGATGAATTTAAAGACTATGATTTTAAAGGTTCTAGATTAAATGTTCTTTTAGATTTATTATCTTATAATGTCCTTTATATCCAACAATTTAGTAATTCTGCTTTATATGAATCGTTTATAAGAACAGCTTCTTTAAGGTCTTCAGTTGTTCAGGCTGCACAAGACATGGGATATTTTCCATCTTCTATGACTGCCGCTGAATGTTCTATAATGTTAGAATGTACGCATAAATTAAAACCACAAAGTATTAAAATCCCAAGAGGTACTAAATTTTTAGCTTCATCTAAAGATGGCCCAACTCAGCCTTATAACTTTGTGGTAAAAGAAGACGTTAACGTTGTAAAAAGTAAAGACGACAAATATTACCCTATAATTAACTTAGTCCAAGGGCGTGTTGTTAGAACTGAATTAGAATACGACCCAAATCAACAGATTTTGATTCGTGATAAATTTATGGATAGACATACTGTCCGTGTTATGGTTAACGGTGTTAAATGGGAAGACTGGACTGAAAAGTCAATTGTTAATATCTCTGGAACTAGCCATGTTTTTTATATGAGAGAAACTATTGACGAATATACTGAAATCTTTTTTGGTGAAGGTAAAGCCGATTATTCTATTGTAGATGGAAGCCTTCAAAGCAATTACATTGGTGGGCTAAAACCTGTTGCTGGAAGCAATATTGTAATTGAATATATTAGAACAGATGGCGGCAAAGCTAATGGGTCTATTAACTTTAGCTATGCTGATACATTGCAATACGTTTCTGTTGTTAATATAATAGAAAATTATGATGAAACAGAAGATTATATTGGTGCTTTTGGCGGTGGTGACCCTGAAGATATAGAAAGAATTCGTGAACTTGGGCCTATAAAACGAGAATCACAACGTAGATGTGTAACAGCAACAGATTATGAGTCGTTTGTTTCCGAGAGATTTGGACCTATTGTCCAAGCGGTTCAATGTTTTACGGATAGAGATAAACCTGGATATGCATTTATCGCTATAAAACCAAAAGAAGGTTTAAGGTTATCATCGGTTCAAAGAGAAGATATTCAGAATTATCTTAAAGAATACAATATTTCTACCATAACACCTAGTATTATGTCCCCAAATTATATGTTTTTAAGACATAAAGTTAAAGTCACATATTCTATGAACAAACTTTCCGAATCTGAACAATGGTTAAAAGGTAAAATTATTGACCAGATCGATAAATACTACAAAGATGAAGTAGAAATATTTAATAAAAGTTTCCATAAATCTAAAATGCTAACGTATGTTGATGACGCTGATATTTCTATATTAGGGTCATCTGCCGAGATAACAATGGTTAGAGAATTAGAAAACTTTTTTAAAACTCCTATGTCTGGAGTAAAATACAACAATAAAATAATGCCGCGTGGATTACTTAGTAATGTATTTGAATATACTGTTAATGATGAGTTGTCGTATGGTGTTAGATTAGCATCTACTGAGCCTAAAGGTGATCTTAAAGAAGCAAAAATTGTTATTGGACCATTTAGACAAGGCGATATTAAAATAAACCCTTATCTTGGAACAGATTTCGAGAAACTAAAAACTACCGATAATAGAAACAGCTATTTTGTTGTTGGTAAAATTATCCACGAAGAAGATTACATTTATTGGGATCTTGGACAATTGAATGTGACAAGTGATAAATTTTTAGTCCCAAGTATAGAATTGTATGGAACTCCAGGAGATTCTAATATCTTTACAAAAGATGGGTCATTAATTGTATTTGAAAACAATTTAAGACCCGAATACACAGAAATTATTATGGAGCCTATAGCTTAATGAAAGCACCTAAAGTTACTAGTCTAAGAATAATAAAATTATCTGCGAACCAAGTACATGTCAAATGGGACCCAGTAGGAAGTAATTTTTATTATTTTGTCGAACTAGCAGAAACAAGAAATAACGGAACTCAGGTTCCGTTAGACAAATTACAATGGCAATCATTGAATTACAGTTCTGATAATGACCGATTTATTAGTATTGGAATAACTCCTAATACCCATTATATGATTAGAGTTTCAGTAAGGGCTAAAGGGTTTGAACAATCTGACTGGGCTTATACAGAAGAATTTTTAACATTTAAAACTAATGCGTATTCTTTTGATCATATGAAGGAGTTTACACTATCTGAGAAATTTATTAGTGAAAAGTTTATTAATAACAATTCAAATTATGTTAATTTTAATACAGATCAGTTATTGGCTTCATTGATGTCTGAAGATTTCCAGTTTACAGCAAAATATAGCGATGTGTCTCAGGTTTCTAATAAAATTTTAAAAGAAGCTAATTTCCATGAAATACAAGGAACACCTGAAGGCATAACAAGGGTATGTTCTGATATAAACCGGGTTATGCCTGCTGAAATGGATGGCGTTTTATATCTGTTTGAGAGATTCCAAAATGTTGTTAAGGTGTCTAATGATAAAGGCCAAACATGGAAGTATTATAAAGCTTTAGATGACCGTGTAGGCAATCCAGTTTCTAAGACATGTATTTACCAATCAGATACAACTTCATACGTATTAGGATACGATAGAGTGTTTTATGGACGTAGAAGTTCTGATGTTAGATGGTCTGATGACCAACACAGATTTTCAGAAACAGATTTAACATTTGCTAAAATTGGCGATACTCTGAATTTAGGGTTTGACGTAGAAGTATTTGGGACTCTTTCATTTTTACCTGGTAATGTAACAAGGTTTGCTGAAGCTATTGCGGCTAGTAATGATTTTTTGTATGTAGCTGCTAAAAACAATCTTAGATTTTTAGATTTGCAAAATGCCGAAGTTGATATGGACGAAGGCTCAATATCTTATGGCAAAAAATTATTTGATGAAACTACTATCAAAATAACAGATAACGAAAACATTGTTGTTAAAAAAATGGACATTCTTAACGGTGAGCTCTATGTTTTAGTGACAGGAGAAGTTAAAAAGTATTTTGATGACCCTACAGACCCTAAAAATGTTATAGATTCTAAAGATAAAGGTGTATATAAATTAGTTGACGGTTCTTTTATTAAGGTATTCGGTAATAATAAAGAAGAGCTTAGAAAAATAGAACATGAATATACTAATATGTCTACAGATGGTAAAGAAATATTTATTAGTTATGCTAATTTTAAGTATACAGAATACACCCAAGATGATAAATTAGAAAATGGAATTAAGTATATAAAAACTGAAAGTGGTCTATCGGATAAGCATTATCATATGGGATCAATTAGGTCTTCTGATGGTGAAACTTGGAAACCATATTATATGAGTTATTATGCAGAACCTTGGTTTACATGGATGAATAGAACTAAAACCAGGGTGTGGATTAATAATGATAATAGACCTGTTGTTATATACCCATCAAAAACATACACAAAAATAATCGATACCGTTGGTCCAACAGGTGAAGACCGGGTTGTCAAAGAAGTTTGGGATAAAGGTCATGGCACATTTTATTGCAAGAATGTATTCTTTGAAGGGTTTAAACAATATTCTGGTGGGGTTTTAATTCATAAAAGTTCTGGCGAAATAGTTGGTTATTATGAATACAATTATCGTGTTCGTGATAACGCTCAGATTATATGGATACCTAAACTTATTTGTCTAGAAGCAACTTTGCAAAATCAAGTTCACCCAGAAATATGGGAACCAAAACATAATGAAGGTGAAAAAGACCCAGATTTAAGGCCTTTATTAAACACAATGATTCCAGATAGTTATCTATTACAAAATAGTAATTTTGAAAAATTCTGTGAGTATTATCTCCAATTTTTATCAGATGGTAAAAATACACATTACAATAAATTACTAAATTTAATACGTAACAAGTACCCAAGAGAAACTGATTCTGTTGAATACTTGTGGTCTGAAATAAATAAGCGAAACATTTATTTAGACAAAGAAAAAAGAGATCAAGTTATTAGATTTTTTGAATCAAGAAAATCAGACTTCTATAGTACAAAAGGGACTGAGGCAAGTTATAAATTCCTATTTAAATTATTATATAATGAAGACGTTGAAATAGAAATAGAATCTAATTCTGGGCTAGAATACGACATCGTTGTTTATTCCGATAATATTAATGAAGACATAGTTGGAAGAACAATATACACCCCAACTGGTCGATGTAATGTTACATATATCGAAAGAGAATACTCTGAAGGTAAATTACAATGGCGTATGACGATTCATAATATGATAGGACGCTTTTTGGTTGGCCAGAATGTTTTAGGCGAACGTAGTGATTTTAAAGGTCAAATAATCCAAGGTATAAAAGGAAAGGAAATATTATCTAATAAAGAAGACCTAGCTAATAGATCAAGAAGCTATTATGTTATGAAAATAAAATCTAAACTACCAACTTCTAGATATTCTTCTGATGTTTTGAGATTTGTTCATCCTGTTGGATTTGGATTTATTGGAATAACTCTATTAACAATGTTTATTAATTCTGGGTTATCATTAAAACATTCTGAAACTATAATTAATAAATTAATAACATATAGATATGATTCTGGATATCCTTTAGTTTGGCCTGATAGAGTAGCAATATTAAAAAATGATATCATAGAGCGAGACCCTGTAACAGGTGATGCATTATATACTTTGCATCCTAAAGCTGGTGAAGATTTTGATATCCCGGATGATTATGATAAAAATGAAGGATTCATTGGTCCAGAAAAACCGTATACAAATATGGCTGAGTATTTAAAAAATGTTCCTCCTTCTAAAAGGAGAAATCATTATAGTCCTTTATTTGACCAATCTGGATTAACTTATTCTATATTCAGAGATATGACTACGTTGCTTATTCAAAGAGATAAATATAGATATAAAGATAATATTAATAATCCAAGAGACCCTGAAAATCCTACACAGGAGAAAGTATAATGGATTCAGTAGAATTATATAGATCGGTTGTTACATCAAAGTTTAGAACCGGTAAATTATTAAGTTTTTATGATGCAATAGGTGATTCAGAGGCCAAAACTACAATTTATGTTGGTTTTGGCCGACAGGAACCTTGGGCTGATAACGAAAAAGATATTGGATTCGCTCCACCTTATCCAATAGATGATGTATCAGGTGTTTCTGATATGTGGACACATATGATAGGTTTAATGAAGGTTGATAAAAGTTTAGTTGACGCTTTAATTCCTAGACGTGATTGGGGAGATTCAAGATATCCTAACCCAAGAACATTTAATATTGGTGATATTGTAGTTACAAATAGTGCGCCATATAATCAGACTGATATAGGCGATGGGTGGAAAGTTTACCGAGTTATTGATATCCCAAAAACTGGTGTGTGTTCGATAAGCAATATTAAAGATAAAGAAGAATGCATTAAATTAGGTGGAACTTGGACACCATCTTACGAATCTGTGTTTCCACCAAAAGGACGTGGTGATGCTGAAAAAGGTGGATTAGTGGATATGGAAGATGGATATCTATGGGAATATCTTTATACTATTCCACCTGACGTATCTATTAATAGATGTACAAACGAATATATTGTTGTTCCAACTCCAGATGAATTAGGACAAGACCTAGAGCGCTGGGGATATGAAGACAATTTATCGTGGCAACAAAACGATAATAATCTTGTTTACAGACTTAAAGTTGTCACATTACGTTTTAGAGCGTTTATGGATTCTGTATATTTTCCAGAAGCTTCATGGCCAGGGAATAATGGGTTCAGACAAATATGTGTTGTTATTAATCCATTAGAAAAGAAACAATTTCCAAATGATAAAAATGTTAAAGCAACTAAAAACTATTATCGAGTATCTCAAGTAGAACGACACTCAGGTGAAATGATTTATTTAGAAAACAGGCCTCCTATAACAAGGTCAATAGATCAAACAGAACTTATTGATTTAGTTTTCAGTTTTTAAATTAGGAGACTTCGGTCTCCTTTTTTGTATAAATAAGGATATATAACGAGGACTCAATATGCAAGAATTCAAAACACTTATTGACACCGGTATTAAAGGAAATTCTTCAACTGGGGATATTTTATACGACGGTGGCGAAAAACTAAATATCAATATGAACAATATCTATAATACTTTTGGCGATTATAGATTATTTGATGAAACACTTCAAGGCCAAGGAAAACAGAAACTTCATGCCACTGGATATTACCAAAAACATACAAGAATGTATTATTTAGATACTCCTGAAGGCATAGAAATGGGTTCACTTCATGATGTTGATACAAGTTCAGGTAAATTAGATATTAAACTTCCAGCTGCTAAATTGGGCGAAGGAATTGTCATTATCAATAGTAATGGGTCTTTAAGTAAAGACACCCCTGTAATATTATCTGCTTTTGGTTCTGATACTATTTTAGGACATGGTGCAAGATTATCACTTGAAATGCCTAAAACAAAAACTACACTATGGTGCACACGTCAAGACCAAGGTATTGGTGTATGGGAATACAGAATAGAATCTATGTTTGGCAATCATCAACTTGCTGTAGATTCTGACTTATTACTAGATACATCCGAAAAAACCATAGAACTTGGAAACGTTGACCACTACAATACAATAAAACTACTTCTACATGGTGTATCTCAAAACCAAAAGTCGTTTAAAAGCTCAGAAATGTTGATATCTATTTTACATTCTTCAGGCGAAGTTTATAAAACAGAATACGCAGTTTTAAAAAATAATGGAGATTTGTTTTCAATAGATTTTGTTATAGATTCTGGAATTTTAAAGGCTAAAGTAAAATCATTATCAGGAAACGTAGCTTTTTCTATTAAATCTATTGGAACTATTAAGGTAGGAGCCGTATGATACAAGTAATTAATATTGGTAATACTGTCGATGACGGGACTGGCGACTATTTACGTAAAGGTGGCCAAAAAACAAACGCAAACTTTAAAGAAATATATCATGAATTAGGCGATGATAAAATCCTACATTCTGCCGGAGCATGGAAAACATTTACTGCCAAATCTGGTGCTTTAACACCGTCTTTTGGACAATCTTTGGCTCTAAATACATTAGAAGGCCCAATAAACATAACTTTACCTAAAGGAACTGCATCTGATTATAATAAAGTTATTAGAATTAGAGATGTGTGGAATTCTTGGGAAAAGTCTCCTGTTAACGTGATTGCATCTAAAGGCGATACAATAAAAGGTTCTTCGGGTTCTAAGAAATTTGACAAGAACTTAATGGACTTAGAACTAGTATATTGTGCTCCTGGGCGTTGGGAATATGTAGAAAATAAACGTGTTGATAGATTAACAAATCCTAATATGTCAACTGTTATTAAAAGAAGTATTATTGCTAAGCAAGGTCAAAAAGATTTTTTAGATATTTTCAATGGCAATTTATATAATACACGTAATTTTGATGTTTATCGTCGTGGTAACATTTTGTACTATGGTGATAATTCATTTGATAAAGTAAATGCTGATTACGGATCTCCAGACGGAGCTTCTAATATTAAAGCACTTGATGGCAAAAATGTTAGATTAAAAGATGCGTGTGAAGCAGGTGACGTAATTACTTTTATTTCGTTTTTAGACGGAATTGATTCCTGGAAAAGTTCTTATAATAGAAAAATTGTGGCTTTAGTTGATAAGGCTTTAAGTTCAGAAAAAACAATCCCAGGTCGATTAATATCGGTCGATTTTACAAAATGGCCACTTGAGATATCAATGAATGATTTTGGGTTCTTTGACGGTGAATCTGCGAATCCATATGCATTAGAAGTTCTTGTGAATGGTGTTCAGTATACTCAATTAAACGATGCAAACACTGCGACAATGACCGGTGATTATGAATTTAAAATGGTTAATGGTAAAATAGAATCTATTGTCTTCCATACAAGATTGGCTCATAATGATACTATTGTTCTACGCTGGTTCAATAATGACATAGGAACAACTCTTCCTATTGAAGAAATAACAGCTATAACAGACCAAATGTACGTTGCTTCAGAAACTGTAAGGGTTTCAAATAGAATAGCGTATACTGATACTGATAATCCTTCTCAGAAAACTAAAATTTCTATTGATGACGATGGCGATTATAAAGTAAATAATGTGTCTAAAATGTTTGACTTATTTTATCCTATTGGGACAATTTATGAAAATGCTCATAATGCAGCGAATCCGGCTACATATATGGGTATAGGAACATGGGTAAGATATGCAGAAGGTATGACAACGGTTGGTTGGAACTCTGATTCAAATGATAAAAATTTCCATTATAATAATTCGGATTTAAATGCCCAAGGTATTCCATCTAAAACAGCTGGTGGTAAAGTTGGTAAAGCATTTATTGCTTTAGAAAAAGCAAATCTTCCTGGAACCGAAACTAATGAAGAAGTTCTTATTAAAGACAAGAATGGGACTATTATTATTGGTGGGTGTCAATTTGACCCTGATGATGAAGGTCCTGGATATGATAAGTATAGAGAAGATAAAGCAACAATTGGGGTTAAATCAGATTATGGACGAGAATTTAGTTTAATTCAACCGTCTATTACTACGTATAAATGGATAAGGGTAGCATAATGAAGAACAATAACGTATCACATTCGTCTCCTAATTCTAGTGAAATATATTATGAAGTTCATAATGATACATTAGCAGGTAATAGGGTTCCACTAGGAACCCAAGATACAAGACAGTCAAGTTTAAACACATACCAACCTAATGTGCAGGCTGCTATAGACGATCTTAAGGGATCGTTTTTACCTTTAAACACATTAATCTATAACTCTGATGGAGAAAACCCACAGGGAGCTTCTCAAGTGGATTTTATAGATTTTAGTGGGACCGTTGAAGGAACTGGACCTACTATTGTCCAAGTTTTTGGCCTGCCCGTAACAGTTAATGGTGGTGATACCGCATCTGAAGTTACAGCAGCGTTCGAAAAACTTGCACAAGACTTGGTTTCTAAAAATCAGTATTTTTCTTTTGTACAAAAAGAAACTGAGACTAGACTGACAATCAAATATATCGATTATAGAGACCATGATGCTATAAATATGTATAGTAATGGTATTAATGTATCAACAGAACTTCAATCTCCAGCTAAATATGGATATGGGACTTGGGTTAAATTAGGTGTTAAAAATGAAACCTTAGGAGATACAGAATTACCAGTCCATATATTCAAAAGGATAGCATGATGCAAAATACATATAAACATATAAGTGACAGTTCGTCTTTTGTCACTTTTAATCCAGCCAATACACAGTGGGACCAATCTATTAAAGATGTCCAGACTGCTTTATCAAAAATTGGTTCATGGGCTATGATAGGTAAAGGATTACCTATCTCAACAGAAACATTAAACGGGATAATTAGAACTGCAACTCGTGATGAAGTTCTAAAAGGTTTAGGTTCAGGAGCGGTGACACCTAAATATTTAGAAGAACGTCTAGCTCATCCTCAAGCAACAGAATCCGTTTTAGGATTAACTAAATATGCTAATAATTCTGAAACACTAGCTGGGTCCATTAATAATAAGGCTGTTGTTCCTACTGGATTAAAACATACATTAGATTCTAGAACTTCTACTGAAGGAAGAACTGGGTTAATTAAGATATCTTCTTTAGCCGCAGCGGCACAAGGTATTGATGACACAACGGCTATGACTCCTAAAAAAGTCAAACATGCTATAAACCAATTATCCCCGTCTTATGGTGTTGCAACAGAAAAAAATAGTGGGACCGTTAATATTGCGTCTATAGGGCAAGTTGCCCAAGGTCAAGCACATGACGGTATTGCAGTTTCTCCTAAAGGTTTTATTTCAACTAGGGCCACAGAAACACAAGTTGGTACAACTAAAATAGCTAATGTTGCTCAAACTAAAGCCATGACTGATGGGACTGTTGTTATTTCCCCTAAAAATTTGGCTCAACTTAAAGCATCAGATTCTGAATTTGGATTAGTTAAAACCACAACAACTATAGGCAATTCTGGTGCCAATCTTGCACTAAGTCCTATGGCTCCAGTTGTCCCTAATACAAGAACCGTAAACAATAAGCCTTTAACAGGAAATATTTCTTTAAATTATGATGACGTAGGTGCATACTCTAAATCACAAGTATGGACTAAAACAGAATCCGATGCAAGGTATATGCCTAAAACAGATATTCCAAAACAGTCATTTTATACTTATTTTGATGCATGGGATTTAGGTGGTAAATATCCGATTGGGCGTGGCGGTTATTGGGCAGATATAGGCCAAACTAGATTACCATTTGGTGAATATACACGACTACAATTTAATCTGACATTAAAAAATACATCAGATCTTAGACCGTTTGTGTTAAGAATATGGCAAAATGGAACATTAATAAAAGAACATTCTAGATTTATAGGTTACCCAAACAATTATGATTTTACAGATAGATTATTAATTAATGGCAAATTTAAAGCTGGGGATATTATTAGGGCAGAAGCCACAGCCAATGGTGGTCCTAATTACAGATATAATTTAAGTACATGGTACCTATTATTCACATAAGGAAATATAATGGATAAAATAGAATTACTTCCACTGCCATTTGTTGACGGCCCAATTAAAGACCAAACACAGATAGAATGGATTTTAAATAAAAAAGAATGTTTAACCGGAGCATCTAAATACGGTAAATCGGACGGGGTCCTTAATAGGGTCCCAGCACAATTATATGAAAATATCAAAACGCTTGAAGAAAATGACTCATTATTACATGGGCAAGTAAATGAATTGATTGATTCTGTAGATACTATTAATGAATCATTAGAAATTGGTAACAATAAAGATTTAATAAAAACAATTATTGAAACCAAAGAACGAGCTGATATATTTGAAAGCGTTATACAAAGCAATTCTGATGACATTTTTAGCTTAGACGAAGATATTGTAGATCTGAAGGGAGAAGTTGGTATTCATAATCCTATTGATACTGTAAAAAGAACACTTCGTGATGACACATTATGGATTAAACGTGAAATGGGTTCTTATCCAGGTCAAGATATCAATGGACAGAATTCTCAAGAATCTTTAGGAAGCGGTATGAAAAGACGTATTATCGATACTGCAACACAAACAGTTGATAATACTAAAAGAATATCTGCGTTAGAAAAAACATGGAGCGATTCTGATGTTGGTAGTTTAACTATTGAAGTTGGTAAATTAAGAACTGAACTTGGTAATTCTTCTGATCAAGAATATTTGTCTGTATATAAACGACTTTCTGTTATTGAAGATAACGTAGATAAAGGTAGTGAAGTCATTAGTGATATTATGACTAAAATAGGTTCTGGTAACATTTCTGAAGCTGTTAATGAAAATAGTTCAGAAATAACTAAACTTAATGAGGAAGTTCTAGGCACGTCTGGAGTAAAAACTAGAGTATCACGTATAGAAACTAAAATTGGAAATGACACTACACCGTTTACTATTCTTTATGATATAAGTAAAAACACAGAAGGATTAAAAGATTTAAATACGACAGTCGGTGCTGACACAAGTTCAGGTCTTCGTGGACAAGTTGCATGGATTCAAACACAAGTTGGCCTTGGAGACGAACCACCTGCTCCAGGAACGGTTTTGTCTAAAATAGACTTGTTAACAAATAGCACTAATGAACTTAGTATAGATGTCCAAAATCTCCAATCTGAAGTAGGTAATAATAAAACTGGTATTAAGGGAACCGTTATTCAATTAGTTAAGGCTATTGAAGGAACTGATCCTGAAGGCACAACGGTTAAAGAAATAGGAATTCAAAAAGCTACTGAAGATATGTATGAAGTTTATGACAAAGGCATGCCTTTACCTCCAGAAGATGGTAAAGCTTATATATGCCGTTATAAAACTTGGTATGCTATTCCTACTTCTCTTGGTGTGTTTACAGCAAATTATAATAAAACTGTTGAAGAAGGTCTTAATGATGTTGCAATAACTGATACAGTGATAACTAAGCTATGTGAACTCACTGATGGCAAAATCTCTATATTTGATACAGGATATTATGAGATAGATTTTGAATCACTTATCCCTAAAGAGTTTTCCGAAAGAAAAATTAAATTTAGTTTATTTAAAAATGAAGAAGCTTTTTTTGAAACAAGCGATTTAATTTCTACTAATAATTCTAATGTGTTTAAAGAATCAACTATAGTAGAAATAGCGGAAAACGATAATATTTCTATTAAAGTAGAATCACTTGATTCAGATTTTTCTGAAATAACGTTTGGAATTAAAATACAAGTAAAACCACTTATATAATTTAAGGACCTTCGGGTCCTTTTTTTGGAGTAAATTATGGCTGGATATAACGCATATAATCCTAAAGAATTAAAAGATGTTATCTTAAGACGTTTAGGAGCACCAATTATTAACGTAGAAGTAACAGAAGATCAAATCTATGACTGTATTCAAAGGGCTTTAGAACTATACGGAGAATACCACTTTGATGGGCTTAATAAAACATACCAAACATTTTACGTTGGAGAAGACGAAACATATACAAAAGGAGTTTTTGATTTACACCCATCGGTTTTTGCTGTTACACAAATAGTTCGAACTAATGTTGGTTCTATAACATCAATGGATGGCAATGCAACTTATCCCTGGTTTACAGATTTTTTAATGGGTATGGCTGGCATAAATGGTGGGATGGGTTCTTCTTGTAATAAATTTTATGGTCCTAATGCCTTTGGAGCAGACCTTGGATATTTTACACAGTTAATGCAATACAGAAGTATGATGCAAGACATGTTATCTCCACTTCCAGATTATTGGCAAAACTCTGATACAAACCAATTAAAAGTCATGGGTAATTTTAAACCAGGCGATATTATTATATGTGAAGTTTATGTTAAATCGTATATCGATGTTCCTGATAATATGGGTGCAACATCTGGGTACGCTTGGGCTGGCGGTTGTGAAGATGAAGGAAGTGCTTCGGATATATATGATAATCCATATAAGAAGTTGACAGGATATACTGCTGGCGATGATTCTCAAGTCCATCAAGGTTCATATAATAACAGATGGGTCAAAGATTATTCGACAACATTAGTTAAAGAATTAAATGGACAAATCTTAGCTAAACATCAAGGCATGCAATTAGCTGGTGGTGTTACCGTTGATGGTATTCGTTTAATAGAAGAAGCTAGAGAAGAAAAAAGACTTCTAAGAGAAGAACTAGAATTATTAGATGGGCCAGTTGGAATACTAATAGGATAAATTATGTATGATAGTAGCTTATTTGCAAAATTAGAAAATGATTCTGGTTATCATAAAACAAATGAGAGTCAGATACTGAACCCTTATGTCAATTTTATGAAGCACGGAAACACACAAGAATTAGCTGATGTTTTAGTTCAAGAAACAATACAAATGAGAGGTTTAGAATTATATTATATTCCTAGAGAATACGCTAATTTAGACCTTTTATTTGGAGAAGATCCGAATTCTAAATTTACTAAAGCTTGGAAATTTGCAGCATATTTAGATTCATATGAAGGGTATTCCGGTGACAACTCTTTTATTTCGTCTTTTGGGTATCAAGTTAATGACCAAGTTAAATTCATTATAAATCCATCTTTGTTCAAGCATCAAGTTAATGGTAAAGAACCTATTGAAGGCGATTTAATTTATTTTCCTATGGACAATTCATTATTCGAAATAAATTGGGTCGAACCGTATACACCGTTTTATCAAGTTGGAAAAAATGCACAACGCCAAATCGTAGCAGAGAAATTCATTTATTCTGGTGAAGAACTGAATCCTGAATTACAAAGAAATGAAGGAATAGAAATAGATGAGTTTAGTGTTTTAGACTTAGAACCAGTTAAAAACTTAGATGGCTTAGCTGACATTACATCAGACGAATACTCAGAAGTTAAGCAGATTAATAGTGAAGCCAAAGAATTCGTTCAACCATATTATGTTGGGACTGGGCGAGGAACGCCGTTTGATGACTTTGAATAAATAAGTATATAAACAAATTAAATGATGGGGGTGGGTTATTTTTGGACACTGGTACAATAGCTCGTTAAGAAGGTACATAGTATTAATGGGAGATTTATTCTCTCATGTTTCTGTTGCCAGGATACGAGATGATAAAATAAAATATATAAGAGTTCCTATTACATATAAATCTAAAGAAAGATTTGTTCAAGTATTAAATAAATATACAAACCCTTCTAGTCAAGAAAATATTGCTAAAGTCGAAACAGTTTTACCACGAATGAATTTAAACCTTGTTGATATGATGTATAATTCTGGGTATAAAACTTCTCAAGCTAATAGAACCATGTCTAGAGAAAATGGGTTAAGAACATATTCTCAATACGCGCCAACGGCTTTTAAGATGATATTTGAATTAGGAATATACACTAGAAATCAGGACGATATGTTTCAAATTGTTGAGCAGATTCTTCCTTATTTCCAACCACATTTTAATACAACAATTACAGAAATGCATACAAATCCTATTAAAAAATTTGATAGAGATATAAGAATAGCGTTCCAAAGTGTTGCTATTGATGAAACACCAGATGGTGATGTTAATACAAGAAGACATATAGAATGGTCTATTATGTTTGAAGTTAATGGATGGATTTATCCACCTGTTGCTGACATTAAAGGCGAAATTAAAACAGTATATGTTAATTTCTTTAATGAGAAAGTAGAACTTACTCCTGAAGGAGAATTTGAAGAATTCGAAGAATTTGAATCAGTAGATCACCAGGTAGTCCCAGATGACGTTCAGGAAGCGGATTGGGATGGAGAAAGTGTTACTACATATTCTAGAAATAAGCCTATTCCTGTTGATCCTGATAAGCCTAAACCGAGGTAATTATGAGTGAACTTAATATGACGCAACTTTTAGATATTTCTGATTTGCCTGGAGTAACAGGCGAAGAAATCTTGGTTTATCCACCTCTTGAGTTAAAAGAGGTGGTTTCTAATCCAACTAATAGAAATATAGACCTAGAAGAAGACTATAAACAAACAAGACAGACACTTCATCATCAACAACAAATGATAATGGACGCCGCTAAAATATTTTTAGAAACTGCTAAAAATGCGGATTCTCCAAGACACATGGAAGTTTTTGCTACGTTAATGTCACAAGTTACAAACAGTAGCAAAGAATTACTCAAAATTCATAAAGAAATGAAAGATATCACTAACGAGACAACTAATACAAAAGGCTCACAACAAGTTAATATTGAAAATGCTAACATTGTTATGACATCTCCTACAGATTTATTAGAAGAATTTGGTGATTCTTACGAGACTAAAGAAAATGCAAAAAATTCTGGACCATCCTCTTAATGAAGAAATTAAAAATCCTGATACATTAGAAACTAAAATAGAAGACGGGATTAAATTTATTAAATCTCAATGGGATGATAAATGGTATCCTGAAAAGTTTAGTGATTATTTAAAAATACATAAAATAAGAAAAGTTAATATTCAATCAACTAAACCTGAAGAATTTAAAACATTTAAAGATAAAGATAATAAACGTTCAAGATATATGGGCCTGCCTAATTTAAAAAGAGCCAATATTAAAACAGGCTGGACCATTGAAATGATTCAAGAATGGAAAAAATGCCGGGATAATATTTTATATTTTGCTGAAAAATATTGTGCAATAACCCATATCGACTATGGGACAATAGCAGTGCAATTACGTGATTACCAAAAAGACATGTTAGATATTATGGACAATAATAGAATGACAGTCTGTAATTTAAGTCGACAACTTGGTAAAACAACGGTTGTAGCAATATTTTTAGCCCATTTTGTTTGCTTTAATAAAGATAAATTTGTCGGTATATTAGCCCATAAAGGGTCTATGTCTGCAGAAGTTTTAGACAGAACAAAACAGGCTATTGCATTATTACCAGATTTTTTACAACCCGGGATAGTAGAATGGAATAAAGGGTCTATTGAATTAGACAATGGGTCTAAAATAGGTGCGTTTGCATCATCACCTGATGCTGTTCGTGGTAACTCTTTTGCACTAATTTATATTGATGAGTGTGCTTTTATACCTAACTTCTTGGATGCATGGCTAGCAATTCAACCTGTTATTTCATCTGGACGTCGTTCTAAAATTATTATAACTACTACTCCAAATGGCTTGAATCATTTTTATGATATTTGGACATCTGCTGTTGAAGGTAAATCAGGTTTCGCTCCATACACGGCCATCTGGAACGCCGTTAAAGAACGTTTATATAATAGTAATGATATATTTGATGACGGGTGGGAATGGTCTGCACAGACAATCTCTGGGTCGTCTTTAGAACAGTTCAAACAAGAACACATGGCCAATTTTATGGGAACATCAGGTACATTGATATCCGGTATGAAATTAGCTAATTTAGATTGGATTGAGCTAGTCCCAGAAAATAATTTTTACCAGTACAAAGCCCCTATAGAAGGGCATAAATATGTGGCTACTTTAGATTCGGCTGAAGGACGTGGTCAAGACTATCATGCTTTAAATATAATTGATATAACTCAAATGCCTTATGAACAAGTTGCAGTATATCACAGTAATACAACTTCTCACTTAATATTGCCAGATATTATATTAAAATATTTAATTATGTATAACGAAGCACCAATTTATATCGAATTAAATAGTACTGGTGCGACTGTTGCAAAATCATTATTAATAGATTTAGAATATGAAAATATTATATGTGATTCTTATACAGATTTAGGTGTTAAACAGAATAAAAGAACAAAAGCTATAGGCTGTTCTACATTAAAAGACTTGATAGAAAAAGATAAACTTATAATTCACCATAAACCTACAGTATTTGAATTAAGAGTATTTAGTGAGAAAGGCGTTTCTTGGGCTGCTGAAGAAGGATATCACGATGATTTAGTTATGTCATTAGTTATTTTTGCTTGGCTAACAACTCAACAGAAATTTACTGAATATACTGAAAATGATATTAGACTTGCCAATGAAGTGTTTAGAGCCGAATTGGAAGATATGGGTGACGAGTATATCCCAGTTGTAATAATAGATGCTGGTGAAACGACTTCAGAATTTGATTTTAGCAGCCCGTCTATTATTGCTTAATAAATACTATAAACAAATGAGGATAAATCAATGGCATCGACATTACTTTCACCTGGAGTTGAATCTAGGGAAACTAGCGTACAATCTACGATTGTCAGAAACGCTACAGGAAGAGCGGCTCTTGCAGGTAAATTTGCATGGGGTCCAGCGTTCCAAGTTGTACAAATTACAAATGAAGTAGAATTAGTTGACACTTTTGGTGGCCCTAATAATGATACAGCAGATTATTTTATTAGTGCTATGAACTTTTTACAGTACGGTAATGATTTACGTGTTGTAAGGGCTGTTGACACAAAAAATGCTAAAAATGCTTCACCATTATTTGGACAAATTAAATCTAAAATCGTTTCAGGTGGTTCTAACTACACTGTAGGCGATAAAGTTGTTGTAAAATACAATAATAAAACTATTGAAGAAGACGGTATTGTTACACAAGTTGCTAGTGATACTAAAAAAATTGAGAAGATTTTTATTCCATCAGCTAAAATTATTGCACATTCAAAAGCAATTGGCACATACCCACAATTAGGTGCAGGATGGACTGCCGAAGTTTCAAAAAGTACTTCTGGTGTTGCAGGTTCAATCACTTTAGATTCTATTATTGTTGATTCAGGTATTTTACTAACAGAATCTGATTCTGCAAATAGTATTATTACTTCTGAAGAATATATGGAACAAATTAAAGCTTATTCATTACCTGCTATTGCAGCCGTATATCCGGGTGAACGAGGTTCTAATATTGAAGTAGAAATAGTCTCTAAAGAATCTTATGAGAAAAATACGACTATAAATCAATACCCAGATGGTGGCGAAAAACAAACTTCTGGTCCTTTAGTATTCCAATATGGACCTCAAAATGAAGACCAGTATGGTATCATTGTTCGTGTTGACGGAATTATCCAAGAATCTATGATTCTTAGTGTTAAACGCGGCGATAAAGATGTGTATGGTTCTAACATTTTTATGGATGACTATTTCTCTAAAGGTTCTAGTAAATTCATTTATGCTAGTTCAATGAATTGGCCTAAAGGTTTTTCTGGATTTATTAAATTAGGTGGCGGTTTATCATCAAATAAAACTGTTTCTGCTGGTGATTTAATGCAAGCTTGGGACCATTTTGCTGATCGTGAATCATTACATGTTAATTTGCTGATTGCTGGATCTTGTGCTGGTGAATCTGAAGAAATTGCATCAACTGTCCAAAAACATGTTATTTCTATTGCAGATGAACGTCAAGATTGTTTAGCTTTAATTTCTCCTCCAAGAGAGCTCCTGGTTAACGTTCCTTTGGCCAAAGCCGTTTCTAATATAACATCATGGAGAAAAGGTAGAAGTTCATCAGGCGAAGCCCTAGACAACAATATGAACGTTAATAGTACATATTTTGAGATTGACGGCAACTATAAATATCAGTATGACAAGTACAATGATGTTAATAGATGGGTTCCATTAGCAGCAGATATTGCAGGATTATGTGCTAGAACAGATTCAGTTGCACAACCATGGGCTTCACCAGCTGGATATAATCGTGGTCAAATCATGAATTGTATTAAACTTGCTATTGAGCCAAGACAATCACATCGTGATGAACTGTATCAATTAGGAATTAACCCTGTTGCAGGATTTGCAGGTGGTGATGGATTCATTTTATTCGGAGATAAAACTGGCGCATTAGCTCCAACTCCATTTGACCATATTAACGTTCGTAGACTGTTTAATATGCTTAAGAAAAATATTGGTGATTCCGCTAAATATAAATTATTCGAAATCAATGATGATTTTACTCGTAAATCGTTCAGAATGGAAGTTTCTCAGTATCTGGCTGGATTAAAATCACTTGGTGCAATGTATGATTTCCGTGTAGTTTGTGATACAACAAACAATACTCCTGCAGTTATCGATAGAGGAGAATTTGTAGCTTCTATCTATATTAAACCTGCACGTAGTATTAACTATATTACATTGAACTTTATCGCTACAAATACTGGCGCTGATTTTGATGAATTAATTGGACCTCAACAACAGTAATATAAGGCCGAAAGGCCTTTTATAAAAGGATTAAATAATGAATCTTACAGATTTAACACGTGCCTTTGAATCAGGAGATTTCGCTCGTCCAAACTTGTTCGAGGTCGAAATTCCGTTTTTAGGTAATAATTTTAAACTTAAATGTAAAGCAGCAACTATGCCGCCAAGTGTGGTAGAAAAAATTCCTGTTGGGTACATGAACCGTAAACTAAATATTGCCGGTGACCGTACTTATGATGACTGGACAATTACGGTTTATAATGATGATGCACACTCAACTCGTCAAAAAATCCTTGATTGGTCGCATTTAACACATGGCCGTGGTGACGAAATTTCTGGTGCTTCTCCTGCAGAATATAAGAAAACTGCTTTAATCCGTCAATTCCATCGTAATGGTAAAGATGTTACACACGAAGAGACAGTCCAAGGAATTTGGCCTACTAACGTTGGTGAAGTTCAATTAGATTGGGACTCAAATAACGAAGTTGAAACATTTGAAGTAACATTCTCTGTTGACTGGACCGAATAATAATGGGCCTACGGGCCCTTATTAATGGATATAAATATTAGTAACAATGGAGATATTATGTTTGAAACTTTAAAAATGTTTAGCCCTTGGGCTAAAGAAGACCAATCAACGTATAACCAAATAATTAATAATAACAATGATTCTATAACAGCTCCTAAATTTGATGATGGCGCTATAGAATATGAATCTGATTCATCTTCATATAATGTTTTAATGCAACAATTCTTCGGTTCTAATATAAGTCCAGAAGTTAAAAACACAACAGATTTAATTAAAACCTATCGGGCTTTAGTTAATATACATGAAGTTGATAATGCTGTTTCTGAAATAGTCAACGATGCTATAGTTTTTGATGACGACGAAGAAGTTGTATCAATAAATTTAGATAGTACTTCATTTAGCGATTCTATTAAAACAAAAATTCAAGAAGAGTTTGATTCAGTTTTAAATATTTTAGATTTTAGACGAAGAGCTCAAGATCATTTTAGAAGATGGTATATTGATTCTAGAATTTATTTCCATAAAGTAATAGATGTTAATAACCCTAAAAAAGGGATAATGGAACTTAGACGATTAAATCCTTTTAATGTCCAATATGTCAGAGAAATTATCACTGAAACAGAAAATAATGTAAAGGTTGTTAAAGGGTATAAAGAATCTTTTATCTATGATACTGGAAATGAAAGTTATACAATTGGCGGTAGAATATACGGTCCTAACACTAAAATATCTATCCCAAAATCTGCTATAGTTTATGCTCACTCTGGTTTAGTTGATGAATGCGGTAAAAATATTATCGGATATTTGCATAGAGCTGTTAAACCGGCTAATCAATTAAAACTATTAGAAGATGCTATGGTCATTTATCGTATCACACGTTCTCCGGAACGAAGAGTGTTTTACATAGATACTGGTAACATGCCAAATAAAAAAGCAACACAACACATGAACAATATTATGAATGGGCTTAAAAACCGAGTTGTCTATGATGCAACTACAGGTAAAATTAAGAACCAACAACATAATATGGCTATGACTGAAGACTACTGGTTACAAAGACGTGACGGTAAAGCAGTTACTGATGTTACTTCTCTTCCTGGTGCAACAGGAATGAATGAAATAGAAGACGTCAGATGGTTTAATCAAAAATTATATGAAGCACTAAGAATTCCGTTATCTAGAATCCCTAATCCACAAGGTGGTGTTAATTTTGGAATGGGCTCAGAAATAACTCGGGATGAGGTAAACTTTTTTAAATTTATCAAAATTCTTAGACATCAATTTGAGGCTATTCTTTCAGACCCACTTAAATCTAATTTAATCCTTAAAAAGATTATTACAGAAGAAGAATGGAACGAAGAGCGTAATAATATTAAAATCATTTTTAATAATGATTCATATTTTACTGAACTTAAAGATGCCGAAATATTAGAACGTAGATTGAATATGCTTCAAATGGTAGAACCGTTTATCGGTAAATATTATTCTAATAGATCTGTTATGAAAGATATTCTTAAAATGACAGATGAACAAATAGAACAAGAATTTAAACAAATAGAACTAGAATCTAAAGATTCTAAATTTAATGATGAGCCCGAGGAATTTTAAATGGAAGACATAATTGTAGCAATTAAAAATAAAGACCTTGTAGAGGTTAAAAAACTTTTCAGTGAAGCAATGAAAGAGCGAACACTAGGTCTAATCGAAGCCGAAAAATTAAAAATCTGTCAAAATATTTTTGTCGAAGGCGAAGAATCTGACAAAGACGATTCAGATGACAATGAAAAAGACGTTAAAGATACTAAAAAAGATAAAGATGACAAAGATGCCGAATAAGGAGAATTCTTATGATTATTGTAGAAGATGATTTCGACATCACATTAGAAAACATAGAATCTTTTTCTGAAGAAGCAAGTAAACAATTCGACCTTATAAAAGCGTTAGAAAAAACCGATATAAATAGAATTATAGAGAACATTGCTTCTAGTGGTGATTTTGGTACTGCAATTTGTATGGGCTCATTAAACGAAAATATGCCTTTAAACGAGTATATTGTTAAACATGTTTCTTCACGCGGTGAAGTTACAAGAACTAAAGACCGTAAAACACGCGAACGAAATGCGTTTAAAACAACTGGTTTAAGTAAATCTAAACGTAGACAAATTGCAAGAAGAGCCGTAAAAACTAAACGCGCTAATCCTTCTATCCAAACACGTGCTCAAAGAAAACGTAAAAAAGCGATGAAGAGAAGAGAGGCCTTAGGGTTATGAGTGAAATACTTTTAATCGAAGACTGGGGATTACCAGGTGAAACCTTAAACGGAACACCCTTAATTGAATCTTCAGAATCAGACGGCGCTCTTTATATTGAAGGTATTTTTATGCAGGCTGAAGTCGTTAATAGAAATAAACGACTTTATCCTAAAAAAATCCTAGAACAAGCCGTAAGTAAGTACATAAAAGAACAAGTTAATTCTAAACAGGCTTTAGGCGAATTAAACCACCCACCAAGAGCTTCAGTTGATCCGATGCAAGCAGCGATTTTAATAGAAAAATTGTGGTGGGAAGGCAATAACGTGTATGGGAGAGCTAGAGTCATTGAAGGCGATTACGGCCCAGGCGATAAGCTTGCTGCTAATATACGAGCTGGATGGATTCCAGGTGTAAGTTCTCGTGGCCTTGGTTCTTTAAAATCTTCTGGTAAAGGATATAACGTTGTTCAAGAAGGTTATAGATTAACAGTAGGTGTAGACGTTGTATGGGGTCCTTCAGCACCAGATGCTATGGTTACTCCAAAAAGAATTCAGGAATCTGTAGATATTCCTAAAAATATGGAAAATAGTGCTGACAAGGCATTTTCTTTATTATCACAGCGCTTAAAACAAGCGTTATAAATAATTATGTAATTTAACAACAGGACTTAAAAATGCTTAAAGAATTCTTAATTGAAGAAGCACAGAAAATCAATGATGTTTCTGTAGCTCTAGATGGCATTTTCGAATCAGTTGAATTGTCTGATGATGTAAAAGCCCAATTCAGCACTGTTTTCGAAAACGCAGTAAAAACTAATGCTATCAAATTAGCAGAAACCCATATCAATGACTTAACTGAAAAAGCTGAGCAAAAAGAACTAGAGATTAAAGAATCTGTTCAAGCTGCTATAGAAACAGAAATGACCGAAAACATTTCTAAATTTATGGACCATGTATCAGAACAGTGGTTAGAAGAAAATAAATTAGCTGTGACTAATGGTATTAAAGCCGATTTATTTGAATCTATGTTCCAAAGTATTAAAACCGTAGTTATTGACCATAATGTTATTCTTCCTGAAGAATCTGTGGATGTAGTCAAAGAAATGGAAGAAGAACTGGAAGAAAGTAAATCTGAAGTTGCTTCATTATTCGATAAAACTGTATCTTTGCAAGAAAAAGTAAACACTCTTGAAAAAGAAAAAATTATCAAAGAAGAAACTCAAAATTTGACTGAATCACAAAAAGAAAAAGTTGCTTCTTTAATTGAAGGACTTGCTTATGGTGATAAGTTCAAAGATAATTTAGAAGCTATTGTTTCTATGGTGTCTAAAACTAATGAAGAAAAAGCACCTATTTCTGAAGCTATAAATACTACTGATGAGAGCGGTATCAACTATACCCCAGAAAATCCTGTCGTAAAAAACGACCCAATGAGTGTTTATACAGCTGCGGCTAAAAAAATCAATTAATTTAATTTAAAGGTATTAAAATGGAAATCAAAAATAAAGATGCATTAATCGAAAAATGGGGTGGTTTTATGAGCAACCCTGATCTTGGAGTTATCGAAGGTTCTACCAAACAAGCTATTATGGCTAAAATCTTAGAAAACCAAGAAATGGATATTCAAAAATCTCCAGAATATCGTGACGAAAAAATTGCTGAAGCTTTTGGTGATTTTTTAACTGAAGCCGAAGTTGGTGGTGACCATGGTTATGACGCTAGCAATATTGCTATGGGTAAAACAAGTGGTGCTGTAACTCAAATTGGGCCTGCTGTAATGGGTATGGTTCGTCGTTCATTCCCTAATATGATCGGGTTTGATATCGCTGGTGTTCAGCCAATGAATGGACCAACTGGTCAGTACTTCTCATTACGTTCTATTTACGGTGAAGATCCACTGGCTAAAGATGCTAAAGAAGCATTCCATCCTATGTTTGCACCAGATGCAATGTACGGTGGTCGTGGTTCTCACGAAGTATTCGAAAAAATCGAAGCTTCAAAATCATTAACCGAAGGTAAAGTTTACACATTTGAATTTGCCGAAACTGGTACTGCACATTTACAAGCTGTAGAAGCTGTTACTATTGCAGGTACAGATGTAGAAGTAGATGTTCTTAAGAATATTGAAGCTGGTAAATTAGTAGAAATCGCAGAAGCAATGGCAACAAGTATTGCGGAACTGCAACAAAGCTTTAATAAGTCTAAAGACAATCCATGGGATGAAATGACTTTCCGTATCGACAAACAAGTTGTTGAAGCGAAATCAAAACAACTTAAAGCAAGTTATTCTATCGAACTGGCACAAGATTTACGTGCAGTACATGGTATGGATGCTGATGCTGAGTTGAGTTCTATCCTGGCTACAGAAATTCTGTTAGAAATGAACCGTGAATTAGTTAACTGGATTAACTATACTGCTCAACCTGGTAAAACTGGTATGACATTAACCATGGGTTCAAAAGCAGGTGTATTTGACTTCCAAGACCCAATCGATACACGTGGTGCAAGATGGGCTGGTGAAAGCTTCAAATCTCTGTTATACCAAATCGATAAAGAAGCTGCAGAAATTGCACGTCAAACTGGTCGTGGTGCTGGTAACTTCTTGATTGCTTCACGTAACGTTGTTAATATCTTAGCTTCTGTTGATGTTAACGTTACTCCAGCTGCTCAAGGTTTAGCACGTGGTCTGAATACAGATACAACTAAAGCAGTATTTGCCGGTGTTCTTGGTGGTAAATACAAAGTTTATATTGACCAATACGCTCGTCAAGATTACTTCACTGTTGGTTATAAAGGTGCTAACGAAATGGATGCAGGTATCTACTACTGTCCATACGTTGCATTAACACCATTACGTGGTAGCGATCCTAAGAACTTCCAACCAGTAATGGGCTTCAAAACTCGTTACGGTATTGGTATTAACCCATTTGCTGATTCTCGTTCACAAGCTCCAACAGACAGAATCACTTCTGGTATGCCTTCTTTAGATTCAATCGGTAAGAATGCTTACTTCCGCCGTGTGTGGGTTAAAGGTGCATAATCTTTAAGTTTAAAGCCCGGGAAACCGGGCTATTTTATTAATATTTTATCGTAAAGTATTAATAAAATATTTTAAACTCTAACAACTAAAAAGATTTATACTTTAAGAGAGAAATAAAATGACCAATAAGATTCAAAAATTATTGCGCGAATCAAGTACAACAGCCAGTTCATCTAATGGACGTCCTGATCTTGTTGGGTTAACACGCGCAACACATGATTTAATTTTTACAGATTTAATTGCAATACAGAATACAAATCAGCCAGAAGCGACTCTTTATGGTGTCAAATATTTAAATGACAATAAAGATATGAGTTTTATGACACCAGCTACATATTCTGGTGCTATAAAATCAAGAGAAAATATCGAAGAACTTGACCCATCTAAATCATATTCTAAAGATGATATGTTTAAATTTGAAGAAGTGGTTTATAAAGTCGTTAAAGATAATCCATTTACAGATTTGACGTCATTACCAAAAAATGAAGCTTTAGGCCAAGCAATTATAGATGGTTCTATTAGATTTATGTCTGAAGCGGCATTAACTGGACATTTTGAAAAGAAAGACGTAGAAATAGCAGAAGCTTCTGTCAGATTAGATCGTTGGAATATTCCTGTAAGAACAAGAAAAATTAAAACAGAGCTCACAGTTGAATTTGCTCAAGACTTAAATTCAAACCAGTTTGAAGCAGGTGCCGTAATTGATGACATGTTAGCTACTATTTTAGCTGAAGATGTTAATAAAGACGTTATCCAAAAAATTATGACTGTTTCTAGTCGATATAAGGTTAAAGGAATTTCTGATAAAGGAATGTTAGATTTAACCAAAACGGATGTTGCTCCTGAACAAGGACGTACTTTATATCGTTATATTTGTGAAATGAATGCGTCTATCGAAAGAAATACAACTTATGATGGGACATATGTTTTAGCTAGTTCAAGATGTGCTGCTATTTTGTCTGCATCAGGTTGGATGGATATTAATCCTGATTATCCTTTAGCCGCTGGCACACTTAAAAATGGCTTACCTGTTTATTCTGACCCTTGGTCTCCTGTTGACTATGTAGTTGTAGGAACTAAACAAAACCTTGGTGAGCTAGAACATGTAGGTTCTTTATTCTATGCACCTTATATTGATTTTGATGGCGCAGGTGCTTATAAATTAGTTGTCGATCCAGATAGTTTACAACCTAAACTTGCTTTAATGGTCCGATATGGGTTATCAATTAATCCATATACAGTCATTGAAGTAGACGAAACACCTCAAAAAGAATCTATGTTAGTTCAAGGTGATGATTGGGACAATTTAGTTGGTAAGTCTAAAATGTCATATATTTTAGGTGTTCAATTACCTAAACTTATAGAATAATTTATTTAATTTCCGGTAATTTATTACCTTTTTTTGGGAACTTCGGTTCCCTTTTTTATTAGAAAAAATCATCTAATGTAAACTCTTTATATCCTATCATTTCTTTGAATTCGCACATCACTATTGGGTTATATAAATTATAAGTCTTTATCCCTAAATAACGTGCTAGATAAACAGCTGTTCTTGTCCCTCCAGAAACATTCCCATATTTATCCTCAGGTGCCCAAAATATAACTGAATCAACAGGATTTTCTAAAGTAGGTGTTAATATTTGCATACAATTTCTACATTGAAGATGTTTAACAGTTTTAGAAACACTGTCTAATTTAGGATAAAATCTTCTTATAATATTAGCGGCTTTTTCTTGGATTTCGTCATTAAAGTCTGTAAATATATGAACACCATTCCCAGAATAGTGATTATTGAACCCCTGGTGAGGAATAATAACACATTTATTTTCAGATGAGTATTTCTTCATAAACAAATAATCACTCCCAGGCGCTCCTCCTGATGTTCCTAGCACTCCTAAATTAGAAATATATTCTCCACCACTTATTAAAATATTAGATAAACGACTTGGTATTTTTCTTGACCCTATTAAAGCTACAGAATTTTTAACCATGCTAACCTCAAAAAGGACCCGAAGGTCCTTTAATTTATTGTAAAGCTAAAATTAAACCCACAATAATAAACCATAACACAAACCCAATCCATAATGGTGATAACACCCATAGCCAAGACCAAGCAATGACACCAACTAGTTTTAAAACAATAAACACAATACCTAGTACACCCAAAAATCCAATTTTCATATTACCAACCTGTTATTTGTATTATATTAGAATCAAATTGGGTTCTTTTAACAGTTAACCCTTCGTTTTGTAATTTTGTAATAACTTTCTCTTGGACTCGGTATGAGATTTCACCTAGAGTCCAAGTTAAACTATCATACCCATGTTTAGATTTAAGCATTAATCGCTTTGCAATATCATTAAACACCTGTTTAGATTCAAGCTCAACTAAGCTATCTTTAGAATCTTTTAATTTATCAATAAACATAATAAACCTATTTTGTAATTAAATTGACCCAATCTTTTCGAATGAATTCTTGTATTTCTTTTTGAATAGATTTCTTGATTAATGCTGGGTCATCGTAATCAAGAATATCATGCCCGGCTTTTAACATATCTTTTAAAACATCCTGCATCATTAGACCTTGAACTTTGCCAAAATCTTTTGAAGATATTTCGCCAACATGGCTAATCACATTAGATAAACGTTGTGCAGTGATATATGATGTAGAAAAATTAACCAGTTCTTGGTCGTCATTTGATAATTCTGGTGTAGGTCTAATTGTTTTTACTTTACCAGTTTCTTTGAACTTAGCATTTTTACATTTAAAAATTACACGGCTTTTATTATTGAACTGTGTTGGAGTAATAGGTTTAAGAACATAACCTTCTGCAATATTTTCTGAACCTTCTTTTTGAGGACCAAATACGTGGGCATTTGCAGCCGGAATACCATGTTCTTTTACTATTGCATTAAATTCTGGGATTAAAGAATCAAATGAACGCTCTAAATTACTTAATTCATCAAAGTCACCAGTTAAAATAACAGGGCAGATTTTAAGATTTGTTTTAGAAGATAACATTCTTAAAAATAAAGCATCTACTAAATCACCATTAATTAAAATATCAAATACCCAGAAATCTTTTTCTTCGTAATCTACTTCTCGTTGAATACCAGGGCCTGCATATTCGCCAAAGACTGTTAAAAGTTCTAAGTCAGGCATTGATTCTTTAACAGTATTAAACATGTCAAGAATGTTTTGTTTATAACGCTTTAAGATTAATTCGTATCCAAAAAATGCTTCAGATTCACCAATAAGATTAGTTCGTTTTGCACAAACAACATCTACACCATCACAAATAAAACTAAAATTAGTCCCATGTATTTTTTCTTGGGCAATCCAAGGAATACCTGGTGCTGTTTTTCCTTCAAAAAAGGCCTTTTCTACTAATTTAGTGTTATCAATATTTTCAATAGAATCATATTTAATAAATTGCATTTATACCTCAAACAATCTGATTTTAAGACTAGTTGTGTGTTTAATTTCTAAATTATAAACTTTACCACTATAAACAACTAGGATTTTATTTAGATTTTCTTCACACCATTTTATGTTATCATCATTAATAACATTTAGAAATTCTAAATCCGAATAACAAGCCCGTGAGAATGATTTATTTAAAAAATCCTCTAAATCTAACCAATCCGTCTCACAGCAAATAGCAGGACCCATAACAGCAAGTTTGTGAGTATATGTTTCTTTATCGCACCAACGAGTAAAAAACACTTTACGTTTTTCTTCTAAAGGAATAACGCCAGCAGTATACCAAGACATAATAATTCCTTATTTGACTGGAACAATTCGGAATTTATATTCACCGCCACGAGTAAATTTAACTTCTAACTGAGTTGATTCACCAATGTAAAGAACCAAAATTGAATTTTTATTAGAACGTAACCAGTCTTGATATTCTTCAAAAGACTTGCGTAAAGATGGGATGCTATTTTTATATCGGCCTAAAATAACCCATGCGAATTCACCAGAACCCATCCATTTAGTTTTACGGCTATATTTTAAAAGGTTTTCAATATCAATATTCAGCCATGTTTTAAAATTTTCTTTAATCATTTTCTTACCTTCATTCGTTTACGATAGACTACTTTTTCGCGAGTTTTAAATTCTTTCTGTTTTTGTTCAACTTCAATATAAACAGAAGCCATTTCTTTAGCTGTTCCACCCATTTTTCTAGCTATATCAACAAAGTGCATACCTTGTTCTCTAAGAAAATGGATTTTGATTTTATCATGATTTGTCATTATTTTCTTCAAAGTCTTTACAGATGCTAATAAGTTTTTTATTTAACTCTTCAACAAATTCTGTTACCGATTCTGGGTACTCATCAAATAAAAAACATAGATACTCAGAATGTATTTCATGAGCAACTTGAGAAACCATAGACTTAAGTTCTTTGTTCATAATCACCTCTCAATAATGTGTATTCTATCATCTAAAATATCATTAAGCATAGGACCAATGACATCCCAATTTAAACCACCATTAGAACACCCTGGTTTAGGCAGGAGGACTCTTTTAAAATTGTTATTATATACTATCTCCATTAATTCTAATGCACTCTTACGTATCAAGTCTTTATCAGACTTATTATACCAATCATGTTTAGTAGGAAATGATATTAAATTAATGTTATTATATTTCGTCAGAATTCTGCACACATGGCCGTATTGGATTAAGGATTTAGCCATGATTAAGTCTAAATTAGGAACCTTCAACGAAAAGAGACGGGCAATTCCGGCTCCCATAACAGCTCTTTTATTTTTCTTGATATTCATGTTTGTTGTAATGCAAATAGCATCACAAGGAATATCAAGAATATTTCCAGATACTATTTTCATAAAGCTTCTTTTAAAACTTCTATAGCATGCTTAATTTCAAAAGGGATACCTTCTGATGGATGCTGGCGAATGTTATCGTCAATATGACTAAAATCCATGCCAATTACACGGACTTTATATTTTTGCTCACTATCAAATTCTGATATATTAGAACCCCAAGTGTTTGATGATGTAACTTCTTTAGTCTCAAAATAAGTACATCCACAATGACAATATTCGTGCCAAAAATCACAGTCTTTATCAAATAAAGGGTGGTCTTCGCGAAGAGTTAAATATACCGCATAACTCCAATCCGGACGACCATCATTAAATAAAGCTTTATAACTAGGTGGTAATCCTGTAAACCATGAAGTAACTTCAATAGCTTCGCCTTTCTTTTTATCTACATGAACAGTATATACATATTTTTGAATAGTCATTTATTTTACCTCAATAATAGTGAGTTCAGTATCTTCTGTCAAATCACAAAAGTCAAAAGCCATTGCAGCAATACCTGGGTATTCTGATTCATCAATAATACATTCAGTATTATTATTTTTGATGTCTAAGGCTAATTGATAATTAGATGTAGTGAATCCAAGTTCAAGATCTTCGCACCATACTATATACTTTTTCATTTATTTTACCTCAATGAGTTCACAATCATATAAACAACTACACAGTTCACAAAAAGAATAAGCCGATGCATATGAATCAGTGTCTATCCAAAACCCAAGATTATCAATAGCACCTTTACGAACTTCATAAGCAAGTTGATAATCAACTGTTTCAAATCCAATTTTCTTTTCTTCGCACCATACTATATATTTCATGAGTATTCCTTGTCATAATAAGAATCTGGTGTAAATATGTTTAGCATGTTTGTAGAATTATCGATACTAATAATATTTTCCTGTTCAACTTCAGGAGTGTAATATTTTAAAAACTCTTCTTTAACGTATTTTACTGGATCACTTTTATAGTCATCGGTAGAAATATCAAATAATTCAATTGTATACGTATCAAGCCATTTTTCAGAACATGTTAATCGTCCACATAATAATCCATCATAAACGATAGCATATTCAATATGGCCCCATTTATATGAACTATCAGCATCATGCCTAATTAAATAAAACTTAATATCAGAATTCTCACAATCATCGCTAATATTATCACTAACATCATATTCACTAATCTCAGCCAATTCGCTTAAAGCATTAATAAACAGATTTTTATATTGATACCCAGTTACTAACTTATCTTCTGTTAGTTCTTTCTCAATAAATTCTTTTAAAGTTAAAACTGGTAATTCATATTTAGGAAGCAATGCAGTTTCAGTAATAGTGCCGATATTTGATTCAGCTAATTTCTTAATGATAGAATCTTCAGCTTTATCAAAATCAGTCCAAATATAAAGAACTTTAAAATTATGATTATAACAGAAAAATTGTGGGTCAACATCAATCACATCTTGGGTTTTAGACAAAAACATTAAAAGGTAATCAGAATCATTCCACCCTACTGGGTTTTCGTATTTTTGAATGACTAGATATTGGAAATCAGTCATTAATGCATTATATCTTTCTTTAGAAGCTAAAGAAGTAGAATCCATAGATGAAGAAAAAGCTTCAATAACACTAGCTGGGTTTTTAATTAACATTTTGAATAGTCCCATGTGATTTTAACACGATCATGATATATTACTCTATCATGGCTTTTTGAAACTGTAAATCCTTTTTCTTTAAGAATTTCAATCAACGCATCTTTAATGGCTTCATTTTCTGGAAGCTTTGCGTAATGCTCTGTACTATCATGCAAAGCCAGTTGGCAAATATCATTTAACACAATAGCTAAATTGTGTTCAACAACAGTATTTTTAAGATCAGATAAATTCATATTATTCTCACAGTTGCGAATTGATGATGTGTATACTATATTATAAAATAGTGTTTGTAAACATCTAAAATAATTTAAAATAAATGTTTACTTTTGCTGTCATTATGATATTATATACATATTGAAACGAAACATGAAAAACAAATGGAGTATATTATGAATAAGACACAAATCAATGCAGTTTTAAAAACTTTAGGTTATGGTAATTTACGTTATTCTAATGGTAAAACATACCGCAGAGGAAACTCTATGGTTAAAGGTTTTCATTTAATTTCTACTGGTGCATGTATGGTGACTTCACCAGAAACACAAAAATTTAGTGATCTTGTTAATGAGTTAAAACAACATTTTGAATTACAATCATATTATGACAATTGCATGGCAATATTTGTGACAGGAAAATTAAAAATTGTTGTTTGTTTAACAAATTTTAATACATACGGTGGCTTAAACCCAGATTATAAAACATGGTTTGCATCTGTTAATATTGAAAAGTTATAAAACAAAAATGGGACCTTGTGGTCCCATTTTTCAAATTAATCTTGTTACAGCTCCTATTCCTCCTCCAGCACCACCTAATCTTGTTAAATTTCTTAATGAAGAGCTTAAAGAGTTTTCTTCTGAAATTGTATCTATGGCGCCAATTGCTTTTGATTCTAACCAATCAAGAGCTGCTTGTCTACCGACAGAACCTACCTGCATCACCCTGTATGCGAATGTAACATCAAAAACAGCAATAGTATTATTATCTTCATATGAAAGTTCAGGAGCACCTACCGACATAGGAACACACCCTGTGAACATGGCAACAGTATGTGGAAGTCCGTTTCTATTGTGTAAATTAACCTGGATATCGGCTTCAACATCTATAGGTAAAGCACGTAGTCCTGTGATTGGGTCTTCAACTGAATTCACCCAATCTTGCATAGCTCGATAATTACTTGCTTCTGAATCCATCCTAAACGAAATTATCAACGGGTCATATTCTCTAGATAGAACTTTTATATTAGGTGAATTATGATTTTTATCCATCTCATAAGATAGTCTGTTTTCTGGTAATTTGACAGAATAAACCATTAACCCAGATGTTGGAAATGCCATATTAAAGAAATCTAATAGATAAGTCCCTACTTCAAATTCTCCTAATAATGATTGAACCACACGATTAGACATGGCTCCTAAAAGATATTTAGAAACACCAGATTTTCTCACTAGTTTTTGAGTACCAGCAACAACTAGACTTGATACTGCACTAGTTACATCATTTTGAGATATTCCAAGAAAATCTGTATCTATAGGTAAATTGTTAAACAAAAAACCACCAAAATTATCTAAAAGCTCATTAGTTTTTGATGATGGGGCTGTGGCAAAAACAACACTAAACATGTTTGTTCTTTGGAAGTCAAGATTGACAGCTTGGCTTTTAAATTCTTCTAATGTATACATTATAACAATCCTTCTGCAAACAAAGTTCCACGATTTAGTGTTAAAATCTCTCTAAACGTTATTTCAAGAGTAAACGTACTTGGTAAATTTGGGGCCATGGCTAGACCATTAAAATGACCATTAGGAGATTTGTCAAATCTTATACTAGAAATCTGGGCTGGTCCAAATATATCAGTACGCCCGTCATACGATGAAGTTTTACCAAAATTTCGTATAACCCATATAGTAGGGTTGCTTACAACAAGAACATTTGATAAAAAACTCGTAATATTTTCTAAGATTGTTCCTGATGTATCTGCACCATCTGGAGTCATCGGATTTATTAATGTAGTTTTATACCATTCATCAATAGCTGCTTTAATTTCTTTAGCAAATTTTGACACACCTGTTTCACCATAAGAGAAATAGCTAAATATTTCGTAAATATACAAAATTTGTATAAGGTCTTGTGGAGTCCTTGGTGTTAAATGCCAGGTAAAAACTTTAGTTCTATTATCCGCTCCAGCATACATAGATCTAGCTGTAGTATAAATTTGTTCGCCTTTATCAGCCATAATTCCTTGTGTAATCGAATCTAATGCACCAAAAACAGCCGTTGACGCAACATTACTCAAAGCACCTGTTACGCTACCACCACCTTTAGTTAATAAAGAATCTCCAACATCATTAAATCTATGAGAAATGTTATCTACGTCAGATTGACTTCTTGGCATTAATATATTAGCAACAGATTCTTGACTAAAGGTGGTTGTCCCACCTTTTTTAGAAAAATCAATATTAATTGCGTCAACGGCATTTTGTTTTTTTCTAAAGTCTCTTAATGAGCCTGTATCGCGTGCATTATAATTATATGCAGTAAATAACAGCCCGTTTTTATATAAGTCATTAAGTCTAAAATCTAAAGCATTATCTGTACCAGAGGCTCGTTCTGCTGGAAACTGAGCCACTAATGTTTTGGTTTGAGTATTTGTTGGATTAGAAGACCCAGCAGATATTTTTGTTCCTATTTTCTCTACTTCTTCATCCAGAACTTTTATTTTCATTAATTAACCTCTAAAGCTTTATACATGCCAGGAGCAGCATATCCTGTTACAGGATTTTGTTGAATAACAGTCTTATTATTAGCTACATTGTTTTGGACATTAGCTGTATTTGTGGTCGTTTGAGATGATGTTTCTGTTGTTTCTATATTATTGATATTTTCTGCACTTGTGTAAGCTTGAGATTCTTTAGGATCTTCAGGTTTAATAGATGGGATCTGCTCTAATAACAAATCTGATCTATCTAATGCATCTATTCCTAATTTATAATAATCCGAATCGACTTCAACATCTTGGTTATCAACAATAGAACTTGCAAGTTCTCTTAATTCGCCAGCTATTTTAGTTAAAGCCTCTGGGTTATTTCTATGAGCTTCAGATAAGGCCATTAATTGATTTAATCTAGCTTCAGTTTTTACTTGTTCTTCTATATCGCCCATTTCTGGTGCAGATTCATCTTGCTTTTTAGCTAAAGCAATAGCCCTATCAGCATCTTCTCTACTTATAACATTATTTTTTACATAAGTGTTTGCAGCTTCTTCTATAGACCCACCTGTAAATCTTGCTCTAGCTTTTATCATTGATAAATAGCCTTCATCATCACTTTTGGCGGTATTTCTAATGTCGTTACCACGAACTTTAGCCATTAACTTAAGTTCATCTTCGTTAGGCATATAACCTGTATTTTTATTATATGCTTCTATAGTTGCAACTTCTAATTCGTCAGCCCAGTCGTCCTGCCCTATAGCTCGTAATAATGAAGATAACATTTTTCCTAATGCGTACTGTAAGCCTTGTAAAAGATTTTCTAAAACGTTTACCATACCTTTTACAATGGCTAATGCTAAATTACCAAAATCGCCTTCTTTCCAGAATTTTTTGACATCTTCTAGTGTAGCAAATATAGAACGCAATATCGGGGCTAGTGGTCCAAGTTTTTCTTCAAAATCGTCAAAGGCTTCATTAAATAATTTACCCCAATATTTAAAATGAATCATTATAAGGTCCATAGCTAATACTATAGCCAACATTATTGCTGCCCATTTGGCTGCAAACAACGCCGCTGTTACAGTGTATTTAAACAACATATCAGCTATTCTGTTTGTCATCCCATAAGCAGATTTGAACCCAGTTTTAACATTTTTATTTAAAGAATTTAAAACTTTAGATAAAGAGTCTTTTTCTTTATTGTCATCTTTAGGTTCTTTCTTTTTCTTCTCTTCTTCTGGGACCGGTGCTCTATCGACGTCATCTCTTCTAATAACAAGGTCTTTAATAGCAGATTCTAGTTTATTATCTTCAACCGGAACAGGGAGTTTAGAAAAAGCTTCTTCGGTCTCAGAAACTTCTGGTTCTACAATTTCCTGTTTTTCTGGTTTAAATTTTTCTTTTAACATATTACTTAATTTAGATATGTTCGAAGAAAAAGAATTTGATAATTTAGAATTACTTGTTGCTAAGTCTTTTAAGTTATTATTTGTTTCTTGACTAGAATCTATTAATAACTCAACACCAGCTTGAACATCTTCTACAGAAGAAACAACTTTAGAAGTCCCAGATTCTACGGTTTCTGCAACTAGCTCAATACCATTTGATAAGTCATCTAAAGAATCAGAAACATTAAGCATAGAGTTAGCAACATTTTCTTGGCCTTTAGATTCTTTAGATATTTTATTTTTTTCTTCTATTACTTTATTTCTTCTAAACGAATCAGGTGTTTTCATTTTGGAATAATCCTAATATGTCGTCGCCATAAACAACTTTGTCTTCAAGGTTTATAGCAATACTTTTTCCAAGTTCATCAGCCCATTTATACACAAAAGCTGGCATACTACCAAAATCAACTTTTTCTAAACATAATGTTTCTAAAAGTTCTTTAGCTGAAGTGAATCTTTCTCCTGGTAATATGTCTCTAAATTTATATTCTTTTCCTTGATAAGTAAATTTAGGTGTTGGTAATAGATAAACATCATTTATTGAGTAAGTTTTATCTTTATATACGAATGTGTCTGTACATTTACCATTAAATTCGGCTAAATGAAGCAAGACTAAATGAGCTTCTTTAAATGACAAATTTTTATCTACAGAATCAAGAACTATTTTTAAAGTATCTTCTGGAGATTTAGCTTCTTTGAATTTGTCATAATAATTAAGTCCGAGTTTAGGAATTGTTAATTCTTTTCCATTTATATTAATCTTCTTCAGTGGAAGAATTATCTTTAATTTCATTTTTTACCTTAATATGATCTACTGGTTTAAGAATTTTACTATTACTGAACATGTAAATATGTGTAAAACTCTGATTATTAGACATTTCATGTATAACAGAATCTACATAAAAAGTACTTAAGAACTGATTCTTAGGGTCATAGAATTCTAATTTATTTCCAGGCGTTATATCAAAATCCCCATAAGTTGTACATTTTGCATAGGAATCATATTGAGCCATTGTATTTAATTTAGTCGCTTCTTCATACCCATTTCTAAATAACTGATCTGAATACCCACCATTTCTCGAAACTAAAATAGAATTTTCACCATTTCCATTCACTATCCTAGTACAAGTTTTATCAATCATACTAAAAGAATATATAGTCGAGTTTTCGTATGGGTTTCTATTATGAGAATTTGTTTTTGTTATCCATTCAAAATCATATGCAAGTGGATATTCAAGTTGATCTGCAAATTGTCCAACCATTAACGGTTCTCCGACTACCATTTCCTTAACTTTTGAATTAATGATTTGTTGGAAATCTGTGACGTGGATCCCATTAAAATCATCCCAAACCAAAGCAAACATATCAGATGCAACAGAAATACCAGTATCTCTAACATAGTCCATATATTCCTTAATTCCAAGAACCCATGGAACTAAAGGAACGTGAATATTCGTGCCAGTGATCGTAGGTTTCAATAAAGGGGTGTCGGTATATAAAACATTTATCATTTCTTCTATAGTCTCTGTGGCGTTCTTGAAGAACACTCGACTAAATTTAAGATTTTTATTTTTATACGGTGGAATCAATTGCATTGTAATAATGTTATCGCCTTTTTGATCAACTGATACAGAAGAATATTTTACGGCATAAATTCTATTTTTAGTTATTGATGTATTTGCATTACCTACAGAAATTTGGATTATTTGGTCTCCATCTAATTTAGTATGCATATTTTTATGATCGTAAATTTGTAACATCCCTTCGTTGGTCCCGTATAAATCATCTCTAATTGTCAACGAAGTAAAAGTTCCTGCTAATTCTATAAATCGGTTTTCTAACCAAGCATCATAACTTTGGTATAATTTTATCGATATATTAGGATAACCCACCTTTTGCATGTTTTTTGTCCTTTAAATCTTTTTCTATTAATGCTAATGTGATTGTCCTGTTCATTGGGGTCATTTTCTCTATATCGTTTAGAGAATAGCCTTGTTTAACCATGATATGATTAATTTTATAAAATGCTATAATTTCCTCTTCAGACAAAATTATTTTAAACAGGTCTAAAATGTTTCTATATACCATTTCGTGAGTATCACAACAACTAAATTTAACAGGGATATAAATTGGATATATCTCTTTTATTATTTGTTCAAAATCATCTAGAGAAATAACAGACATAACAAGATTTTTATTCTCTTGGTCTAAATCTTCCCATATATAAGAACCATTATTGTCTTCAATTTTATATATACAGCTGTCAAATAATTTTTTTATATCGGTTGTCATTATATCTGTAAAATCAAAATGAATTTTTATTCCTGAAGTTTCTAGAACAGGTCTTTTAAGTCTTTTCAATTCTAAGTTTAAAAAGGTCTTCTTTTCTTTACCACATTTAGGGCATTTAAAACGTATAGGAAGAACAGATTTACCAATAGATGAAGTAAACCAAATTATAAATGCATAAGCTCTATATATTTTTGGCATATAAGGAAATGACTCTTCTAATAATTCATCTAGTATTTGTTCTGCTTCTTCTTGATTTTTTTCTATTTCACTCCGTACAAATAATAATTGTAAATAATCGTCATTAGTAAACTGACGAATTCTGTATGTTTTTTCTGGTGTGACTATTCTTATTATGTTCATAGTGTCTCCTCTTATTTATTTATAAATAGATAAAAAGGAGACACTATGTTTGAAATAACATGTAACGACATAACATACAACGCTAGATATTTCACTCTAGACGAATACGAGGACGTTCTTAATAAAATAACTGATAATAATATTAAAGACGCCATTAGTGGGCTCTTAATTGATTGTATAGACTCCTACGATACAAACTTGCCTAAACACTATGCAGAATGTATTTTTCTTAAATTATGGGCTCACAGTTTAGGTGGAGTAACTAAAGAACTAAATGGTATTTTTGTTAATTTTAATTATATAGAAACACCTAAAGAAAAAGGATTTATTTACAAATTAGATGGATTGAGTCTCAAAATGAGATATCCAAAATTATTTGAAGACTCTGATAAATTAGAAATGGTCATAAATTGTATTGACTCAGTATTATTAGAAGACCAAACAGAAATTAAAGCTTCAGAGCTTTCTTCAGATGATTTAAACGTTTTATATTCATACTTGACGAAAGACGTAATTTTTTCGTTAAGAGACGAATTACTTAGACCTAAACCGTATATCGCTTTTCCTGTTGATGACGAAATTAAAACAATAGAAGGGTTTAAAAATTTATTAGAGGTGATAGATGAGTAAAATGAATGTTTTATATTCTGACTTAGACCCTAAAATGGAAAAAGGCTGGGATAAAGACCTGCATAAAGTCGTAGGAGATAGGGCTGTCAAAAATTCTATTCTAGGAATAATTAGTACTAGGAAAGGGTCTAGACCCTTTGACCCAGAATTTGGGTGTAATATAACAGACCAATTATTCGAAAATATGAGTCCATTAATAGAAGACACTATAGAGCGATCTATAGTTTCGGCTATTAAAAATTATGAGCCAAGAGTACAAAGATTAAAAGTTTCTGTTACTGCATTGTATGATTCAAATTCTATAGTTGTAGATATTATTTTTTCTATTGTAGATAATCCAGACACATTAGAACAGATAAAAGTTCAATTATCAAAATAGTTTACTATAGTTATTAATTTATTACTTAAAAGTTCAATTATCAAAATAGTTTACTATAGTTATTAATTTATTACTTAATAGTTATATATAATATATAAAGAACTTAATAAAATAATAAAAATTCTGGAGCGCAGCTCCAGATTTCTTTAGAAATAGTAACATATAGTTATTAATTTATTACTTAATAGTTATATAGAATATACTATACTTTTAATAAATTAATTTACTAGAGTTACTATTAATAGGCTATTATAATAAAATGGTTATAATGAATCATTTGGAGGAACTATGAATTTAGAAGAATTACAAACAATGTTATCAGAAGATTTAAGAATTGATCCATTAAAACTTCAATATGAAGCTGCAAATAATCCAACATTATATGGAAAATGGTTAAAAATTTATTCTGATATAAAGAAAGGAATTATTTCTTATGAAGCTAATAAGAAAAAACTTTTAAAACAAAGATTAGACCATTATACTGGACGTGGTGATGAAGTGTGTATGGACTTATATGAAAAATCAGAACTTAAAACTGTTATTGCAGCTGACCCAGAAATTTTGAAAACACAAACATCTGTGGAATATAGAACATTATTATTGGATTTTGCATCAAAAGCTTTAGATGCTATTAAAGCCCGTGGATTTAGTATTAAGCACATTCTAGAATGTAGACAATTTGAGGCAGGAACAAAATGACAAGCATTGATGTATTGAATCAACAGATTGATTTAGCTTCTTCATTTGAAGGAATTACTGATAAAACTCCTGTTATAAAAACAATGAAACTCTATTTAAGAGATATAAATAATATTAAGCCATTGGCTGAAGGTATACTTAAAAGTAATAAATTACCTGATTATACATTATCTCAAATCATTGAAGAACTAAAAGGATGGGCTATGGACCATATTTGTGTAGTTTGTAAAAAGCCTATTGATGAGAGTTTAGTTATCTATAACGATAATAATGAACCTGTTCATCCTGGGCCTTGTTATAATTTTGCTAAAGAACAACCTGTAACAGAATCAGGTCATTCTTTAAATGAAGTAGAATTATTAATGTAAAAAATAAAAGACGAGGGTTACTCGTCTTTTTCTGTTTCTAAATCTTCTAATTCTAATCTCTTGCCTTCTAAGGCATCTCTTATAGAGATATCATCAGTATCTTTAATTTCTAATTCTTTTATACGTTTAGAATAATATTTTTCTAATTCGTCTAAACCAGCCAATGTTTGACATTCTCTTATTTTGTTCATAAAAGTTTCGACACTAGCTTCGATTAAAATATCTTTAAATTTTAACACAATTTTACCTCTCTCATAGAATAATCAAATTGTTCACTTGCATACCTTTCTATACGTTCTAAAGCGTGTTTTAATGCATAATTTAAATGTACATATTTCTTTTTAGAATTTTTAGATTTAGGTTTTACACCCATGTCATCTACAATGTCCCAAAGAACACCTTCAGCTTTAGAACCATGTAATCTAAGAACACGTCCAATAGATTGTAATACGGTTACTTTTGATTTAATTGGGTGTGCAAATATAACATGGTGTAAATTTTTTATAGATACACCAGCACTGAAAACACCATAAGAAGCGACTACAACCATCCCTGAGCGTTTTTCTGCTAAGGCCTTTATAATATCTCTATCTTTGTCTTTAACTTCTCCTGCGATAAAGAAGACGTTTTCTTCGCCGTATATAGCCTTACATGCCTCGTATAGATCTTTACCATGGGCTATTCTATCAAACATAACAAACACATTTTCATTTTTAGATGCTAATTTACATGCAAGTTTAGCTATCCATTCATTACGCTGTTTAGCTTTAATAATGATTTTAATTTCATCTTGATACGAAAATCCTTTAACTTTTTCTGTAAACGCATCCGGGTATCTTAAAAACAAAGTATTAATTTTAAGTTTAGACACTTGTCCTGCTTCCATTAGTTCAGCCGTGGACACTGGTTTGTATATATCTCCAAATAATCCGATATATTGCATTACATTAGCTTTGCCATCTTTAACGGTTCCTGTTAGCCCGAATTTAAATTTACAGTTGTTTAATCCGTTAATAATAGTACTAATACTTTTACCAGTCGCTAAATGACACTCATCATTCATTAACATTCCAAATTGACTAAACCATTCTTTTGGTTGCTTAATAGCTGTCTGCCAGGTTGATACGTAAACCAAAGCATCAGAATCTTTAGCTGTACCGCCTTTTATTCCTAATAACATTTCTTTAGAAAATAGTCTATAGTCGACTAAGTCATCAATCATTTGTTTAACAAGAATAGTTGTTGGAACTAAAATTAAAACTTTACCTTGAAAGTTTTCTATATAATAACGTGCTAAGAGCGCCTGGATCAACGATTTACCAGCTGATGTAGGTAAATTCAATAAAGCTCTATTTTGTGTTAAGCCTTTAACTACAGAATCTTTTTGATACCAATGAGGCGTTATCTTAGATGTCCCAGAATATATTTCTTTAGAATCTATCCAATCAGAAACTTCTTTTTCAGTAATATCGCCATTATCATATATTTTAGGATCCGTTTCTACAGTATAGTCCATATTAGAAGCAAACTTTTTAACATAGTTCACAAGCCCGTATGGTAATAAGCCGTCATACCCTAAAATTCTAATCTTGCCGTCCCATTGACCATATTTAAATTTTGGATTAAATTGGTACCCAGGAGTTTCGAAAGAGAAATAATCTCTTAATTCAAAGAACACAGAATCTTCACACTCGATTTTTACACTACTATAATCGTAAAACTTTAATTTAATATCCATTACTTTCACCTTGTTATAAATACATATATATTTATACAAAGCCTAAGAGGACATTATGAAAATTGATCAACAATATATTGATTCTTTAACTGAAGAATATACTTCAGGCGAAATTGATAGAAAAACAGCTAAACAAAAATTAACAGATTATGCTAAAGAATCTTTTAATTTTGATTTAAACAAACAAAAAAGTTTTGAGAATATGATTGTTCAGCTTAAAGAAATGATCGATAATTATGTAGAACCCGAATTAGAAGAACAAGATGGAATTTCTATTAAAGATCTAATTACCGCAGCTGACCAATTAGATGGTAAAAGTGTTTTTAATGATGCCAATGAAGAAGCATTAGAATTACTTTCAGATGTTTCTTATGATGGAACTAAACCAGATTTGGTAATTAAAACACCCCAACCACAAATTACTAAAGAAGAAATTATTGATAAACCAGAAAAATCTTTAATAAGTAAGAATTTAGAAGTTAAAGAAGAAATTAAATCCCAAGAATATATGCCGGAATCGGCAAAATATGTTCTTCCTGATGGGTTCTCTCCAACTATTACATTAATTGGTAAAACTCCTGGATATTATACTCTTCCATGGTGGATTTATCAATGGATTTTAGAAAATGAAGATTGGAAAGATAGGCCAGAAGAATGCCCCGAGTATTCAGCTATTAATATTTTAAAATCATTGATTTACTTTATTAATAGAGATGGGCAGGTCAAAATTAGAGAAACAAGAAATTCAAGATTTTATACCCTAAAATAAGGATTATATATGAGTATAGTACTAAAATTAACACCAGAGAACCCTAAAATTACTATAGGAGAATCTCAAGAATTCACCATGACTACAGAGAATCAAACAGATGAGACTCTAAAATATGAATGGTATATTAATGAAGACATATATGAAGCCACAAATAAAAATATGACATATACACCTGATAAATCAGGTGAATTTATTATAAAATGTAAAGTATCTTCTTTAGGATTAGAAGGGGAAACCGTTTTAGGCGAAGAATCCACCACTTTAACTGTAAATCTTAAAACTATAACCGATTTGACGACAAATATTACAGGCCCAAAAGAAGCAGAATATGGCGAAGAATTTGAACTTGTTGTAAATGCTGAAACTACAGCAGAATCTCCTAAATATACATATAAATGGTCTAGTGGTGAAACTACAAAAAAAATAAAGGTAATTGAATCTGAAGAAGGTGAAAAAACTTTTACATGTACAGTAACATGTAAATCAACTAATTATGAACCCGCTACTTCAACATCAGAACATAAAGTTTCTATATCAAAACCCGTAGTTCCTGAACCAGATCCGTCTTGTGAATCATGTAGATATATTCATCCTTTAGACCATAGAGAATCAGCATATTTGTGGGCTGGGTATTGGGTACTAGAAGAAATAGAAAAAGCCGTGGAAGAAGGAATTGATTGGAAGAAGCCAGATGATACTGATCTAAAATATAAATGTGATTTGAAGACCCTCGCATTTATGTTAGAAAAATACCCTAATGTAGATGTACAAGAATCAAGAAATGGATATATCTTATCTAAAGACGATATTGAAAATGGGGTTATTTACTAAACAAAAAAGGGACCAATTGGTCCCTTTTTATTTTTATTTTCTAAAGATCTTACCAAATTTGCTAATCACAAAATTCTCACCAACTTTAATATCGATACGAATAGAAACATGTCCTATTGTATCAGTATTCAACATATCACTTAAAGACATTGAAGAATGTCTTTCGAAATCTTCAACAATATTAAACCCATCATTATCACAATGAGTGTCAATAAATTCTTTAAGCTTTACTGAGCTTCCTTCAGATAAAATAGGGTCATTATAGAAACGACAAGATGATTCAAATAATTTTAAAGTAACCATGATATTCTCCTTTGTTGTTGATGTAAGTATAGTAACACTACACAAAGGAGATGTAAACAATTAAATAATAAATTTTTCTGGGACAAAAGTAAGATCAACAGCTGTTGATAATAATTCTAGCCCTTTTTGACTAATTTTACCAGTATTTTCTTTTAAGAATTCTTTAAACCCAATTTTTTCGATTTTTCCTTCAGATAAAAACTTATTTCCGTCAATAAGTTCGCTTTCATCTAGTAATTCTGGATCCACTACAGATGTTTCTACTAATATTGGTCTATTAAATTCTATATCACGAGCGTTTTCATAACCGTGGATAGAATGAATCTTAAGAGCTAAACCTCTAGGTAAAATCACCTCGCATTCACTAGAGTATTTTGACATATTACCAGGAATAATAACATTGACTTTATGTGCACCTTTAATAGTTATACCCATAGAAATGTTAATATCTGTTTTCTTAGTTGCTTTCTTACCATTAACGGCTACACCGATATTTTTTGGTGTCATAACTGTTGATATAACATCATCGAATGTTTCGGATTCAAAAGTTACTGTAGTCGCGTTAGGTTTAATATTATCAAGAACATCATTTCGTTCCCCAAAAATAATTGGAGCTAATGAAGTCGAAATATAATTAGGAAAATATAATGTTTTATTTTTAGCAGCTTTTTCTACGTCGGCATAAGGTAATTTTTGTGCTCTATATAAAATAGTTCCTTTTTCTAACTTGGTTCCTTTTTTGAAGGCCCCATCTAAGACAGGAATTTTGTTTTCATACACAGATTTTAAACTTTTATCTTTACCAAGCAAAAAGTCGTTCATTTCTTCATATCCACGTAAAGCATAATCTGTGATAACTTTTCGCTCTTCTTCTGTTAAATCCATTTCTGTTTCAGTTCTAAATAACTCTTCTAAAGGAGTATAGAAAACATTTCTGTTTAAAGCAGAGATACAGCCTCTTAAAGCTCTAGTCTTAGCCACATTATCGTCAGGTCCATATGTTTCTAAATCTTCGGCTATTTTTTTGTAAACATCCATAGCATTATTAGAAGTTTTGAGCGCATTGTTAATTATCAATATATACGGTTTTGCTAATTTATATTTTTCTTCACTAGATAAATGATAAAAATTTTCAACACCATACCCAGATATGCGTTCTAAAGAATCTAATAAAAATCTAGCTTCTAGATCTGATTCTTCTTCACTCACCGCCGAATTTATTTTATCTAAAAACTCAGTTTTAGATTCACTAATTTTATTAAGGACATTTTTATGAACTAACGCAATTTTTGTAGAATCACTTTGGACAATAGGAGGATTATCTTGTAGTTCAATATATTTTCTTCTTCCTTCTTCAGAATAATTTTCTAGGTCTTCTGGTTTAGAAACACCATACATTGCTGATAATAATTCACGTCTAGAAACTTTAGTTTTTGAAATGACAGATCGTTCACTTCTTGTGTTTTCTTGTGCTGCAATACTTCCTGCAATGGCTTCTAATTTAGTCACTTGCTTGCCAGTTTTGTCATTGATATACACATCACCTACTTTAGAATCGACTTTAGTATATAAGTCAGAATCAATACCAGGAATCCCAGCGATGTCTTCTAAAGGTCTGTTTTTACGATATATTAAAACATAAGCATGTTTACCTGTAAATTGATACAAATCTTCTAAGACAACAAATTTACCACCAGTACGTTGCATAGCCAGACGTTTGATTATTCTTTGTAATGTCTTTTCTTGGCCTTTCATTTTTTTAGCAGGGAATCTAAATAAAACTGCGTCCATTTTAAGTTTTTTAACTTGTTCGTATACAGTGTCAAAAATAGTATTCAATGCCCCAATAGGGTCTGAGCCTAAACCATTTCTTAATTCTGCTGCATTACCATTTTTAGACAAACTCATCAAAAACACTTGAACAAATTTATCACCTTGCTTTACTGCTTTTAATGCATCGCCTTTAGATAAATAAGACACCATTCTAACTAAAAGATTGTCGTTTCCAGGAACACTGACATTCCATAATTGAGGGACCTTAGCCCTTTTATTAAGATTAATAGCTTTATATTGAGCTATTTCTGAATCAAAAACCTCATTTAAATTAATTTCATTTAATTCCATTTTATCACCTTTATAATAAGAATATATTACTATTTATACCAAAAAGGAGACCGAAGTCTCCTTGTTTTTATATTATTTATTTATTCACCAATTTCTTCTAAGAAATTCTCATAATCAGTTGGGAATCTTTTCCAAAACTTTTTAATTTTTTGTTCTTTATTCTTGCATTCTGCCAATGAAATCATTAAACCGTTATCAGAATCAGATTCAACTCGTGTTAATGTTAAACCTAATTCAGAAAGTGCTGTTAAGTGATTTTGTGCCAATACATATAAATATAAATCAAACATAATATACTCCGTTGTTTCCGTGTGTTGTTTCAATATGTATATAATAACATGTCTACAGCAAAAGTAAACATGTTATTGTGGCTTTTTATTAAATAATTCTAGCTATCAATGCAGAAGTATTAATACTAACAGTAAATTCCATTGGCGTTTCATCTTCTTCAGAACTAATTACCATTGAATGGATTTCGGTAACACCAGATACGGATAAAACTTTATCTTCAATAATAGTTATATGTGAAGAATATTCAAAAGGACCATATGGGTCTCCATCTAATCTAGATGTATCTTTAAGCATTTTTAACAATTCAGCACTTGATAATTTCATTATATACTCCATTTTCGTATGTTGTTTCAATATGTATATAATAACATGTCTACAGCAAAAGTAAACAAAAAAGAGCCTTTCGGCTCTAAATAATTTTTGATAAATCATCTTGTATTGCTAAGATTTTATGAAAATCTGATTCTCTTATAGGACAAGACTTATCTAACTTAAATGATATTAAAGAATTCATAAAGATAGATTCTATTTGTTCTTCTAAATCATCTATTAAAATATTCTTCTGGTGATTGTCCAAAGATTTCATAAAAGTCATTTGCCTCTTGTTTATCAAGACGTCTCATTTTAACACGTGGTAAAAATAAACTATATGTTTCTCGTCCATCAACTTTTTGAGCTGCATTACATACGCCAGAAATAATCATACCTATAAGTTCGCCTTTCATATGAAGGTCCCATAATAAACGACGGTCTAATTCATGACGTTTATCGAGTGGAATCCAGACTTTTTTACCTTTAACTTTTTCGTAATCTTTATCTTTAAATCCAGAACCGCAATCAACTAAAATAGTTCCATCTCTAGACCTTAAATTAACACCACCTAATTTTTCAGGGTCTTTAGAATGTGGATATGCACCAATAATTTCTAGGTCAAAATCTTTTTCTTCTTTAAATTTTACTTGGTCACAAGTACGTCCATCTGCCCAAACACCAAGTTTATTTTTTAGAATAATACCTTCTAACTTCATATCAACATATTTTCTGTAAATAACTTGGGCTTCTTCTAAAGTTTTTACTTCTTGTGAAGGAATTGATTCTAACCGTTCAGCATTTTTAGTAATAGATTCTAAGTCTTTTAATCGCTTTTCATAAGGCTTAGATATTTCTGAATTATCAGTCTGTGTACCTTGTGTAACTTCATAGTTAATTAGATCCCAGACCTGGAATTTAACACAATCTGCTTCGGTTTTTGAAATAGTTCCTTGGATTGATTTATTTGCAATACCGTTACCTTCTTCTCTAGAAGCAACAATATTTTCTTCTTCGTCTTCATCAAAGAATAAATCTAGACCTTGTTTTGTTGATTTAGGAAAATAAACTAATTCACCATCAAGAACAACGTTTCCTAATCCTTCAGTGATAGATACAATTTCTTCTTTTAGCAAATCTAGACCAAGATATTCGCTACCAGAACGAGAATATAAATTAACTTCCCCGTCTACAACTTCGGCAAAACATCTAGCACCATCTGCTTTAAGCTGAGCTAATGCTGGGAATTTAATTTTAGATACATTAGCTTTACTAAAAGGCGCTGCTAAAAACTGCGGCTGCTTTGGTAATAAATTTTCCCATACTTTGTTTGGAATACTTCTTCCTACACCACATTCCAAGTCACGTTTGACAATGCGTTTAATTAATGCTGCATCTTTAGGGCATAAACTTTCTAATACATCTTTTAAAGCAGCAATTGCAGCATGTCCTGTTAAAACCCGTTCACCTAAAACATTTTCTAAAAAATCTAAAGCGTCACGAAGTGTTTTAGATTCGGTTTTAGGTTCATATTCTGGAATCTTTTTAATATGGAATTTGACTCTTTGAGAATATGTTAATCTAAACACATCTTTTACTAATAAATTGTTTTTATATTTTAAAAGAATATTTTCTTTTTCTTTTAATGAATCCGTAGAAGCTAGTTCTACAATAATATCGTATACCATACCTTTTTCCATTTATAGTCCTTATTTTATACTATTTAATGATTCTTCTAAGTCTGGTAAAATGGATTCAAAATCATACCAGTCTTTAACATTGATAATAGGACAATCTGGCAAATCACGTTGTCCACGTGGCATATGAATCAAAGGTAGTCTCGAAATAACTTTATGACAATCTTCAAGATTATGAGCCAAATCATCAACAAAACATAAAAGATTTTTAGTGTGTTTAACTTTAACATCTAAATAATGAGGAGTTTTAGATTCACCATAATTCACAAGTAAAATATCACTAAATGCATTAGGAAATAAAGAATTCAAATTATATAACCGATTAAACAATGCCTGGTTAGTAGTTCCTAAAGCTGTGATAGCAACAAATTCATACTTATGTTTAAGCCTATTAATGACTTCAATGGCATCTGTATATCCAGTTAGATACTTAATATATTTTGAGTTATTGTATTCCGTCATTAATTTTAAGCCAAGTTCTTCATTACAACGGAACATTTCGCCTGGCGACATAAAAACATTTTCTGTGATAACTCTTAAAATATTTGATGTATCAATACCATAATCTTGTGCAAAATAAGGAAGTCCAGATGCCCACTGGACTAAAATGCCATCAACGTCAGTTAAAATAACAGGTTTTACTTGCATTATGCATCCTCATATTTAATTGCCATAAGAGCCTTTTTAGTGAATTCGTAGATGTCAATATTTTTAACACCTTGGCTTAAAATAGATTCCACTGTTTTATCAAGAACTGGCTTAATAAAAGGTCCTTGAAGATTCATTGTTCCAGTTCTATCTTTAAATGCGATAACGAATTTACGATCGACCCAATTATTTTTGGGTTCAAGATTTTCTATTTTTTCAAAATAACCATGTTCATCAACGTCAATAATAAACGCTACTGTAAAATCGTCTTCGGTTAAAGTTTCGTCACCACATTTAAGTTTTTTGACATGTCCACTTTCGTCAAGTTCAATAACTTTAAATGGGCTATTTGAGATAGCATTAGCAATACGTTCATTAGAATAATTTTCATCAACAAATCCGTCAATGTCAATTAATTTATACCAACCATTTAATTCAAACATAGTATTCTCACTTAAAAGTAATAGATTGGGTGATTTCAGCAGTTTTATCTAAAGTATACATTTCAACTTTACCAGTAGGATTTTTTGTTAAAAATGCTTCGATACTTTTATATGCCGATTCTTCATCTAGAGGAACTGAAGAAGTTTCTACACCGTTTAAAATTTGGACTAAAACTACACGGGCTAACGGGACTACAACTTCATTAAAATACTCCACTTCATATTTAGAAATCACCACTGTCAATTGAGAGTCAAAATCAGAAGGTGTGTATTCTTTTCCGTTAATTGAAATTAAAACAACATCACGATTGCCAGGCCCAAGAGCTAAAACTTTAAAAGGATTTTTCCCAATAAGGTTATAAATTTTTTCATTATATGCCGAGTACTCTTTAAACTCGTGTTCATTGATAAGTTGATAAGATTTACCGATTTCAAATTCAAAAGCTGTTTTAGTTTTCATATTAGGACCTTATTTTTAAGATTGTTTTCATTGCAGCAACTAACGGTTTTTTATCCTCAACCCAGTCATCACAACATAAATTTTCGTTATCGAAATTATTATATCTAGAACCTAGACAATGTAAACCGATAAATGTATCATTTGATGTTTTTGTTACACTGATATCATGGTCTAACATTAAGACCCAAGCTTGATTAATATTATTACATGGGTCAAATTTTAAGCCATTAATATAAACAAATAACTTAAACCCTTGATTTTCTACTGTGTATTCATACCCAAGACTTTTAGCTAGTTCAATATTAATATCAAGTTCAGTCATAACCGTCTCCTTAAAGACGTCAATATACCACAGAATTCTTGGTTTGTTAATATAGTTTCGAACTTATTTTCGCATCCTATAGTATGAACTAATGTTTTATCGCCTGTTGCTCTCAGAGCATCTCTGAATGATTTATTCTGATTAAACATATGAATATATGCTCTGACTAGTAAACGTTTGTAGGCTTCACTATGCCGATTAATAGGGCATCCATTATACCACATAGTGTCATTTTTCATTTTAGGACCAGCTAATTTGGCCTTTAATCCATGCAGTTTAAACACTTCAGCCTGTTCTTTAGGGTCTTTAATTTTTAATCCTTGTAAAAATCCTTCTATACTACCAAAGAGCCGATTGTCCATTTTAAAAGGATGCTCAGCAAAATTACTTAAAGCACATGAAGGCCAAGGGCCTCTAGAATGAATATCAATCATATATCCTCTAAACCAAAAAAGGAGACCGGAGTCTCCTTAATCATTTATAGTGTCACCAAATCCAAGATACGCTCCATTTGGTCAATAATTGCTTTGCCAGAGTCATTATCGTAAACAAACTTTGTTAATGCTATATTTCTTATAGTAGTTGTTTTTGCTAATTCTTTAAGATCGTTATTAAAGAAATAAAGTGCGTCGGCTTCATTGTCGAAATACTTATTATAAACCTTTTTTTCTTTAACAATTCTGTATACTAAATTATATTGAGTTGATGTTGACATTTTAGACCTCCGTTATTAATTGTGATCTATAATATCCTTTTTTAAAAGAGAAGTAAACACTTATTTTCAATAAAACCAAAAAAGGAGACCGAAGTCTCCTTAAATTTATTTCTTGTTACCAAGGTTAGCTAAAAACTTAGCTCGCCCATTTTCTTGTCGTTTAACAAATCCAACCAGTTTATTCAGCTCTTGGTTAATACGTTTATTTGTTTTTCGTTTGTAACCTTTACGTTCAGACATAATAATCCTTATTTCAATGTAACAATATAATGACGAACAGCTTTACGAGCATTGGAACTTAAATGCTTAGCATATTTTAAATTATCGTTTTCTAAAAGCTCTTGATGAAGATTTTTTTGTTCTGGATTTAAGTGTTTAAAACCTTCAAGAACTTTAAGTGCTTCAGCCAGAACATCGATTGATGCACCATAGTTTTCATGGCCATTTTGGAAAGAATTACGTTGGATATCTAAAATTGTTTTTACAAAAGTCATAAGTGCCTCAAAAATGCGAGGTTAATATTTAGTGGTCATGAAGACCACCGGTTTAGAACACATGTTCATATAGTTATTTATACACTGCTGCAATTGCCTTATAATGAGCAGTAATAAATTTTATTGGGAATTCACTAGCTTTTTTATCATTAAAAACAGTTTCTGGGTGAGGAACATTGCGCATGTTACCTGTAGGTAAAGGGACCTTATCACCGATCTCAAAATAACCTTGAGGAACACAATCACCAATGGCATAAATTTCACCATATTGTGGTAATTCACCTTGTTGACGAACACCAATAACAATACCTGAAGCCGAAACTTCTTCGGTCCCAGCTGATTCTGCTTTTGCTGCTATAATAACGCTTTCACCTAATGCTTTAATATCCATTAAACCAACCTTAAAATGTCTTCATACTTCATAGAATTAACAGAAATGATTGATTCTGTTGTAATAGAACGCCATGCATTAATCTCTGTATCAAATACTCTGATATATGATGGTGTTTTTGTTTCTTTTTCTGTTAAAGGTTTAGAACTATCTTGTTTAGGATGATGTTCTTCAGGAATAATATCATAATCAAGTGTACAGCGAATAACTCGAATAGAATTATCTTTTTTAGTAAAAACAATTTCATTTTTACCATTATGTAGTAAGGTTTTAATTAAAGCAGTTAATTTAGCTTTTCTTTCTTCTGTAAGTTTCATTTTACACCACAATAGTTAGTTATAGTAGACCAATCAATATGATTAAGATTAGAACGTTCATATTTAATAACTTCAATTCCAGAATCTAATAAAATCTGGTCCCATCCAGGAACATTGCGATCATATGTTTCTGCATAAACAAGTTTTTTAATACCAGATTGAGCAATCGCTTTAGCACAATCAGGACATGGCGATAATGTTACATACATTGTTCCGCCATCAATAGAAATACCATTACGAGCAGCAAAAATAATTGCATTTAATTCTGCATGGATTTCATGTTTAGAAGACCATGCATTATGTTGCTCACGGAATTCCATATTTAATCCTGTAATAGTTTTAGGACGAGGACCTGGAACAATAATAGGTTTAGTCCAACCTTTTTCTGCTGCATGGTCGCAGCAATTGACGCCACCAGTAGGAGAACCATTATATCCAGTAGAAATGATTCTTCCACCTTTTTCAATAACAGCACCAACTTTCCAAGAAACACATTTAGATTCTTGAGAAATAATATAAGCAAGCTGAAGATATGTGGAAGCTTTCATTAGAACGACCCTGTGTATTTTAAAGTTTTAGACGGAGTTTGAACTTGTACATTATAAGCATGATGCCCATAATTGAATTCTGCTTTAACGTTGTATTTTAAAGCATGTTCTGGGTCCATTAATTGAATTAATGTATAAATTGTAGATGTCAAATCTAATTGAAGTTTACAACCACGTAATTCAAATAAATGGTTTTTATGCCATTGTTCAATATACAAACGAAGAAACTCATCCAAATTTTCTGGAGATGCATGATTTAATTCTTTTACAACTTTAATACTCATTATTATTCCTTAAGCATATACATATAAACTAAATAGGTTGTGTTTCTAGTTTTTACAATAGCTACTCTATCATCTAACATTTTAAAGCTCTTTACAGTAGATGTACTAACATAAGTTTCATCTTTAAATCGATTAGAAATGTCACTGTAAATAAGCCCAGAAATACCAAATCTGGCTTCTAAATTAACTTCAAGAATATGCTCTAATTTATCGGACATTCGATGTCCGATAACAGCTAGAATAGCATCGCATGCACAAGCATTTCGAATAGAAGATAATTCAGATTCTTGGTTTTGCCCTATTTTATCTTCAATTGCGTTAATCAATTTTTCTGTTTTCATTATAAGTCCACAATTAATTGTGCAGTGTCAAAGATATCAATACAAGGATCTGTAATTGATACACCCCATAAAAGATTATCGGAAATCTTTTGATTACCTTCTATTAAATTACTTTCAATCATAAGCCCAAAAGTATTTTTAGCTTTAATTGCTTCTTTAGCTACATTAATTTGGTTTTTAAAATTACCTTCACAATTAGCGTGTGAGCAGTCAACCATAACTGGAATCTCTAAAGACTCAATATATTCTTTAGAATAATTAGTTTTATATTCTTTACCGATTTTACCACCACGTAAAATAATATGCGTATTTAGATTTCCACTTGCATAGATTTTACTAATCACGCCATCCATATTAATACCTAAATACGAATGTGGAAAAGCTGAACTCTTCATAGCATCTAATGCTACTTGAATATCACCTGATGTTGAATTTTTAAATCCAACAGCCATAGGCAGCCCAGAAGCTATTTCACGATGAGTCTGTGATTCTGTTGTTCTAGCGCCGATAGCAGTCCAACTAAAAATACCAGATAGATACTTAATAGTAAATGGGTCTAAGACCTCTGTCGCCAAAGGAAGCCCAAGATTCAATAGTTGTATACACAAGTGACGAGCAATTCTTAACCCTTCATCCATGTTAAACGAACCATTTAACTCTGGGTCATTAACAAGCCCTTTCCAACCTACGGTTGTACGCGGCTTTTCAAAATAGACCCGCATTACTAAAAGACATTTATCACCAATATGGTTTTGTAATCTTTTTAAATACTGCCCGTAAATGACCGCTTGTGCTGGGTCATGAATAGAACAAGGCCCAACAACGATCAGTTTTTTAGAACTCACGCCAGAAATAATATCTTTAACTTCTTGGCGATGATTTTCCACTTGTTGCTTTAATTCATCAGAAATTGGCAACTCATCATGTAGCTCTTGTGGTGTGCTAATAGTTTTAACGTGCATGGATATCATATTCCTCTGAATGGATTAAATGAGTATCATCTTCGATTTTTAACCATAACGTTAATTTAAAAATACCTAAACGACAACTGATATCCCATTCAACATCTGATTTAAATAGTGTTTTGAAAATACGATTGACCTGATAAACAATAGCTTCATCAGTAGAAGCATAATCAGAACACATGGAAATTACGCCTTGAGCCATATCTGATATTGATAATTGCTTAGGAACTTTGTATACATTACACATAAAGAATTCTCCAAGTATATCCACCTTCTGGATATTCACCAATAATAAAATATTGAATACCTTTTGGCGATTCAACTGTTACTAAAACTTCATTAATAAACCCAGAATTAATAGTATTGTGTGAGTTTAAAGTTACAGTTGAATCAACTATTTTTTCTGAGAGAGCTTTTGCAAACTCTCTAACTTTATTTTTAAACATTATAATTAACCTAAGTTTAAAACAACTTTTTTAATTTCGCAATCAGGGCCGAAACGAGTATCTATTGCATCTTTAGCTTCTTGGAATGATTTATACAAACACAAATGTTCTTCTCGTTTTCGTGTAAAGATTCCTTGCGAAATAGAAATACCTTGAATCATAAAAGTATTTTTACGAAAAATTGCAAATAATTCCACTAAAAGTCACCTCTATTAACTTGCCAGCACTCGAGTCCAAGAACTCGCCACATATCAACTACTTGTTGACGGTCATCTAAAACATAAAGAACATTATACCTATTTGCAATGTGTTTGTAAAACAATTCTTTCTTAACAATAGAATCTTTTCTGTGATCTTTATGGCTACGCATAATAAGCTTAGAATATTTTACGCCGTGTTTGTTAAGCCATTTTTCGGTCCCAATACGATGCTCTTTTTCTTCACCTTCTTCGCGTCCAGATGTTAATAATATCTCAACACCTAAATCATGCATCATATTAATATGATTAATAACATTTTGACGAGGTGTATCTTTCCATAATTTATACAGGTCATGTGGGCTACGATGATTGTTGTCAGCAATAGTTCCATCAATATCAACAATAATAGCTTTAGGCAAATCTAAAGTCTTAGACCAATCAGGAACACCATGCAAGTAATGTTGCATTTTTTCATAAAACGAATAAATTACTGCTGGAGGAACTGCTGATTCTCCACGGTACAAGTTTCGTTTATACAGTGTTTCTAAGTCTTCATCAAAATGAACCCAATCAAGTTGGTATTTAAAGGTTTTAGCAATATCTTTCCATTTATCTCGTGTTTTTGGATTTAAGTTTGTGTCTGACACAATAACAATGCGATGACCAGATTTATTAAGCCATTCAACTGCGAGCAATTGCTGTTTATCTGTAACTTCTCGCTCACGTTGTTTTGATGGCTTATATTCATTACGCTTGTAATTAAATAGTTCACAGCGTAAATCATCACGATTAACATTTAGAACAATACCTGGATTAGCAGATACCATTTCTTCAGCCCAAGTAGATTTACCAGAACCTGGTGCACCAACTGTCATAATAATTTGTTTTACAAATTCTTCTTTTGGTTTTGGAATATCATAACCCATGTACTTAAGAACCTGTTCATTTTCAATATTAACCCAAGTAATATCATCGCTTTGCATTGGTACAAACATAATAATCCTTATTCTTTAATCAAAGAATTCATAAATTCGATAAAAGCTTCACGTGCATCATTGAGTTGCTCAGCCGTTTTATTATATTCGTCGTAATCAGTCACATGTCTAAGAGATGTTCCTAATTGTTCGAATTGGCTAAACAACCCATATAAAATATGAAACTCTAGAGGAGTCATTTTAATTCCTGCTCAATTTTGTCAATGATTGCATAAATTTCATGTTTAACTGGAGTAACGGTTTTACCTGATTTTTTAAATAACTTAGAAGCTTCTTCAGGATTTGTTTTATACAATTTTTTAGCTTCTTCTTTGATGATAGTTGCTTCTTCAACTGCAGACATAAGTTCTTTAAGCTTTTTACGAAGATCTTCGATATCATTATTACATGGAACAAAATCTTTTTCTAAAATCATAAAACGATGCCATTGAGTAACAGAAATTGGGTCAGTTAATTTAAAATCTGATATTTCTGTTTTACCAGGAATAATGATATCATTATCAGTCTCAGCAACTTTGACTACAACATGAGTCACTTTGTCATCTTCAATAGTTGGAATAAACCGAGGTCTTAAATCAGGATTTGCCTTTTTAGTAGAATGCAAAGAAGCAAATCGTTTAAACCGAGTATCTGTAATACTATGGACAAACGAAGCATCATTAAGCATATATACGTTCTGGTCATCTTCAAGAATGTGCACATCACCTGGGAGATGTAACATATATCCTGATGATGAAGCAGGGCTAGAATTGAAACCTGGTAAATGATTAACTTCAGAATAATCGATCTTAAAAAGACCATCAGATCTTCGTGTTGCATTGACAGTAATAGGGAACACAATACCTGCCATGCTTGCAAAACCATTATGGCTTGTTAATTTAATTTTCATAATTATTCCTCTATAACTGAAAACTCACGTGGTGTAAAATAATAAGAATCTGTTGATGCGGATTTGTCAAATCCTTTTAATTTAATGAATTGAGATTGGGCAACATTGATACAAGCGCTGTTATCACAATCAGGTGTAGCATGAACTTCAACAGGAAACTGAATACATTCTAAAGAAGTAAATCTACCATCACATAATATTTTTACTTTTATCATAATTTTCACACTTAGGTTCGTTTAAGTCAACACGGTAATAACATACCATAGTTTTCATTTGTTGTAAATATCTTTTTACATCTTCAAGCCAAATTCTTAAATCTTGAGAGTCTTTATAAGATAAAGCAACTTGTGGGCCGTCTTTATTAATGACTTTCCATTTTACATCTAATGGCTGAACAGGAGCTGGCCATTGTGGATGGATTTTAGGCACTTCCTGTGGTGCAGGAACAACGCTAGTGCACCCGGTTAATAACATAATAGGAATTATCAGATGTTTCATTTCGTTTCCTCTACAACACTATCAGTGAACTTTTTAAACGAATTATTAATAAGTTTAGACACTAGTCCAGGTTTAGATTCAACGATATGTTCACGAGCTGCATCTTTTTTTAGTTTATAAGTTATGCTATTGGTTTCCGTCTGAATAGAACTAAACTTATCGTTTAAAGCGTTGTATTGCTTTATTTGATTATTAAGTTTTTCTTTATAATCATCAAATTCTGTATTAAGCTTTTGTAGTGCTTTTTCTGTTTGATCTAGTTTTGTTGCATTTTCTGTGTATAAATGGAATAATACCCCATTACTCAAAATAAGAACAAGACCAATAACTAAATAAATTTTTGTGTTCATTGACACACCTTAAAAATTGTGTTAATGATGTCGTCAGAAGATAATCCTCTGAATAGAATATGATTTCTTGATGTTGAAGAACTACAGGAAAAAGAAGGGATTAAAGAAGCCATATCATCGTATGTTAGTTCTTTATGCATAATACCAAGTTGGTGTTTTTCATAAATCGGGTCAACGATAATATAGCATTTATGGCCATTGATATGAACATTAGGCTGTGAAATATTAATAAAGACCTCTGCATCAGTGTTAGCTAAATAACTTTCTAAAAATGACTTCATTTCTTGAACAGCTTCAGGTAATTTTTCGCGTCGTTCTTCAGAAACACGATTATTATATTCTTTTTGTTTGAGTGATTTAGATTTATTACGACCTAAAGCTGCTCTTAAATCAGACAAATAGCCTACGCGTTTAGAGCCTTTCCAAACAGATAACCCATCATGACGGTCTCCAAAAGAAGCCACTACCATATCATTTGTAATTAGTTGTAAATCCATGTTAACCTCTCATTTTCAAATTTGTCTTACTATATTATAAAAATGAGAGGTTGTAAACTACTTTTTATATACTTCTGGGATAAAAAATGTGTAGTATTTAACAAATAGATCGTTTAAACATGATAATAATACGTCATAGTCAAATCCATTATACATTTTCATATAGGCAGAAAACACTTGTGGCACGCCTGCTTTATTGAATTCTGTCTGACCATTGATTGCGTAGTCTTTTCGATCTTTTCCAAGATTTGCTTCATAAACCATTTTAACAGATTCAACTTGGTCATGAATAGCTTGAGTATAGACTTCTTCAAAGGCTTTAATTTTTTCTAAAGATTCTTGGTCATTTGCAAATAATGATTTCAAATCGTCAGAGGTTCCTTCTACAATTGCTTTAAAAAGGTCTTCATTTGAAGTAATTGAATCTTTTGTTCTATGTAAAGAGACATAAGCATGGCTTTTTACTTTAAATTTAGTCCCATCAGACATTTGAGCAACAACGCCTTCAATACCTTGTGATTCATAAACACGCTCTACCCATCCTTCTTCAGGCTCATATCTAGTAACCAAAATTGGTCTTAATTCTTTAATTGCTTTTAAAGAGTCATAATCAATATATTCGCCGGTTTCATTATGACGAGCATTTAACAAGATTAAAGCTGGCTCAGAGTATTTAAGAACAATACGATTTGTTGGTGCAACATATTCAAAATTAAAAGTGTACTCAGGGTTATCTTTAATCACTTTCCTAACTTCAGAATACATTTCACTATTGATTAGTTTACATGCCTCTAGAGCCTGTTCTGAGCTAATAGAACCTTTAGATTTTAGATAAACGAACCCGTCAACAAGATAAGAACTAATTAATGAGCCGTCAGCTTTATCCATGAGATATTCTACTTTAGAAAGATCTAAATCCATTGTCATAGGATTTTCGTTTAAATTAAAAAACTTTTCCATAGGTCTAGAAAGAACTTTGACTGGATTATTATCTTTATCAAGTTCAAACATAATACCACGACATTCTAAAGCATCTGGCAATAACCAATCTGAATATGAAGCATAATTATAATTAAAAATCCTTCCTTTTTTATCTATACTCAAATTTACGTCATTATAGAAAAACTTTGTTCTATCATACTCGCATAAAGCCATCAAATTGTCAAATAGTTTCATTCTTTTTCCTTATGTTGTGTATTCCAATCAGGGTTAAACATTTTAATAAAAATTGGCTCTTCAAGGTCCATAGTACTTATTTCCATTTGCCCTAAATCATTTTTAGCCACTAAGTCAAAACACTGACGATAATAAAATATTACAGATTTACCTTGATTTAAAGAATCATAGATATTTTTAGATTTAGTGGAATCTGAAGTCCAAGTTTGCCTGTTCATGGAAGTTCTGTAATAATTTATCCTCTTTCTAAGATTTTTAGTTTTACCAATGTAAACTAATTGTCCATCAACTTCTATAGCGTATATTACATTTCTTTTTGTTTTAAGCTCTAATGGAATAGGTGATATTTCATTATTATCTAAATTAAGCTCTAAATATTTTACAAATCCGAATTGTTTAAATGACATAAAAATAAAGGGCCGAAGCCCTTCTCCTTATAAGTATTTCTTAAATCCATCTAAAACTTCTGGATTAATATCTTCATCAATTTGAGAAATTAAATAAGAATCGATTTCAACTTCTTGAGGTGCTGATTGAACACCTTCAGAATTTAGATATTTAGACATCCAGACTAAAGGATTTTTAAGACCTTTATATGGACTATTTAATCCAGCATGACGCATTCGGATATCAGTAATATAGTCTACATAGCCTTTAAGATTTGTATGGTTTAAACCTGAGACAGTCCCAAATTTAAACAGATCATCTACCCAATCTTTTTCTTGTTGATTTACTTCTAAGAATAATGTAGTAGCTTCTTCTTCAAGTTCATCTGCGATTTTTTTCCAGTGTTCGCCTTCTTTACCAGATTGCCATTGGCGAATCATATATTGAGTGCCTTTAAGATGTAATTGTTCATCACGGGCAATCAACTTCATGATTTTGGTATTGCCTTCAAGAACACCTTTGTTTTCGAAGAAATTAAATGTACACGCAAAAGATACATAAAACCGAATAGCTTCTAAAGCATTAATGGCATGCATACATAGATATAGTTTACGCATGGCATCATCTAAATCTTTTTCATATCGATTCCAAGCGCCAATTAATTGGAATCCTGTTGGGTCTCGTTGTTCTTCTTCCTCAATAATGTCTTTAATATTTTCGTATTCTCTGATAGCCTTAATTAAAGAATCATAATATTTTGTGATTGATTCTGCACGAGCCATAATAGCATCATCAAGAACAATTTCGTCAAATTCTTTTGATGGGTCTTCATAAAGATTACGCATAATATGAGTATAAGACCTAGAATGAATTGTTTCGCTAAATGACCATGTTTGAATCCATGTTTCTAATGAGACATCAGAACAAATAGACAATAAAGCTTCTGATGGACCACGTCCTTGAATAGAATCAAGAAGTGTTTGATATTTTAAGTTATTAGTAAAAATTCTTTTTTCGTGTTCAAGTAATTTGTCGTACTGTGATTTGTCTGTCATTAAATTAACTTCTTCTGGCCGCCAAAAAAAGCTTAAAGCTTTTTCAGTCAAGTCTTCAAAGACTCGATGTTTTACTGTTTCGTAACGTGCAATACCTGTAGATTCACCAAAGAACATTGGTTGGGCCATAATATCAATTTGTTCTTTATTAAAAATTGTTTTCATTTATTGTCCTTTTAATTTACAATTGTCATAATGCCATCTAATAGCATTGCCTTTGTTTGTTTTTGTACCACAATGTGGACAAGGTGGGTATTCTGTACCTTTTTTGGTTTTTTCAGAAATCAAGTCTTTAGTTTCTTTAGTGTGTGGTATATTTCTTGTAGGAGATACAGTACCATACATTGGATTTTTTGCACCAATTTTACTTTTTCTTATATTTTCGATATGACTCTTTAATTTTGGTTTAATATAATTTTTATTAGAATGCTTTTTAACGCCAGTCAAAGTTTTTGAAATTTTAAGCTTTGTTTCTTCTGGCATTTTAACACCAGTTTTAGCAAGTGAAGCCAACTCTTTACCTAAAGAATAATCATGACTTGTTACTCTATAATTTCTATTTCTGGATGTTAAAGCCATAATGGCAAATGCAGCTTGCATAGATTTATTTTTATAAATTTTATACAAAAGCTTATGTATTATGTAATGTTCTCTACCAGTCAAAATAACTATATTTTCAGGTTCATTACCTCCACCTAAACTTTTAGGAATAATATGATGTTTTTCTGTATATCCTATAGGAATAGGGCGATTAATCGCCCTATTAATTATTAAATCGTGTATTCTTTTATAATTCATTATAACTTACAGCTTTCGCAATCTGACTGTCCTTGATCTTCATCTTGATTATTACCATCATTAGTATTATGATAATACATAGTTTTTCCACCTAATGACCAGAAGTATAACATATCATCCATGATTACGCTCATTGGTACCTTAGATTTTTCATAAATACTTGGAGTGTAATAAGTATTAACAGAAATACTTTGGTCTACAAACTTCTGCATAATAGCAGCTTGAGTTAAATAACCTTTCATTCCGCGTTTACTTAGGTCCCAGGCATAATCATAAAGATCTTCATTAAACTCAATATTAGGAACAACTTGATTAAACGACCCGTCTTTAGAAGCTTTAGCTGTTACAGATTTTCTTGGTGGTTCAATACCATTTGTGCTATTAGAAACTTGAGAAGACGATTCACACGGCATTAATGCAGATAAAGTACTGTTTCTGATACCATATTTCTTAAGGTCTTTTCTTAAAGATTCCCAATCACAAACATATTCTGGTTTAACAATTTTATCTAAATTTTTATTATACCAATCAATAGGTAATAAGCCTTGAGAATACTTAGTTTCGTGATAAAGTTCGCATGGACCTTTTTCTTTAGCTAAATCAACAGAAGCTCTGATTAATGCATATTGTAGTCGTTCAAATAACTCATGAGTAAACTGTTGTGCATTATCATAATTTAAGAACTGAGAAGCTAACGCCGCTGCATAGTTAGTTACACCCATTCCTAATGCTCTACGTTTTTTAGCAATTAAAGCTTTTTCAACAGGATAATCTTGATAATCTAACAATGCATCTAATGCTCGAACACCAACACGTGCGATTTTATTAATTTGTTCTTGGTCTTGGTAATCAAAAGAATCTAGAACAAATGCACTTAATGTACATAAAGCTATTTCGCCATCAGGTTTGCCTACATCACTTGTTGGCAATGTAATTTCAGCACATAAATTACTTAATCTGATAGGTGATGTTCTTCTGATAAAAGAACCTTGTCTATTAACATTATCGACAAAGAACGGATAAATTCTTGCAGTGTTTGCTCGTTCAGTTAATAGAATAGAAAATACTTCTGAAGCTTTAATTCGTTTTTTACGAATATTAGAGTCTTTTTCTGCTGCTTCGTATAAATCTCGGAATTTACCTTCATTATTAAAATACGCATCGTACATACCAGGAATTTCATGCGGACTAAACAAAGTAATATAATCATTATTGATTAAACGTTCAATCATAAGATTATTAATTTGAATTCCATAGTCAAGATGACGAATACGGTTTTCTTCAATGCCTTTATTATTTTTTAGAACAAGCAATTTTTCTAATTCAAGATGCCAAATTGGATAATATAATGTAGCAGACCCACCACGAATACCGCCTTGAGAACAACTCTTCACAGAAGCCAAATGAGTTTTCCAGAAAGGAATAACGCCAGTGTGTCGCACTTCACCCGAACCAATTTTAGAACCTTCAGCACGATACATACCAGCATTAATACCAATCCCAGCTCGTTTAGAAATATATTTGATAATTGATCGGTTTGTTTCATTAATAGAATCTAATGAGTCACCGCTATCAATAACAACACAAGAGCTAAATTGACGAGTAGGTGTTCGTACACCAGCTAAAATAGGTGTAGGTAATGATAATTGTTTATCCGAGACTACGTCATAGAATTCAATGACCTGGTTTAATCGATTATTAGTTTCTTCTTGGAATAAGCACATCCCAATTAGCATAAATGCATATTGAGGAGTCTCGTAAATAATTCCAGTCGAACGGTCTTTAACTAAGTATTTACTTATTAATTGCATTGTCCCTGCATAAGTAAATTTAAAATCTTTATCATGATTGATATGATTTTCTAATTCTTCAATTTCTTGTGCTGTATATTTACTTAAAATCTCAGAATCATATAATCCTAAATTAACGTTTCTTGAAATTAAATCAATAAAAGGAATAGGATTACTTTGACCATATACGTGTTTACGTAATGCAATATGCTCTAAATTTGAAGCTACGTATTGGTAATCGGGAGTTTCTTTTGTAATATTAGAAGCAGCTACTTTAATCAGTGTTCTTTGAATTTGGTCAGTCGTCATATTATCATTGATTAAAGGGCGAACTAAATTTAATACTTCATATGGATCTACTGATGTATTGTTACAAGCTAATTCAATAACTTTAATAATTTTTGCTTCGTCAAAATCTTGTGTAACACCTGATGATTTAATTACTTTCATTTTCTTCCTTATATCTTTCTTTAATCTTTTGGAATATTGTTTTTGTGTTTTCTAAAAATTGTTTAAATCGTTCAAAATCATCATCAATTCTAAAATCTTCACATGTTATATAAGATAGTCCAGAGTATAATTCAAGGACTAAAGTAAAACCATTTTTTCTACGATATGCAGTTTTTAAAAACCATGTTTCTAAATCATTAAGATTTTCTATTTTTAAACATCCGAATGCACGGCCTTTATCAAAATCAGTATCAATTCTTGGAAGTACTCTCATATAACCCTCACAAATATATTTTATCATTAAACAGTTTATTAACAACTTCGACTATTATATCACCATGGCATGGCTTAGGATAACATGTGCAACCAAGTCTAGAGCCTCTTAAAACTTCAAGATGATGTTTATTTATTTCGCCAGTTTTTATTTTATTAAGAAAATATGGGATAAACCTTTTGATGTTTTCTTCTCTAGTTCCATCTTTAAAAGGATTACCCCACATTGTCCCTCTTTGAATATTAATATCAAAGTCAGAGTTATATTTATTAACAACCCTACAATGTTTCATTAACTATACATTAAAGGAAGAATTACAACAAACAATAATAGCATAATTAATAAGAATTCCATTATATCTCCTTAAACCAAGGTTGGGTTTCTTCATACAAAAATCCTGCCATTAAACAAATAACAGGAAACCAAATAATAAAAGCTATTAAATATTCCATGTTAGTCCTTTGGCTTCATGAATTCTAATAAAGCTTCTTTAAGTTCGCTAATATTAAGCCAGGCATTAAATTCTGATTTATATTCTCTAAAGTCTATAATATATTCTAAAGGAACAATAGAACCCAATTTTAGTTCATGTGTATAATCAAACAGTAACGTTGAACCAGAATAACAACTAATTTTTAAAATTTCGTATTCGTTATAATTAAATTCAATTGTCTTATCAAATGGGTCTACATCATACAATAATTCGCATTTATACAATTCAGAACAAAGGGATTCTACAGAATCCCAAATTCCTAAAGTGTGCTCATAATCATCATAGACCGCTTGGACTAAAAAATTCATAATATTTCCTCTATACGCTAAAAGGGTACTTAATAGCAGGGTGGTATTGATAATCTTGTACTTCAAAATCATCTACAGTGACCCAGGTTTCAATATCTTCTAGTGATCTGATATTATCATTAATAATAAGTTTAGGTGCATTAAACGGCGTCCTAGACACATGTTCTGGAACTAAAGGTAATTGGTCTTCATAGATATGAGCATTTGTTATCTTATGAAACACTTTACCAGGTTTATTTGCTGTAATTTGTGCCATTAAATGTAAAAACACATAACATTGAATCATGTTAAAATTTAAACCCAATGGGACATCACATGACTTTGTATTCGAGAAAACTCGCAATATTTTCCCCGTTCTCTTATGAACTGCTGCATGTCGCCATGCAGAATAGACTATATCACAATCCTTTCGGATTCCTTACGTTTCGAATGTCATTAGCTTACATTCTACTCTACTCGGTTCGTTACCCTTTCGATAGTCGTTAGGCATTTAAATAGAGCCACGATGGATATTTATCAGATTTTAATCTATATGTTACTAAAGAACATGAAATTTTATGGTCTTCAGCACATTCTTTGCAAGAAGAATATTCTTTATCATTAACTATAATACGTTTATTTCTGTTTGTATTACCTTTCAGTAAACCTTTTAAAATATTTTTAGTTTTCTCAGAATGGCGCTTTCCATAAAATGGATTAGACTGTCCTTTCTTTAAACACAAATTGCACAATCCTTTTCCGATACTAGATTTATAAGATATAGGATTAGAACATATAATACATTTGAATGCCTTGTGTTTTTCAGGATTATATCTTCCATTAGAAGTGCCGTATCTGCCGTATTTTATTTTTCTTTCTTCATTGCTCATTTTAGATATTCTGGTTTTTAACGAAGTGCTTATTTTCTTTATAATAAATTCTTTATTAGGGTGTTGACTCATTACATCTCCAAATGATGCATCAGCAATATTATATCCTAAAATTTTAGAATTATATAATTCTATGTAAAATTGCTCTAAATTTTTAATATTAGGGGTGTATTTAGAATATTCAATAATTGAAAACCTAAAATTATCTTTCCCATACTTATTATAAGCTCTTTGGAGTTTAATAGATGAATGACGGTTTTTTCTTAAATCAGATAAATGTCTCTTCCACCTAATATTAAAATCTTTAGCACTTCCAATATACACTTTATTATTTACCAAATTCTCTATTTTATAAATTCCACCTTTCATATAAATATCTCCTATTTTTATAGAAGTATTTATATTAAAATTCAGCCCTATATTTAGCACGGGATTGTCTCAAAGAGATGTTCCCCGTTTAGTAAGGTTTGCTTTATACATTTCTATATAAAGGCGCTACTTGTTAACGCTGGTATGAAGTTAAATATAATGTTCCATTAACAAGAGAAAAATTATGGGTATGCATACAAGGACGTAAACAACCTAAGTCAAATTCTCCTGGATTCCAGAACGTTAGGATTTCTCCACGATCATCAGTTCCTTCACTTAAATTATCATAGATTTTTCTGAGTTGGTCAATAGTGCTATTAGGTCCTTGCCATTGTCGTCCTTGAACACCATAAACACGGCCCATATCGTCTTCACCTTTACGATTAGGATTATTTAACCAGGCCTGGTTTTCATTAGCGTTTGCATTCCATGTATTACAACCAATTTCACGAAATTGCGCTGCATTGTCGTAACCACGAAGATATCCTAACAGTTCAGCAATAGCAGCTTTATAAAAGCTTTTACGAGTTGTATCAATTGGGAATTCAGAATATTCTAGGTCAGCGTTAATAATAACACGACAAAATTTTCCAGTTCGTTTATTATATACGTCTTGGCCTTCATTATAAATCTTTTTTAATAATTGTTGATACTGATTCTTTTCTAAGATCTTTTCCATTTATTATCACTCACGTACACCAATTGTTTAAAAGATAGTTTAAGCTGTTCTATAGATACTTTAGAATCCACTGTAACGAATTCTAATTCACCCATTCCTAGCATTTTACCATCAACCCAAAGTTCAATACATGTCATGTCCCACCAATTTTTTCTAGAATTCAAGAAATCTCTAACTTGTTCTAAGTTAGAGAAAACTCCTGCGTTTCTAGAGGATTCACACATATTATGGTCAACAACAATAAGTATCTTCGACATTTTTATCCGCCAAAACAAAATAAATTTGCTCACCTTGTTTAATAAAATATCCGTAGATTTTTACTTCAGTATCTTTAACTTTAACATACCCTTCAGAAACGGCTTTTGTTATGTCAAATAGTGTAGTACGAATATAAACCAAGCCATCTTTAGTTCTAATAGATGTACATGATGAATTTATATTTGAGCCAAGTTCTTTTATATCACAAGAAATCTCATAAATACCATGGTGTAATTCTCGTTCTTGACAATTTCTATAATTAGATTTAAAAGTTTTTAAAGAAATAGAATCTAAAAAGAATGTTCTTGAAGGAGGCGCTTTAACTAATTTCCATGAGCACATTGGTTGTACAAACTTTTTATACAATTTAATTTCAGCCATTATTCAAGTCCTCATTTATTAAAGGATAAAGACAAATAATACGGCCATTTTTTCTAAAGATACCTTTAACTGTAATTAAGTTATTTTCAATTTTAGTATGTCCTTCAGAAATAGATTTAAAAAGACGACATAAACATGTGTCCATTTTAACAGCTCGTTTATCTGTGATATCTGAATTTGTCAAATATAAATCGTGTCCATTACCGCCATATTCTCTATCAATTTTATAATTTTTTAATTCGTAGACACCATGCGGCATAACATCAACATGTTCTTTTCGTATTAAAGATTTATACCCATCGATAGTAAGGTCTTTAAAGAATAAGAAATGTTCTTTAGGTGCTTCTACAAGAACCCAATTATTTTGTTCTTCAAATCTGTGAATTAGTTGCATACTCGTTCCAGTATAGTTTCTTCGATATAATTTTTAATATCGATATCGTTAAAATAATCAGTAACATATAAATGAGATTCTACTAACTTAAATTTAGCGTATCCACTCAAATATTGCCCAATAGATTTATCTAAAAATGTATCTGCAGGATTTGTATCTGCATGTAAAACAGAAGTCCAAATAATCCTATCACAAAATTCAAATGAAGCTTCGATTAAACGTTTACCACCTATAATAGAAACTAAGTTCTTAGGATTCTTGTTGTTAAATGTTGGAGCAACTTCGGCTTCTTTACAGATTTGTTCTAATTCATAAGGACCCCATGGTCCTACTATTTCTTTATCAGCAGGTTTTCCGTCTAATGAAAGTAGTTCACCTCTAGGGTCATCAACAAGAACAATAGAAATTCGGTCTTTCAATTTAGGCATAGACATAAATGTTTTAGGGCCCATGATAACATACGAATCAATTTGAGACGTAACAGGAACCATTCTAGGAGCTATAGTTCTTGATCTGAAGTTATCCATATCTTTTTTAATACGTGGCCAAGGAAGGGTTCCTTTGAATCCTATTCCGTATCCTTTCTGGTCGTATTGAGTTGCAAAAACGGTCTGAATCATAGAATCTCCAAAGGGACTTTAATTTATTAAGCTAGCCAAAAATCTTTATTCGTACCAAAAATATTAATTGTGACCTTATCAGCAGTCTCATCATATTTTTTATTAACTAAAACTAGGTCATCAATCTTGTGACATACACTAAGTTTCTTATAAAAATAATTTAATATTTCATAAAGTTCTTTTGTTTCTTCACGTGGTTCGTTAGACATACAATAACAACGAATAGCAGATAAATCATATCCAAATTCTTCTGGGCCCATAAGTTTTGCATTAATTTCTGCAGGGTCAACATCTTTATAACAACACATAGGGTAGACAGTCCCATCCATGTCACGAAATTTGAAGCCGTAATCTGCCAGTGTTTTTAAAGTTTTCATATTGTTCTCACATTTTTACCAAAGTTTCTTTTAAAAATTCGTATGCACTGACGAAGTCTTTTTCTTCAGTATATCCAAGTTCAGGTATTTCAATAGAAGGGTCTTTAAATTTGGCTTCAAGGTCTTTTATCATTTTCTTGACACCTTTTTTATCTAAAAACACTGCTTTACCTGGTGTATATAAATTCGCAGAATACACTTTATGCTTAGTGGGTCCATCTACAATCTTACCTTCATCTAAAGGTTCTAAAAACTGTATTGTAAATTGAGTAAACAAATAAGGTGTAATAACCCATGGGACAAATACACCGTCAACACAAAGTCGATAACAAGATTGATTAATACGTTTAAGACCAAATTCAATATCCCATTTACTAAAATCATTATTTGTAATATAATTAGCAATTTGGGTATTTTGAACCCCATTTTTGGCGTTAATGAATTTGTTAAAATCTTCTTCAGATTTAAATTTGTAACGACATACGGCTTTAAGATTTTTAGGTTGTTTCATAAATCACCTCATTTGTTTTGATGTGTCTATAATACCACGCTAAAAATCTTTGTAAACATTTATTTTCGATAAAAACCAAAAAAGGAACCCGAAGGTTCCTTTTATTAAGAAATTAGATGAGTTCGTTTAAAATATCATCAACTGACTGGTCAGTCATTGAGCTTTCACCCAAATCAACTGGTTCGTTAAATGAAGACATTTGACTAGAAAAATCATCTTGAGCAGATAAATTATCTAATTCGGCATCAATATCAGCAGAAGCATTTGATGCAGAACCTGCAACCATTCCAACACCCATAACTTGTTTAAACTTAGTTTCTAACTCAGCATAAGGTTTAAACTGGTCTTTAGCAACGATAGCTTGTAAATCTACACACTGGTCAATAATTGATTTCTGAACAGCTTCATCATCAATATTAGGAATTTCTGATTGAGCATAGAACTTACAGTCATCGTAATTAGGGAAATTACTTACTTTTTTAACTTTAAGAGCAAAGTTAGCACCTTCAAAAGGACAGAAAATATTTACTGGTGTCTCACCCATTTCGATATCAACGTTTGCCATAGAATCAATCTTATCCATGATTTTTTGACCGAAACGATATTTAAATACTTTACCTTCATTTTCAGGAGCACTTGGGTCTTTAACAACTAAAATATTAGCCCAATAAGAATGTTTACGTTTAATCAGTTTATATTCTTCTGGATTAGTATTGTATGAGTCTTTTTCTGTTAAATATTTACACACTGGGCATGAATCATAATCGCCGTGTGTAGAACTACAATTATTGATATACCATTTACCATTTTTCTTAAATCCATGGTTTGTTAATTTAACAAATGGTGTAGCATTATCATCTTTAGCTGGTAAAAAACGAATTACTGCGTTACCATTACCTGCGGCATCAGTTTTTAATTTCCATTCGTTTTTATCTTCGTTCTGGAAACCACCACCTTTTAAGCCAGCTAATTGTTCTTGAAGTTCTGTTACTGATTTACGTTTAAACATACTTTTACCTTTATATTATTTACAGTTTTTACTTTATTTACTTTAATACTTACATGCATTGATTGTTTCAACAAAAACTTTCTTTGCTGTTTCACTATCTATTTCTAGAAGTTTTTTATACGAACTTAATTTAGTTGAATATGTAGACCAAACTAAGTCAGTAGAACATTGGTCATGTTTATTTATAAGACCTAAAAACGAATCAAGTAAAATAAAAGTTTCATAACCAATGATGTTAGATTGGAGGAGTTTGAATATATAAGATGTTTGTGTTTTAGTATTATATTCAAATATATCTTTAAGCGAACTTACATTTATCTTTTTAGAGAAGTAATAAATGTTTTTAAGGTCTTCTTTATAAACATCAGAAAGACCTTGTAATTTACCAATATATTCTCTATAAAATACCAAGGCGTCGGCGTCGGATATTTCACCTATCCATGCATCTTGGTTAGCTACTAAATTAGAAATAAAAATATAAACAAGTTCATTAAGTTTATATTTATCAGAAAGTTTTTCAAAAAAATATTTGTCACGACGTTTATTATAAGCCGCATCCGATATACGCATTGTCCAGTTATACTTAATTACGTCGTATTTACCATTCATATGATTTTTTAACATCAAATATAATTGGTACACACTTTTACCGGTAATATATCTATTTGAATTATGTGGAATACGGACTTTAATCATAATATTAAAATAAGAAATCTAATGTGTTCATTGTAAATGATTTACGAACAGATGGTCGAAGCTCATTATTTTCTAAAGCCTCTTTAGTAATTTTATCAACTATAGCACCTGGTAAATACTTATTACATAAATTATATGGAATAGAATTTTCTTCTAACCAATTTGTAGAAGCTTCTAAATAAGAAGCTCCTTCTTTAACTTTTTGTTCAATTAAAGCTCCAACTAATGTTGGGTCTTCTATATCAATATTATTGTTTTGGGAACAAAGAGTCATATAAATCTAATGCCTCGTCAGTTTCTGCTTCGAATCGTTCACGAGTTTGTTTATGGTAAATTGCAAATACACGATTCCACATTTTAGAATCAACACCTAATTCGTCTTTGGCTTGGTTTTTAATGTCTTTAATTTTTTCGGCGTATCCTTCCATAATAGTTTTTTGGTCAGATGCATCTTTAATCATTGCTGCTAATTTTTCACCATGGACTGCTTCATCAAATTCAATTTTTTCTTTAGACATAATTACCTCTAAAACATGTTAATATCTTTAGTTAATTTAACTAAACCAGATTTTATAAAATATGGATAAATTTTACTTCTTCCAGGAACTTTAAAATTATCAAACTCATCAATAATTTTTGTTTTAATATCTTCTGGAATACAAGTCATATCTATCATAATCTTGTTTTCATTAAAGCGTTTAAGTTCTTCTTCAGAAAGATGTTTTTCTGGACCATCGTCTAAACAATCTTGAATTAACTTAGACGAAATACTTGGTGCACGTTCACCTTCTAAACGAGTAAACCAGTAGTCTGAACGGCATTTTACACCAGCTACAGCATCTTTTCTATCACCTTTAAGAAGTTTAGTCATTAAAAACTCTGGGATAGGTTCTTTTGATTTAACCATCTTTTTAAGTTGTGGTGCCCATTGTTCAACATTATTATGTATATGCAATTGTTTATAGTCACCATCTGAAGAAATAATCATTATTTTTCTGTCTAAACATTCTCTAAGAGTAAGAACGCCGATAATATCATCAGCTTCAACTCGTGGAATGTCAATAGAATAATAAGGCATATTATCTTTAAATTCGGCTTTAATTATTTCCATTGCTGAAAAATAACCTTCCCAATCAAAAGAAGTATTATCTTCACGGGCGGCTGCACGTGTTTTCTTGTAATAATACCCGTAGTCTCGACGCCAATAGCCGTTATTAGCATTATCAAAAGCTAGCACTGTAATTGGATATTTGTCATTAAATTTTTTAAGATTGTACCTGATACTGTTTAAGATAATATGGCGTAACATCCCGATTTTAATAGGAACATTTTGGAATTCTTGTAAGGCTGAAGCTAATGCAATTTGAGACATATCAAAAAACTTAATTCCAGGTTTTTCGTCTTCTTCGTCTTCAAAAAATGCGCTTAAATTAACTTGATTCATAAATCCTCTAATAAATATAGTAAAGAAAGGAGCCATATATGACTTTAAATAAATCACTTAAAGCAACGTACGGACTTGATGCCTCTAATGAAAAAGTTATAAATGTCGGATTAGCTGACAAAAATACTTTAACTGACGGCGTTAATGTCGAATTTTTAATTCAAGAAAACACAATCCAAGCATACGACAAAAATCGTGGATATGAAAAAGGCTTTGCTGTTATATTTGAAAATAGAATTTATGTTTCAAATCAAAAAATAGAATCACCGTCAGGAGATTTTGAGCCTCATAAATGGTTTTCTTTACGTGTAGACCCTAAATGGGACACGGTATTTGAAACCGTAGCATCAGGTCAAATTATAACATCAGGACAGTTTATTGCAGCTAATACGTCAATAAACGATTTATATTTTAAATTGCCTAGAAAACCACAACCAGGTGATACAATTTGTATTAAAGAGGCCTCTGGTAATTCAGGCTATAAGTTCCTTAAAATAGGTAAAACCGATAATAATATTTTATGGAACGGAACTAATGTTGAAGAATTATATCTAACACGTCCGTATTCGCAAACTTATTTTATATTTTCTGGGAACGTTTGGAATGTATTTCAAATAGAGCACGAAGATATTGGTAGAATAATATCTACTTCACCATTAAAGCAACAAGTTTCTTCTGGAGAGAGATTATATAGATTATCCAATACTGGTCCTATCAATATCATGTTACCTAAATATGCTATGCATGGTGATGTTATTGAGATGTTTGATATTGATGGATTAACTTCAATAAATCACTTAACTCTTTACACGTCTGAAGGGTCTGGGCATGCTATAGGAACTTTAGGACAATCTAAATTAGAAATAAGAACTATTGGTAACGGACGATTAGTATTTGATAGTTCTAATAATCTATGGAGATTATGGGACGGCGATATAAGAACTCGTTTAAAAACTATCAAAGAAGATCGTAAACTATTACCTAATGAACAGGTTCTTGTCTATGGGGTGAATAATACAGTTAAAGAAACCATCACTCTAACGTTACCTAGAAATATTGCTGTCGGTGACACAGTTGAGATTTCTTTAGGTTATATGAGAAAAGGCCAGACAGTTATCATAAAGACCGAGGGCGATGATATTATTGGGACTGATAAAACATTATTACAATTCCCTAAACGATCTCAGTATCCGCCTGAAATGACCTGGGTTGAAGTAAAAGAACTTGTGTTTAATGGTACTGATGATTATTTACCTTATTTAAAATTTGCGTATGTAGAAACATTATCTGATTTAGGGTGGGCAGTTCAACATTATCGTCCTAATGTTGAGCGTGTAGATTTTAAAAATCCAGAAAGAATCGGATTGATAGCATTAGCTACTCAAGATCAAGCAAACAAAGATCATGAAAACAACCCAGAAAAAGAATTGGCTGTAACACCATTTACTTTGGCAAATAGAGTTGCTACAGAAGAACGACGTGGTATTGCTAAAACAGCAAAAACTTCTATGGTCAATCAAAACTCAAATGGAAAATTTGAAGATGACACAATTGTCACACCTAAAAAATTAAACGAACGAACAGCTACAGAAGAACGACGTGGCCTAGCCGAAATTGCTACTCAAGAAGAAACAAATACAGGTAAAGATGATACGACTATTGTTTCTCCGTTAAAACTCGAGAACAGGAAAGCCTCAGAAACTTTATCTGGTATTGCTAAAATAGTCCCATCTAAAGGAACGCCAGGAACACAACGTGATAAACAAGGAACTGGTGTTTATAATTACACAGATAATAAGACTATTGTTTCTCCTTCAGCTATACATGAGCTTTTAAGTACAGAAAATTCTCATGGTGTTGTTTATTTAGCTTCTGAAACTGAAGTTATTGAAGCACCAGATATGGACCCTAAATTTCCTGTTGCTGTAACTCCGGTTCAATTACATAAGAAAACTGCTACCGAAGATAGAATAGGTTTCTCTCAAATTGCTACACAAGAAGAAACTGATGAAGGAACTGATAATTTTAAATTTATCACACCTAAAAAATTAAATGATAGAAAAACTACAGAATCATTAGAAGGTATCTCAAGATACGCTACTTATGAAGAGTTTAAAAAAGGTGATTCAAATTTAATATCCGAGCCTAATAAAATAAAACAGTTTTTACAAGAAGCAAGAATAAAAGTTGTTCCTGAATCTGGAATAGTTTTTACTGGTAATATTTGGGACACATGTAATTTTGATATCAAACCTTCAACTGAAGTTGATAGAGGGACATTAAAATTATCAACTCAAGGCCAAGCTAATACTGGTGAAGATGATACAACAGCAATTACACCTAAAAAATTGCATAATAAAAAATCAACTGAACTAGTTGAAGGTATAATCCAACTTTCTAATTACGCTGAAACAATAGCAGGTGATGTTAATAATAAAGCAATATCTCCTCAGAATTTTGTTTTAGCTGTTCAAACAGAAAATAATGGATTAGAAGCCTCTACTTCTTTACGTGGATTTGTTAGACTGTTAGATGGTGCTAGTATTTGGCAAGGAACAGATGAATCTGGTAGTGACCCTGATAATGAAGACTTTTTGCATAATGGATATGCTGTATCTCCAAAAGAATTAAATAAAGCTTTAAGTCATTATCTTCCTATTAAAGGAAAAGCAGTTAACTCTACTTTATTTGATGACTTAAAAACTTCTGATTTTATTAGAAGAAACATAGACCAAGAAATTGATGGGGATATGACTTTTAATAAACCAGTTATTCTTAAAGATACTTTAGTTTCTACAAGTTCTGGTAAATTTGAATCACTAGAAAGTAAAACAGTTTCTATAGGTAATGGAACTAAAGGTTCAATAAACTTTTTATCTACTACACCATGGAAAATTGATGTACAAGATGATTTTAAAATCAATGGGATTAAAATTGATAAAGATGAAGTTATCCATTCTAAAGGATTAGAAACTGTTTCTTATATTGATACTTCAGAATATAGATTAAATGGTAAAACATTTATTTCTGGACAAGGAACCATTAACGTTGGAGATTCAGAATCACAAATTAGATTCCAAACTAAAAATCCTAATGATGTGAGAATTTCTGATTCTACTATTATCGTTAATACCAATTTAGAAGAAAAAGGCAATAAACATTTTATTAATCGTAAACAAGACACTGTCGACGGTGACATTGAATTTACTAAACCTGTAAAAATTAATGTCCAAGAAAACATGGTTGAAGTTTCCGAAGGTATATTTGTTGCCAAAATTACTTCTAAAGAAGAATACGAAAAATATCCAGGTATTGCAGTTCCTAAAATAGACCAAGAAACACAAAAAGTTATTGATTATACTTATGTCAAAGGACCTGGTACACTTACTCAATATGGTGATACTAAATCTTATACATACAGAATCTGGGCTCCACAAGCTTTAGGTCAAGAAGATAATCATAACAACTATTCATTATGGATGCAGGTTTATAATCCAGTTAAAGGAGAATTTGATGCATGGGGTAGAATATACACATCTCAAAATCCACCAACTGCTGCTGAAATAGGAGCTGTGTCTTCATCTGGTTCTACTTTCGAAACACTTAAAGTTAATCAATGGTTACAAGTTGGACCTGTAAGAATGGTTCCAGACCCAGTAACTAAAACTGTAAGGTATATATGGATCGATGAGTAATATAATGGTTGAATTCGGCCAAGATTATGTAGGTGCTCAAACGTTTGCAGAGAACAATGCACTTACATATAAGTTAACTATTAAGGCCAGTAATAAAAACACACAGGGTGAATCCTGTGTGTTAATTAACGATAATCAAATAACAACTGAATGCGATACTGGTATTAATGTTTGGGTCATTAATAATATAGGTAAACTTGATAATACTATGTGTTTTGATGTATCAACAGAATCTGGTATAACAGCATTTATAACATTTTTGAAAGAACAAACTTCTGGAATAATTTGTTTAGCTTCATCTAACGAATTAGATTCAACTCAAGTCTTAGCTGATTATATGAAATCTATAGGTTCTGCTTCATGGAATAATTTTATGATTTCTAAAATCAAAACAGTGTCTTATGCAGCAGTCTATCGCCCAGAATTAAAATCAATTGTTCTGGAATCTATACAATATTCTGACGGAATTAAAGAAGATGAATTGCTTGAACTAGAAACCATTTTTGATTCTAATAATTCTATAGGAATAACAGGATTTCCTGGTTCAATCGTATATGATTATAAAGAATACACGTCAATTGAACAAGATTATAAAAAATGGCCTACTAATCTTTTAAATAACAAGCTTTCTGATTATGGTCTTAAACCTGGCGATTGGGTTTCTTTGAGTGCTTCTATATTTGGAGATAAAGAATTAAAAGATGACGGTGGATGGACTAGAATAGATTGTAGATGGGTATTTGGTAATGCATGGAAACAATCATTTTATTTAGAAAGTACATTGAAAGGGAATTATCCTGTTCAGTCTATGGTAAATCCAGATATCTGGGAATCTAAAACAGTTTATTCTCAAATACCAGAAGGTGTAGATGGATTTGTTATAATAGCTTCAAGATATAATTCAGACTTAGGCCATTCTGCTGTAAAAAATGTTGCATTCGGAAGAGCTGCAGAACCTATAATAGAAAAATCTGATAGACAAATAGGTATAAATGGTATTAGAAATTCTTTTGTAAAAGAGGAAGAACAAAAAGTAGGATCGTTATTAAGTTTGTTAAATCTTAAAGACAAATCCGACACAGTTTCTTCTATAAACTTTAAAGAAATCTAATAACGTATAGTTATTAATTTATTACTTAATAGTTATATAGAATATACTAGACTTTTAATAAATTAATTTACTAGAGTTACTAATTTATTACTTAATAGTTATATATAATATATAAAGAACTTAATAAAAATAATAAATTCTGGGAGCAAAGCTCCCAGTTTTCTTTAGAAAATGCTCTTTTATAAATAGTATAAAGAAAGGAGATTATATGGCAGATCTTAAAAGAGGAAGTACTGCTGGAGGAGAATTAATCCTTACACAAGGTAATTTTCCATTAATTCCAGTAGGAAATTCCTTATATTTTAATAAGCATAAAGTCTATACCGAACACGATAAGCCTACAGCAGAAGAAGTTGATTCTGTTTCGGCATCTAAAGGTGGAGAATTTAAAGAAAGAGTAATTTTTAAAGAATTACAGGTAGGGAAACAAGACCCTTTAATTATTAAAGACCATTCTATAGCTGGGACCGAAATAATTCTTAAACAATTAGAAATTAAAAACTTAGAAAAATCATTACTAGTTCTTAATCCTGATAATCCAGAATTACTTCAAGTTCAATCAATGAAAACAGATAGATTGGTTTTAGACACAATATCAACTCAACCTAATCATGCAGTTAGATATGACCAAGTGGTTCTTGTTGGAGATATTATAGATTTTGGAGAATTCTAATGGCAAAAATTCCAAGAATACAATTTAAAAGAACTAAAACACCAGGAACAAAGCCTTCAAAAGATATTTTAGCTGAAGGTGAATTAGCAATTAACTTAGCTGATAGAACTCTTTTTACAAAATCCGGAGATGATATTATTGATCTTGGCTTTGCTAAAGGCGGCACAGTTAATGGAGATATTAATCAAGAAGCTGGAAATTTTACAACCAATGGGTCAATGACTGCTAAAACATACATTGATATAAAAAATAGCTTAAATGACAAAAAAATATTTAGGCTTTCTTATGAAGGAGATCGTGGCGCTTTATTGTCTGTTAATGAAGGCGACAATAAATGGAAAACTATACTTGTTCCATTAGACGAAGATGGGACTAAAACTATAGCTACTCGTGAACACGTAGGAAAAATGGTTTCTACTAATGATGGAGAAACCAAATTAAGGGCTCCAAACCAGACTAACTTATTGATTGCAAAAGACAATAAAGAACTTGTTTGGTACGATGGATCCACTAATAATAGAATGGTTAATTTTGGTGCAGGTGGTTTAGATTTAGCCCACAAAGGTAGTGATATTGTCGGAGTTAGTTTATACAAAAAGGATGGCAACCAGGTTAGAATAGAAACACACGCTCACTCGTCTTCTTTGATGTTAGCATTTGCCTATAAAGATTCTGCAGGAAATAATTCATATGTAATCAATATGCCAAAAGAAAATGGCGTTTTAGCATCTCAACAATGGGTAGATGGAAAATATTATAAAAGGAATGACAGCCCATCGTTCAAAGAATACGTTAATGTTTTTCATAATACCACAGGGTCTTATACTCAATTAGGATATGGTAATGCAGGTGCTACATGGTCAGTTAACACAGGCGGCAATTGGTATATATTAAAACATCCCCTAGCTAATGGTACAGTTGCTTCTCAAGAATGGACTAATAAAATAGTTAACCATAACGGCCAACAAGTTGAGTTGATCTCTCCTAATGGAACTATGAAAGCAACACTTCAAAATAATGGCACATTTAGTACATGGAATGGTAATGGTAATCCAATATCAGTTGATGTTGTTGGTAATACTAGTGTAACAGGGACTATTCAAGCAGTATCTTCAGTTACAGCAAGAACCGCCAATAGTAATACTATTTTTGGACTTTTTGTTAGAGATAAAGAAGCATTTTTGTCTCTAAACATAGATAATAAGTGGGTTGGCGAACTCCATCATCCTAAGACATCCGGGACAATTGCCACTCAACAATGGTCAAATGGCCAACATTACGCTAAATCTGAAACCTATAATAAATCAGAAATTGATGGCAAAGTTAACGGGCGTTTAACCCAAGCTCAAGGTGATGCCAGATATGCACTATCCAATTTGTACCAAAGTGAAGGAGGTGAAAGCCGAGTATGGAATGGCTCAAAAACATATTATCTATTTACTAATAATAATGCAAATTCTGGATTATATAAACATGGTACTGGATATATATGGGGTTTTAATGCTAGTGGACAAATGACTGCTGGGCTTATACCTATTGGTTGCGGCGGTACAGGCGCAAAAGACGCTGGTACCGCTAGAGCAAATTTATCTATATATTCAAAAGCCGAGACTGACGGAAGGTATCCTTTAAAAAATGATGTTTACGCTAAATCATCAACATATTCTAGAGCAGAAGTTGATTCTCGTGTAAATGGTAGATTAACACAAGCCACGGCGGATGGCAGATATGCATACAAAGGTGGTGCTAATGCTCAAAACTTTGGTGCTAATATAGTTGATGCTGCCGACGTTAATATTCGTTCAGATTTAACTGTAAAATCAAATTTAGTCAAAATAAATAATGCTATACAAACTGTTAAATCATTAACAGGGTATACATATGATTTAAAACTAAACGATAATACATATAAACAATCTGCAGGTATAATAGCACAAGATGTACAAAAAGTTCTACCAGCATTAGTTACAGAAGACTCATTAGGATTATTATCTGTTAATTATAATGGTTTAACTGCAGTTCTTGTTAATGCTATAAACGAATTATCTGAAAGATTAGAAAGATTAGAACGAGGTGTATAATGGCAGTAACAGGACCACGAGTCGGTAGTTCTGCTAAAGCAGAAACCGGCCTAGCTAGTATGAAGGCCGCCGGCGCTAAATTAGGTTTAAGTGTCCCTTTTAAAATGTCACAAATGATTGGTAAAAGTGTAGCAGTTAAATGTATTATGGGTTCAGCACAGAAGCCAGTGCTTAATCAACAAATCTATTTTGTCTATGCATCAAAAGGGGTACTACAAAGTCCGAGAATACCAAGTACATTGAACATTGGTGATATACCTGAATCTAACCCGCCATTGAACACTACTTATAAAATTGAAGATGTGGAAGTTATCTCTATATACCGTTCTGATGATGTGGCTAAAACTAAAAATGAATATGGTTTTGGTATTCAAACAAAAGATTATAAACAACCGTGTAATGAGATAGAAGTTGAAATTAAAGGATATAAAGCTAAATTGAAATTAGTGTGGCGTGTTGGGGGTTATGCAAAGCCAACATTTTATGTAAGCACTCGTGATGTTGGTAATAACAACTGGCAAGACGTTAGAGATGTTTATGATTTCTTACAAGCTGGCAAAGAATACGAATTTATTATTAAAAAGGTGAGTTAACAATATTTTGCGCATAATTTAATTAGTTTAAGAGAACAACTATGGATAAAGGCTTTTTTCTAAGCCTGCTTGATACACTGTTTAAAGACGCCGATGGAAAATTAATCCTTTGGCGTCTTCTTTCTATAGGAGTACTTGGGATTGGATGTTTTTTATATGTCGCTAGAAATGAATTTTTGGAATTATATAAAAACACTAGATATGAGGCTTATCAACAAGTTCAAAAACAAGAAAGAGAACTTAAATTTGAAAAAGCTGTTGTAGACCAATTGCAAATAGTCCATGTATCATCTGAAGCAGAGTTCAGTGGAATAACTGAATTTAGACCTGTAGGATTAAATTATTTTTTTGATTTGATTGCTTATGAAGGGAAACTTCCTGAGGAGTTAAACTCAAAAAATTTAGGAGGCTGGCCTGTAGATAAAACTGCAGAAGAATATATCAATCATATGAATGGACATTATTATACCACCACAGAACATTTTAGATTACCTACAAGAACTAAAATAGAAAACAAGTGGTTATTTTCATGTCCATATTATAATTTGAATAATAATTATGCTGGGAGTATATTTATGATGTGGCCTGAAAAACCTGAGATAAATGAAGATAGACTTAATATTATATGTTCTCAGGCTTCCAGGACCATAGGTAGGACTAAATAAAATTACGAATATAATCTATCATATTGTTGTTTATGTTGTGACTGAAAGGATTCTACACAACATTTACAATATGGAAATAACTTGTCTTCAGAATTATTCGATTCTGAAAATGAACTAATCATTAATTGTTTACCACATCCTTTACAAACTTTTGTTGATTTAACAAAAGGGTCTGGGCATGGCTCTACTAATAATTTTGATAAAACCGATTTACCTAATGTAACCACTACTAAATCCGATTGTAAATAATTGTTTTTACAATCACCCCAATCAACATAAATAGTACGTCGCCCTCTATCTTTAACTACACCAATTTTATTAATAGGGTTTTGTTTATCGCCTATATAGTATTTTGATGACGGACTAATATAAACTAAATCGCCAGTTTTAATGTGCATAATTAATCCTTATGATGTTTGCTTGTAGCGGTTTTAATAATTGTGTTGTTATTAACAAAATCTTCAGCTTCTTGTTCAGAAACAATTTTGATAACTAATGTGTCTTCGCCATTTTCTAAACGTTCTTCTAAAGGGCATATCGAATCCACATAATCTTTAATAGATTTGATATAATTATTGTCTGTTACTACTCGCTGAGTCCCAGAAGCAAACATATCCACTTTACCATTTCTTTTATAAGATGTAATAGAATACATTATAAGTGTCCTTCTTCTTGATTTAAGTTAATTTTATATTCAAATACGTGAGCGTAATAACCGTTATGAATATTAACAAGTTCTAAATAATACCCACCTGTGATTTCAAAACAGATACTATTAAAATAATTAGAATTGTCATCACCAATAGAAAAGTCTGTTAGCCCAATAAAGCAAACATCTTCCGGAAGATCTTCAAATTCAACTGAGGTAAAGCCATCACCAGATTTTTGATAAAATTTATAATACGCTGATTCACAGCAGTGTTGAGAAGTCACATCGTATCCAACAAAATTATCATTTTGGTCAATAAAATTTGTTGTAGTAGACCACTCTTTTACACATTTCTTTTTAATCATTTTTTAAGTTCCAGTTCTTCTTTAGAAAACCAACGAATCATACCGTATTTGTCAACACATGCATGAGATAAACTTTCACTATCATCAATCTCATGAATAGTGAGTTCTTCACCAATAGGAACATCAGATTCACAACCTACTAGATTCTTAGTAAATACAACCTTATCACCAACAGAGAATCCTTCATATAGATTCCAGTCTTCTAGTTTAAATTTACCTTTTAGTCCAGGACTTAATTCAATTTCTAAAGGATAATCACCACCTGAAACACCTACAATGGTTCCTTTAATATTACCATTTATGACAGTAGCACCAATACCATTACCAACTTTAAACATATTAACCTCTATTTAAATGCATTTCAATAATAGAATAAGTCGATTTATGGCCCATATTAAATTCTTCAATTAATTGTTTTTTCTCGTCTTCAGTTAATGACTTAATTAAAGACTTTAAGTTACTTCTATTAAATAACTTTCCGTTATTACGAATACCTAACTCATTAATGAACGCTATGAAAAGATTTTCATCTTCAATTATATCTTCACTTTCGAATTTGATAAGAATTGAGATAACAGCAAAAATTTCAGATAAAGTTTCCAATTTGTTCATTTTGTACCTTGCTATGTGTATTAAAAATAGGTAAATATGTTACTAATTCAGCAGATGGCATTACAATATCCCATTCGGATAAAATATCCATCATTCCTGATAAATATGGTTTCCCATCACAATATAAATGACACCCATCTGGGCTGTATACTTCATTTCCTGTTATTCTTGACTTAACTCGGAATCCTTTCCGAGCTTTATCCATTGCACTAAAGAAATTCATTTAACCTCACTTAGAAGCTTCTATGATATTAGTCATATTTTCTTCTGTTAATTTAATGTCTACATAATAATTATTGCCTTTAAATTTAATTTCAGCGCCAATTGCTTTATATTTTTCTAATAACTGTTCTGATAATTTGTAACCAAATACACGGATTTCACCTTTATGTCTGATTTCGAATTGACGAATTCCATTAGTACGTTTTTCTAAACGTAATTCTAAATTACTTCTGTTTTCGAAAATTCCTTTGATAGCAAAAGGAGATAATTCTTTCATTTTATCAGCAATATCTATCATTTCTTGAGTGATACCACGTGGTTTACGTGTTGACTTAATTTTAGAAGGATTTTCTTCTGCATAGATATCAGCAGCTTTAAGAACAACCTCTGTACCTTGTTCAGTTGTAACTAAACCATCGCCAGATTTTTCAATAAATCCTTTCTTAATAAGAACACCAATATTTGAATTGATTGATGCAGCTGAAATTTCTGGAAGTGCTTCACGAATATCCTTAGCTTGTAAGAAATTAGTTTTAGCAACAACTAAAAGAATAGCACCAGTTTTTTCGTTTAATTCTGAGTTTGCTTTTAAAACATAAGATAATTTAGACATAATAGACTCCGATGATAAATTGTTCATTTCGTTTTGATGATAAGATAATACTATATCTAAAAAGCTTTGTAAACAGTTATTTTCAATAAAATGCAAAAAGGAGCACAAGGCTCCTTAAATATAAGATTAATAACTGATTTTTAATCTATCACAAATTTCTTTTAGATGATTAATTCTATGTTCAGGTAGATTTTTGTCTAAAATAACTAAACCATATTCATCAGGATGATAATCACCTAAGAATTTGATTTGATGGTTTATTATAGCAAACTGGTTGATATTAGCATCAAATCTATCAATAGTTTCTTTTAAACCACTTTTAGCAACTAAAATGTCATTATTGTCTCTTTGAAATAATGTAATCCATTTATCTACAAAAGACTTATCTTCATGTGCTTTTTCTGTATAACCTTTAGACATCATTAATTTACGAAACCTTTCCATATTTAATGGACGCACCCAATAATCAATATCTCTTGGTGGTGTTTTGTAATAATAATCTCTAGCGGTCCCGCCAATGATATGATAATTAATATTATTATCACTTAATATTTTAGAAATCATTCTTTAATAGCCCATCCTTCTTTATACATTGTTCTTACATAAAATAGTTCAGTAAAATCAAATCCATCTTCTGACATGATAAATGGCCCTTCCATGTAAAAATATTCTTCATCAGAAAAGTACTTATGGGTTATTTTATACCCTTTGTGCATAAGAAGTAAAGCTTCACCACGAGATAAATTATACATATTGACCTTCTGTTAAAGAATTCAAGTATACATCCCAGAATGAATCAAATATTGATTTGATAGATGAATCTGGACCAATCACACATGACGCAGAACAAAAATCTTCAAAATCAATAGTCGGCATGGTTTTACCAGCAGCTGTTATATAAATTGATGCCAAAGGCCATTCTGGATTTTTAGCTGTTAATAAAGAAACCATCGCAATAAACTGTTCAAATAATCTAATTTTCTTGTTCATTTCTATTCCTTCTATAAAGTGTGTACTTATAATATCATAATATCATGATAACATTTGTATGTAAACAAAAAAAGGAGCACAAGGCTCCTTAAATTACGCTAAAATATTATCAATATCTTTTTTGTACTCAACATCAGGTGTTGTAGACTTCCAATACTGATATTCTTTTTTATGTTCTTTTGCAGAATCTTCTAGTTTTTTAATTTCGTCTTTTGTCATGTGATATAAATTCATAGAAATCAATTTATCAGCAAAAGGCTTAAGGTCTTGGAATTGTTCAATTGATTCTAATGCAGCTTTTTTACTTTTACCAGATAGTTCAATAGTGCCATCAAGGACTTTTTTAATAAAAACAACTTTGGCTTTTGCGTATTCGTACCCATATTCTGATTCAGAAATTTTTAGGTCAATTCGTTTTTGATAAAACGGCTTTCTTACTTCAACAAAATATTTAATTAGCTCAGATGCTGTTTTAAAATCATCTCTAATTCGACCTTGGTCATCAATAACTGTAAAAAACTGACCTATTTTTTGAGATAATCCGAACTCTTTAATAATTTGATCATGGCGATCTTGTGGATCGGATTTAAGATCGAAATCTTTTTTCAATGTAATTTTAAACCCAAATTTAACTTGGCCTGTTTTTTCGTCTTTACCAGAAAGGTCATCATATTCTGCTATTTTACCTTGATTAACCAAATTATCTAAAACTTTTACCGTATAGTCTTCTCGTTCCCATTTATATGGAATTTCTGTAATTGTTAGTTGTGTTTTACCTTTAAGTTCATATGTTCCTTGTAGTTCAACACCGGCTTCAGTAGGAATAATTTTACCATTAAACTGTGGGTATTGAACTTCAGGTTCTTTATCTAACTTACCTTCAATTGCTAATTTAGTGCATTCAACAACAGATTTTAAAGAATGTGGAAGAATATTTGTTGCATAACCAGTTGCAATACCTTTTACGCCATTTAAAAGAACAGTAGGAATAATAGGCAAATAAAATTTAGGAGGAACATGTTCAATATCTTTGTGCTCTGGAGAAATCTCAATATCTTTATATAAATCAAAGAAATTCTGAGAGATTCTACAGAAAACATAACGAGCTGCACCACCTTTTTGGATTAATCTTGAACCAAAAGCACCTTGCCCATCTAAAAAAGGAACATTATTATTCCAATCATTTGCCATTAATTTACCAGCTTCGGCAGCAGAGCCTTCACCATGATGATAACCAATTTCAGCTACACCACCAGACAAACCAGCTAATTTATGGAATTTCTTTCTATCACCTTTAGCTTTTTCTAGAGCACGATAAATTATAAACCGTTGTACTGGTTTAAATCCATCAACTAGATTAGGAATAGCACGTTCTTCAACTGTATAAAGTGCATACTCTTTAGCTTCTATGTCAATAATACTTTTTAATGAACGGATATTTAATTCCATTATTACTCCTAATACAAAAAGGCCTTTCGGCCTTTAAAGTTAAATATTTTTTGATTAATTATATTTAAAAGAAAACCCTTCTTTAATTCGAGTTTTAACTTCATACATATTATTATAAATATCGGTTTCTGTTTTAGCTAATTTACCAAACAAAGTTCCTTGTTTACCAATCTTATTTGTTAAATATTTAGCGTCTTGCATAGATACATAATAAATTTCAATAGTCGATGCATCTAAATGACGTTTTAACTTAGCAGATGGACGATATTTAGGATTAGTAATTTTATTAATTACACTGTATAATCCACATGAAGTTTTATATTTGTCACTGACTCGAATACGGCCTAAAGAATACATATTAAGCCCTTCACCAGAGAATTTATCTACAAAGAAATAAAAACCCGGCTTATACATCCCAGAATCATCTTCACCGTTAATAATAATATCGATATTATAATGACCACGTTGTTTTTCTAAAGTTGCAACTAAAGAAGAAAATCCAGAAATAACCTTTTTATTAAAAATCATAATAACCTCTTTCACATTAATTGATATGACATATTATACTTAAAAATTTTTGGATGTAAACACTTTAAAACAAAAATTTTTATCATGATTAATTCTTCCGGTCAAATAATATCCGTCGAATTTAGATTTCTGAATACTACCATTCTTTGTGGATAAAGCATACTGATCTGATAAAATATAAGGAATAAGTCTGAATGTGTTCTGAGAGACTTTTTCTGTTTTGAATATAATTATAACATCGGCTACGCCGAATTTCAAGAACGGTCCTAGGTTTATCCCTGTCACACCAGGACAATCTCCGTCTATGCCAGAATTAACAACGACCCATTTAGAGCCAGATTGATGTGTTTTAACTTCAATTCTTAAACCAGAATAGTCTGGATGTGCTATAACATCATAAGCATACGTATACGGATCATTTATATCTTCTTGACCATGATTAATAAATCCATTAACATGTTCTCTTACATATTCTTCTGCTAGTATAGCAACCATACATTTTTCAAAGCATTGATGGATTGTTTGATCTGGGTTTGATTCTAAT